TATATAGTATTTTAACAACTATTTCTTATTATAAATTACGTGGAGAAATTCCAATATTACCTAATCTAACAATAGGGATAGATCCTGAATTCGAAATATTTGATGGAAAGACATTTATTCGTGCTGATACTATTATACAAGACGATCCACATAACAATCCTAAAGAAATAGGGCATGATGGGCATCCACAAATCGGTGAATTAAGACCACACTTTGCACGTAATCCAATAGCACTTTCACGTAATATAAAACGTTCAGTTAAGAAACTGCTACGGTATATGGCTACAGTAAATAATAATTATAGAATTTATATTGGTGGAGGTATATCAGACCATTTGGGTGGACATATTCATTTTAATATGAATCTACCTAATGATCCTACAAAATTGCGGCATATTTTACATGATTTAGTTGGAATCCATATGCGACGAAGTATGAGTGATAAAAGTGTACGAAAAAATGGACGAGAGGCACAGAAATATATGGATAAAAATGGAGAAGAAGTATTTAGACATACAGAGAGTCATAAACCAGGATTTGAATGGAGGATGCCTCCCTCATTTATACTTAATGATGACATATGTAAAGCTGTATTATGTACAGTATGGTGTGTGATTAAAGAATACTATGGTAAAGGATTTACAAAAACAACTTATGATCAACCAGATGAAGTAATAGATAAACTAAAATCTCTACAATTATATTCTTATTATAGTAGATGGATTGATAAATTCATTGAACTATTTATTCTGAACAAAACAAGTATGGAAGAAAAGGATTTAAAAAAGCATTGGAATATTGCTATACCTGAATATAATATAACTATCAAATCAAATATTAATTGGATTAAACAATATTTTGTACCAGTACGAATGCCGTTAGTAAAGAATATACAGATTCGTATTGATACAGTAGGTGGTGAGAATAGACTCACAGTTTATACTCATTTTAATCTTCCACAAGAAATTCATACTATAATAAATGATTTTGCTATTAAATATATGGTACGTGCTACTATAGAAAAATATACAGATATGATCGAAGATTTAATATTATATATGCCATGGGTCGATCCTCAAGATACAAAAGTAGCATTTTCACAATTGAAAGAAATTATAAAACTTATCATTAATGAGATTAATAAACAAAACATTGAAGCATCTAAACAAGTAGAATTTTAATGTCAAACTAATCGTAGTTTTATATTTATATACAGCTCTTCGACGCCTAAGTCGTTGAGACGGAAGGAGAACGACTATTTGCGGAATTCTTGGATTCATCACAGATAAGCCTTCAGCAGATAATGCGAAATTTTTTAGACGATTATTACTGTTGTCAGAAAGCAGAGGAGCGGAAGCAACCGGTATCTGTTATAATAAGCAGAATAAAATTGTTATCGCTAAAGATCCTATATCTGCGTCTGTCTTTCTAAAAGAGATGATGCCAAAACATACTCCCGCTATAGAAAAGACACATGTGGCATTAGGACATACACGTTATCCAACTATTGGAAGTCCTAAAGATAATAATAATAACCACCCTATAGAATCACAAAATTGGATTCTTATACATAATGGATCAGTAACATCAATGCCTCGTATTAAGGATTATCCCTATAAAGGCCAAGTAGATACAGAAGTTCTATCAAGCTATATTGAAACTTATGGCTTAGAAAAAGGTTTACCTTATGTAGAAAGAGGATCAGCGGCTGTAGCTGTTATGAATAAAAAAGATCCTTCTTCTATTTATTTGTGGAGAGAAGCAAGTCCTATTGTTCTAGCATACAATGAAACTTCTTCTACACTATTTTTTGCATCACAACGGGATTTTTTGGAACGAAGTTTAGTAAATCTTATTGGATTCTTTTCATCTTTTATAATAAGAGAATTGCCAGCTAATCAACTTATACATATTACAACCAATCCAGTAAGTATAAAACATATAGGATATATTGAAGTCATGAAGTGGAATCATAATGTACATAACACTTGTATCGCAAAAGATACAACGAAAATAAATTATAAAAATAATAAAGATCTAGTATTTAATGTAGTAACAAAACGGTGGGAATTACCTGACACAAAGACTAATGTAGTTAATATAGATTCTATTAAAGTAGATCCACCTTTGTTACCAGTACATACGGAAATACAAACAAATATATTATTGAAAAAATTAGGCTTTTCAGAGATAGAAATTAATCGTATGACATTTGCTACAAAAACTACAATTTTATACAATAATTATACACCAGAAGAGATTTATATAGACTCAGATGGAAATATAAAGAAATATTTAAATGTATCTAATACAGCTGCTACTGCTATAAGTGAAGACTTATCAAATAAATATTATATTGGTGTATCTCATGATTATAAATCATGGATTAAATTAGAAGCTCCTAATAAAGGACATATATCAATTGATAGTAATCTGATAAAAAAGTGGGATACTACTAAAAAATCACATTTTATTATGACTGTGGATGATGCAGTAAAAGAGAATTTAATTGATGAAAAAGAACTATGGAGAGAAGAATGTAATATATTAGAACAAGCATTAGAAAATATGCCAGGCTTGGAGGAATAATGCCATTAGAAATATTAGAGAATAAAGTACTAGTAAAACCTACAATCGTATTTGGCATGTATTCTAATAGAAGATATTATATAATGCCTAATACATGGGATGTATGTCATGCATGCCTCTCACAACAGTGTGCTAATTTGACAGTTTATGTTAAAGATCCAAAATATCCCAATTCGGTGTACTGTACTAAAATCTGTGTAAGAAAAAATTATATAAGGGAGAATGATGATGCAAGCCACATTATGGACGAAGGCTAATATGAAAGTATTGTTAGATAAAGATATGAACATAATTGGATATCAAATAGATGAATCATCTTTAAAAATATTAAAAATTTTGGTGCCTGAATATCCATATCCAAATGGTACTAAGAAGACATTAATACTTCCAGATATATATATTAAACTTGTCTATGAAAAAGAGAAAATTGAGAATGAGTTCGCCAATTTAGTATCATTTGAACTAAATGATTCGTTGTCCATTTTCTATGATAAGATAACATTTAATATTAAAGAAGCAGTATCTATACAAACAGATGAAAATATGATAGATGATGATGGAAGTACATGTTCAGGATTTTCTCCAACAAGTGAAATATATGAACATACATATCTATGTGTTAATTGTGAAAATAAACGATATTGTATACCACAATGTTGAGGTGATACAATGAAGAGAATTAAAATAGGTGCCGACCCCGAATTTTGTATCTTAACTCCTACAAATAAATTACTAAATGCACGTCATATTTGTCTTGATGGTAATAAAAGAAAAAAGTTTGGACGAGAAAATGTAGCATTTGAATTGCGTCCTGATCCATCATATAATATATTTGTTATAATTGCTAATATTCGTCACCTATTAGTCAATACTATTAATAAATATCCTATATTAAAGAAATGTAAATTTATAGCTGGTCATTGTGTTGTAGATCAGCCTATTGGTGGACATATTCATTTTGAGATGGATGGAGATGGTGAATTAAATGATAAATTATTTAAATATTTCATTGATAAAGTATTATACAGGGGTCTGGCTGAAATTATTGATGATAAACCTGGATTACGAATGCGTAGAAAATATGAATATGGTAAGAGACGAGATTTTAGAAATGATAATGGTGTATCTATTGAATATAGATCTTCTATATCCTGGTTATATTCTCCCTCAGTAGCATTTATATATTTAACTTTGGCAAAGATTTGTGGTTTACTTTATCTTAATAGATATAAATTTAATATTAATATTGACACTATAAATAATACAAAACGGTCTGGACGCATACTTTTACGTCGGATCATTACATTAGTAGAATGTCAATATGAATTAATGGAAGAAAAAGATATATATAAATGTGTAGCATTAATAAAACGTTTACCTACGGTTGTTAATATTAATTGGAGTAAAGATTTTAAATCTAATTGGCAGATTTAAACTTTATGAGGTATATTATGATATGTTGTATGTGTGGTGAATATTATGATTCTGGAATAGAAGATATTATACATATGTGCAAAAAATGTAAATTTACAATTGATTCAGATGTTACTACTGTAGCAAATAAAGAAGAGATCAAAGCTATACAGGATCTTATTCACATTGAAGATTTAATTGTATGAATGGATGAGAACTATGGCACATATAAATTATAGACGCAAATCTAAAATAAGAAAACCAATTCTACAAAAGCCCAATAAGGTAATACCACCTGATTCTCTTTATGATAGAAATAAGGAAAAGAAATATTGGACAAGAGATTGGTTTATGAAGGAAGAAGATTTAATATAGGAGGAATTAATGTCTATTAGATTAATAGCAGTCATAAATATGAAATGTGATAATTGTACATATCAAGATAGAAAAATAGATCTAAGTGCGTCACCATTTCATTCATCTTATAATTTGATAGGATTCTGTCATAAGTATAGTGCTTGGGTGACATTACTAAAAGATAAAGAATTTCACATATTAATTTGTGAGGAATAAATGTCATTAGAAATGTTAGAAAATAAACAACCTTTATATTATATAAAGCGCACACCATCCGGTACTACGTATCTATCATGTTGTTTTATATGTAATACTGAACTTCAGTATCAGCCTACTTATAGACACCTATGTAATCCATGTAGTACTAGTATGAGTTTTAATCATAGAATAAAACTATGGAAAGCAGCTCAAGATAAATATCCTGAATTAATATAAATAATAAAGGAGGATTACATGTCTTTTAAATTTGTAGTAGAACGTATGCAGAATAATATTACTGTGCATATTCAAGCACAGACTATTGTAGAAGCTCAGAGTATTTTAGCATTTATCCCTAAAGTCGAGAGAGGAGGAGTTTACCCCTTATATACAGTAGAGGATTTACTTCCACAAGTAATCTCTGATGAAGATGAAAAAGGAGACATCTGATGAAGTTAGAAAAGAAGACAGCAAATGGAATTGCTGAAAAATGTGCAATAGAATTAATATCTTCTTTAGGAGCAGATAATATTTCACAGATTCCATATGATGTAGTATTATCCGAAATGGCTGAAATGATGGAAGATATTGAAGATAAGATGGATATTATCGTTAATAGGCAAATGGAAAAAACTATGACAGCTATTAAAAATATTGATGATTTGTGGGAGGAATAAATATCATTAGAAATATTAGAGAATAAAATACCACTTTGGCTTTGTAGATGTAATAGATTTGACTATGTAAAAGCATATACTGGTAACGCTTAAAGAAGGAATGAAAGGGCATATGTAACTATTGATTATATACGATTTTTTGATATTAATAAATTTCAGCCAAAAGAATTAGTACAATTTCAATTTACTCAACATGAATATAACAACAGAGTGTTAGCTGAATATATATGTCCGACATGTAATAGACTATATGCAAGAATAGTAGAAAATCCTAATTATAAGAAAGAGGACTAAATAATTGTCACAAATAAGTGCTCTTCCCTATTTATATAGATAGAAAGGCATTTATTTGATTAGAACTAAGTTAAGACAATATCAACTAAATAATCTTAAATTTCATTTAACCAAGAATAAATCATTAGATTTTTCAGAAATGGGTTTAGGAAAGACTTTAATCTCATTAAGCAAAATAGATATTCTACAACGAAAACAATTAATTACAGCCACACTTATTATCTGTTCTAAATCTGTTATACAAGTATGGAAATCAGAAATAGAAAAACATTCTGATTTTACATATATTATATTAGAAGGATCATTAGAAAATAAAATACGATTATTAACAATAAATTCAAATATTTATCTCATTTCATATGATGCTATTGCAGGCCGAAAACGTACATTAGGAGTACTATTACATTTTTTATTATTAAAAAAATTTGATATGGTAGTATTGGATGAAATAACTTATGTACAGCATTATAATACATTACGAACAAAAGCTATTACATCATTATGTGACCATATAAAATATAGTATATCCCTGAGCGGAACACCCATCACAAATGCACCAGAGGCTGTTCTAACCCTCTTTAGAGTAGCAGATAGTGGTCAGACCTTCGGTAGAAATTATTTTGCAGCCAGAGGGCATTTCTTTAACAATCATGGGTATGGATTCCCTGACTGGCGATTAAAAGAGGATAGAATAGAAGAATTCCAGCAAAGATTATTTTTTAATGCCGTAAGACTTCTAAAATCAGAATGCCTAGATCTACCAAAAAAGATATATACTGAACGATATTCAGAGCTTACGGGAATTCAAAAAGAAATATATGTTAAAGTTGCTGATGAATTATTACGGGAATTGATCTTACCATCTGGCAAAGTTAAAATACAGAATAGTCTCGTTAAGTTAGCCAAGTTATCGCAAATAACATCTGGTTTTATATATACTGACAGAGAGGTACAACTTTTTCCAGAAAATCCTAAATTAGAATTATTAAAGGAAGTTCTGACAGAAATTCAAAGTAATGAAAAGATAATTATCTTTGTCAAGTGGCGACAAGATATTATCAATATTTCTAATATGTTAGATAATATAGGAGTAAAATATGTTATATTACAAGGTGCTACAACTGATAGGGCTTCTGTTATTGATAGGTTTAATAGCGAAAGTGGGATTCAAATTCTCTTATCCCAAATCACAGTGGGAGCCTTTGGACTTAATCTTACTGTCAGTAGCCATATTTTGTTTTATAGTCTTGGCTTCTCTCTAATAGAGTATTTACAATCACAAGATCGAATACACCGTTTAGGACAGACACAACCTTGTATTTATATTAATTTATTATGTAACAAGACCATTGATGAATATGTTTATAATACATTACAACAGAAGGTAGATGTGGCTAAATCATTATTAGATAAATCCTACATAGAAAAATTAAAGGAGAGTTTAAATGGGATTAGAAATATTAACAAATAGTCTAATAGGAATTTGTGTAGGTCAGATATATAAGACATTCGGATCTCCATTTATGCCTAATTCAAGAATAAAAATTACCAACGTAGAATTATGTAAGGAGTGTCCAGTTAAAACAGATAACCTGACAAGATGTGATCATAATCTTAAACCAGAAAATATGCAAAAACTTGGCATAGTGCCATGCAAGGTAAGTTATGAATATCTAGATGATGGTGAGAAATTTACTAGATGCATAGAATCATTTTATAGAGAGCCAGCAACAGCACAATTAATAGGAGAAGATAATGATAAGGAGACAGTTAGATAGAGATGAAATTAATCCTAATATATATATGTAGAATCTGTAGAGGGAATTTTTGATGTGATCTTCCTTGGCGATTGTATAGGTATAGGATTATCACATAGATCTCAAGATGATGAACATATACTATTTAGTATTTTATATGAGGATGACGGACATTGGTTTCCATCACTCAATCCAGCTAGTTCGTTTTGGATTAATGATCTTAAGGAAGTAATAGATGATGTAATAATATATCTAAATAATTGGGCTAACAGTGGTGATTATGGCTGGACGTTTAAATATTGTGAAGAATGTAATCAACTTGGAGATAAATGTATTTGTGGTGAAATTGATAGTCTCACCTAAATTAGGAGAATAAAATGGAAGTAGTTGAGTTATTTAAAAAATTGGAAATAGGTCATAATTTAATAAAACAGGGACAGAATGATACTGCTTTTGTTATATTTGCTGAAATTTTAGCAGAACCAAACTGCCCAAAAAATCTTAAGATTACAGTGGAACGTGCTGTAGATCAATTACAACAGAAAGAAATTGTAGAATCTAATAAAACTGTGCAACAAGAACTTCAACAGGGAGGGGGAAAATCTTCTTTATTAAAAGGCAATATCCTACAAGTGGATGTATTTACATTAGATTCTATTCCACAACTTGAAGATAAAATGCCTATATCAGATATAGATTATAATAGACTTAAAGAAGGTATTAAGAAACGTGGAATTCAAGTACCATTAGTAGCTTTGCCCACTTTCAAATTAGTCTGTGGTTACAATAGATTAAAGATCGCAAAAGAGTTAGGATTAAAGACAGTGCCTGTAGAATTTAAAGATATACCATATCAACAGTTATTTGAATATGCAATGAAAGATAATATAGAACGACGCCATCTTACACAAGAGCAAGTGATTGCATATATTGAAGAGGTTACTACGCAAGGAACAGGCCGACCAAAGAAAGGAAGCAGAACTAAAACTAATGAAGAGATTGCAGAAACATTAGGAGTATCTGAACGTACTGTTCAACGTGCTAAAATAAAAGCAAAGAAATATAATAAAATGTTAGCAGAGTCACCTGATCTTAAAGGTAAAAGTATTAAGGATGTATTAGAAGGCGAAAAACCAATTGATAGGTTTGTTACTAAATTTGATTGTACTATGGGAGTAGATGACATAGAAGAAGAAATGAGTAATTCTACAGCTAAAATAATTGATACAATATTTAAATTGAATCCTAATAATGGAGATAAGATTAAAATAGTAACACAGATTTATCTTAAAAGGAGAAAATAATGGATAGATTTTTACAAATAAAAATAAAAGATAATTGTATAAAATGTCCATATTGTAATTATGAAGACAGTGATTATATCTGTACCTTAGCAGAACGACGTTTTATTTTATATTTAGGAGAACATACATGGGAATACGAAAAAAGAATTCCAGAATGGTGTCCTCTTCCTATATTTCAAGGAGAAAATGAATGAAATATTTCATATCATTTATTGAAGAAGGAATAATGAATCCAAAATATTATGACTATATTGGAGGAAGAATAGAAGTATGTTTACAAGAAAGTAATTTTAATATAGAAGAAATTAGATTTTTTACTAAAGATAAAAATGGATTTAATCATCTACGAGAATTATGGGATTGGACATCTATAGAGGAAGATGAATTAGAAGACTTACGAGAAATTATTATAGATAACTATCAGGAGGAATAAATGTTAATGAAATGTAAAACACATCCAAACTACCAGGGTATATGTAAACCAAGAGTGGATTGCTTAGAATGTTGGAAAATATATGCTGAATATATCGGTAAAGAACTAGACTATATGACAATTCTTTTTGAGCATTATAAATCACGCAGTAAGGAGAAATAACATGAGAAAAATATTTATTCATCCAATAGGAAATTGTACATATAAAGCAACATTAATGAAACTAGTAGAAGATCAATATGGTTCTACATGGGAATATATTGATCACTGGATTTTTGAAGAATTAGAATTGGAATTACAGGTGAAATAATGACTAAAGAGGAATTAAAACTTTTAAAAATTGAACGCAAAGAAAATCATATGTGTATACACTGTGGTAAATATTTAGATTCACAAGCAACTCGTGAAACCTGTAATCAATGTAACCGAATAGGACATTTAGCGAATGGAGATGGAGGTTGGCGCTGGAAATTAAATCGTCAAGTATTGACAGCATATAATAATGTTTGCGCTTGTTGTGGTGAGCGTAACCAATTCTTTTTAACTTTGGATCATAAAGAAGGCGGAGGAAATATACATAGAAAAGAAGTACGTAAGATGGGCAGCAATGATTGGTATAAGTGGGTTATAGAAAATAACTTTCCTGAAGAATTTCAACTATTATGTTATAATTGCAATTTAGGTAGAGAAAGAAATGGTGGCATTTGTCCACATCATGATGAAAGATTAAAGGAGGATACATGCCTTTAGAAATTTTGGAAAATAAAAAGCAAACTATTACTTATGATTATATACGTAAAAATTATAGAGATATAATAAAAACACTTCAGCCACATACTGAAGTTTTGATAGACATGTTTATATATAACGGACATTTTCCATTTTATCAACATATTATAGAAACTTGTAATACAATTTATGCCAAAATTATTGAAGTAAATATAGAGACTGGTATTTTATTAGAGTTTCCAGATAATACTATAAAAGGACATTCAGGTAATCTCCAGGATGGGTCTTCTAATAAATGGTACGCCTGATCTAAAATGGTGGATTTGAGGAATTATGATTGAATTAGATTATTTTTTATCTCTATATCTTAATATGAAAAGAAATATCTTACAAAATAAATTTCTACAATTGCCAAAAAGTAAACGTATATTTAATGAGCGTGTACATAAACTTATAAATTTATTGAACACACTTCATGCAGATCCTATAGATTTCTTAAATTTTATGACGAAATATTATTCACCAATGAGAATAGTACCTACACCTGGACATATGTTAAATGAAAAAGCTGTTAATAAATTTAGATATTATCAAAATTTAAAGAATAGATATATTTATGATGATTTTACAATAGATTCTGATAATGTATTGTTACATTATACATTAGAAAATATCTCTTATCGAAAAGATTTCATATGCTCTGTTGATCAAGATATTCGTTTAAAATATATTATGTTTCTTTTAAATAAAAAAGAATATACATTTAAAGAAGAGGATAAGAAGAATATTGTATATGTTTATTGTAAATTAAAATTTCAAGGAAAACCGATACCAGAAAGAATAAAAGAATTATATGAAAACATGTAGCAAATGTGTTCATAAACTTAAGGAGGAAACTATCTTATGTTAATTCTTCAGTGTGATTTTTGTAATCAAATTATTACTAATTGTACTATAATAAAGTATATACGTTCAATATTTCAATTTTTACATTTTATTCCTTGTTTTATTATCACACGTGGAAATCCAAGAACGAATAGATTATATGCAACATATCATTTATGTGATGCTTGCTTTGGTAGAATAGAAGAACTTATGTTCAGAAATCCTAATACAATTGAGGAATTACGTCAGCAGTTAAATCAAATGCGGTTACAGACAGAAAGGCATAATATTCCTCAGCAAACCGGATTCCATCCCCCTCCACCACAATATCCAGAAGCAGAAGCAATTCCTGCTTGGGGGGTTGGCAATCCTCTTCGTTATCGTATTAATGCTGCATTAGATACAACAGAAGATGCGCCTGGAGTTAATAATGAGTAACGCTCTAGAATATGTATCATCAAAGCAACTACTATTCAAACTTGCGTATAGTAAAGATGGACATGAAATTATATTAAAATACTGTCCTTATTGTCATGATAATAATTTTCATGTATACCTTAACGAAAATACAGAAGTATTTTATTGCCATAAATGTCAAATAGGTGGAACATTATTAACTTTTAAAGAAAAACTTGGAGATTTAATGGCTCCTGTTTCATTTCAGGATTTGAATATTGATAAAGAAACTATACAATTAGCACCTGAACATTTATTACAAGTACAAGAAGCACATGATCGTCTATTACATGACAAAGAGACATTGTGGTATCTCTCCTCCCGGCGCTGGACACTGGAGGCTGTTCAGTATTTCAAGTTAGGATTATCAGAAGAAGAGGGAATTAAATGGCTTCATTATACAATTTTCTCTAATGGTAATCTTAAAAATGTTAAAATGAGGACTCTGCCTCCTGCTGAACGCAGATTTAAACGTCTGTTCGGTGGAGAGTCCTTACTATTTAATGTAGATATTTTATTAGAAAATCCTGAATATATTATCATTTGTGAAGGTGAAGCAGATGCAATATCTGTGTGGAGTAAGGGATTTCATAATGTCATTGGCGCAACAGTAGGTGCAGGTGTAATTAAACCTGAATGGATAGACCAATTAGATAAATGTAAACAAATTATATTTGTATATGATAATGATGATGCTGGCCAAAATGGGGCACAGAAATTTGCTTCACGATTAGGAATAGAAAGGTGTAAAAATATCTTATTACCTAGTGGCTATAAAGATATTAATGAATATTTTATAGCAGGTAAAACAGCACAAGATTTTCAAAAATTAATAGATAACGCTGAACCATTTGGTGTAGAAAACGTCTTATCATTAGGTAATATTATACGAAATACTATTCGTAAATTGAATTCTGAAGATAGAGAAGATAGATTAGAATTACCCTGGAAAAATGTTAATCGACTTATCAATGGTTTTGAACCAGGTGATCTTATTGTTGTAGCAGCTAAACCAAAAGTAGGAAAATGTCTTGGTAAAGATACATCTGTATTAATGTATGATGGAACAAGTAAATTAGTACAAGATATAAGGGAAAATGATTTATTAATGGGAGATGATTCAACACCACGAACTGTATTAGAAACTACACATGGATTGGATACATTATATAAAATATCATATAAAGGTGGATCATATGTTGTTAACAATAATCATATATTATCTTTAATGTGGAGCAAGAATGTTTATTCTCGATATAGAAAACATGGAGATATTATTGATATATCAATAGACCAATATTTAAAATTAAATAAAACACAACAGATAAATTGGAAAGGATATAGAGTTAAAGTAGATTTTCATAAAAATAATCAGTTACCAATACCTCCACGTATGCTTGGTATTTGGTTAGGAGATGGGACATCTACTGCACCAAATATAACAAATATAAATATAGAGATAATAAATTACTGTAGAGATTATGCAGAAAGTATAAATATACCATTCAAAAAAACTTCAGCAAAATATGGTTGGAGTATTTCTAATAATAGGCAAGGAAATCATCAACATCGCCCAAATATATTTTTACAACATTTACAGAAACTGCAATTAATTAATAATAAACATATACCATATATTTATAAAGTGACAGATAGAATAGGTAGACTTGAATTATTAGCAGGTTTGATTGATACTGATGGTAATATTTATAAGTATGGGTACGAAATAGTCAGTAAATTTGATACATTAGCAAATGATATAATATTTGTAGCACGATCTTTAGGATTTGTAGCCAATAAAAATATTCGATATATCAAACAGAAACCATATTATGTTATACATATTTCTGGCGAACATATTAATGATATTCCTGTATTAATAAAATATAAACAACGTACATATGAAATACGCACAAGAGATGCGTTAATCAATAGTATCCATATTACCAAACTGCCTATTGGAGAATATTTTGGGTTTGAATTAGATGGTAATGGTAGATTTTTATTAGGTGATTTTACTGTTACACACAATTCAAGTTTTGCATTTGATATGTTATATTATTTTTCTACACATGAAATACCATCTCTATTGTTCTCATTAGAAATGGCAACATGGAGAATATTACCTAGATTAGTTGCGTTACATAAACGTAAAGATTCTAGAGATTGTAATTCTGCTATAGTTTTAGCTGAAGCATATAAAGAATTGAACGATGTACCATTATATTTTGCCTATAAATATATGAAACCTAACTGGAATTTTGTTGCAGACACAGTTAGACATTCTGTACGTCACTATGGTATACGTTTTATGGTATTTGATAATCTACATTTTCTATGTAGATCGTTAACAAAACAAACAGAAGAGGTCTCAGTAATGAGTCAGAATTTTAAATTACTGGCTGAAGAATTGGCCTTACCTATTGTATTAATTGCCCGTCCAAGAAAAACAAATTCTAAAATTATTAGTGGTGAAGATCTAAAAAATTCTTCGGATATTGAAGGTGATCTTGATATACTTATTACTCTTAGTCGTGAACGTAAAAAAAGTATAAGTGGTGAAGAAATCGAAGGAGCATTTGAATCACAGACATTAATAGATATACCAGCATGTCGTTATGCTCCAGGAGGTTCTACATATTTATATGCTAACGATGCTGAATGTAGATTTGATGAATTATAAGGAGAAATATGCCATTAGAAATCTTGATTAATCAGTCTAAACTATATCAATGCCCTAGAAAAGATAGATGTGATCAAAATTTTTCAGGTATAGGAAAAGGAACATGCAGACATACAAAACCACATGAATTTATAATGTATGAATGTACATCTGATAATTGTAAAAATGCTTCTGGTGCGACATGTATAAGAATTTAAAGGAGAAGCAATGCCATTAGAAATTTTAGAAAACAAAGAGTCAGAATGTTTTACACTATGTGCAGAAGATTTTTATAAAGAGGGAATTTTAGCCGGAAGCAAAGATAGTCAGACGATAATGGTATATATAAAGGAGAAAAATACTATCTAATTGGTAGAGTAGAAAAGGGAGCAGCTCTTGCAGATGTTTTCTATACACTTAAGAAAATATAAAGGAGATATATGCTTAATATATTTTTACAAAAACGAATAGAACGAAAAGCGAAATGGGTAAATAGAAGATATCCAGGTTTATCTATGCAGGATTTAATACAGGAAGCAGGTGAATTAATAGCCAAATTAAAACGCAAACATGGAGTAGCAATTACAATTCCTTATTTACTGACTGCAATTAGTTATCATTTTAATAATCTAATGCGACTTAACAAAACCGAAAGAGGATTACAATTTTATGATATAGATAGTTTGGCTAATCAATCTGATCAAGGTTCTTTACAAGCATTTGAGAATGTTGATAATAATATTGATAGAGAAAGATTTATGAAATCTATTAAAGATAATAATCTATTAGAAGTTTTAAATAATCTATGTATTGGCGAATCTCCTGATGAGATAGCCGTAAAGAAAGGATGCTCTAAACGACAAATATATAGATATATTACCAATCTTAAACGACTTAGGAAGGAGTGGGAGAAATGAATACAAGTTTATATATCATAGCTATAATATTTTTCATCCTTGTAATTCTTGAGATCATTTTATTTAAACCATAGGAGTAGGAGAAATGAAAGCATGGAATGTTATACTTGTTACACGAGATGATGTAACTTATGAAGAGATGGTTATACAACTAAAAGAAGATGAATGGGGTGTACTTGACATTAAAGAATTGGAAAAGGAGGAATAAAATGATAGGAAATGGTTGTGTGGACATATACATACAGCTTTTAAAGTAGCCAAAAATAAGACTGTCCTAAATGTGGGAGTAGATCAATGGAACTTCTATCCTATTAGTATAGAACAGGTACGGAAGGAGTGGAAGAAATGAAACAGTTATTAATGATTGACCCATTTAAATATGACATTGAACAAATTATTCCTAATAATCATGGCTTGGCTATAAAAGTAATGGAAATAATTGAAAAATATAATATCTTATTAGATTATATAAATTTACCTGAAGCAGAACATATTGCAAATACAGAAATAATTGAAAATCCTAATAATAGTGAAAATATGTTAAATACAATAGAGGAGGTTTAATTTGACTGAATGCCAAGATTGTGATTTGTATCTAACTTGTATTCATCCTAATATTCCAGTAGAAGGCGATTCAGAAACTGCTGAAGTTCTCATTTGTGGCGAAGGCCCTGGTTCAGATGAAGATATAGCACAACGTCCATTCGTAGGAGATTGTGGGCGACTGTTACGTAAAGCCATAAAATTAAATAAGATTATTAATATCTGTATTGTTAATACAGTTAGATGTCGCCCACCTAATAATGCTGATCCTACAATCAAACAGATTAGGGCATGTTTTCCTAAGACATTGGAATTAATAAAGAATATGCCTAATTTGAAATTAATTGTTCCAGTCGGTAATGTAAGTTTAAGAGCTTTCACTGGCAAACAGGGCATCACAAAAGCTTCTGGTACAGAAATAGAATGGAATAATATGAAAATGATGCCTCTTCTACATCCTGCTGCAATTCTTTATGATCACAGATATCTAAAAGTTTTTAATGATCATGTGGCCAGAATTCCTAATATTTTAAATAAATCTGCAACTATTGATAATGATCGTGGACTTTATACAAGAATTAATACATTAGATGATTGGAAAGAATTATATAGACATATTTTACGAAAGAGATATTTTACTTATGATTTAGAAACAACCGGCTTAAATCCATTTCAGGAAGATCAACGAATAAAATTAATTACATTCTCTATCGAACCTCGTACTGCCACTGTTCTATCTATAGATCAATGGTGGGATACTGAAGATTGGACTTATATTTATCGTGATCTTACTCAGATATTTGAAGATAAAACAATAGGTAAGATCGGAACTAATATCAAATATGATAATTTATGGATGAAAGTTATTTTGGATATAGATGTAAAGGGAACTATTGGAGATATTGCACTTTCACAATATACAATATTTCCTCATGTCTCAAATGATTTAAAGTCGATGGCTTGGCAATATTCAAATTTAGGTGACTATTCTAAAATATTAGAAGGTGTACCTGTTCAAGATGCTGAAGGCCCTACACTTGAAAAATATTCCAGTATTGATTCAGATTTGACAAATAGAATTTATATTATTCATAATAAGATGTTTGAAGATGAACCTATTTTATCTAATGCTTATAAAAATATTCTAATACCTGTATCTGATGTACTATGCAAAATGGAGTATAATGGTATTAGAGTTAATCCACCACGTTTACATATTGCAAGACAGACGACCAAGAAAATCGTAGCAGAAACATTACATGATATAATGCGACATCCTACTATTATAAAATATCAGAAAGATAAAGATATTGAATTTAATCCTAATTCTCATACACAATTAGGAGATATTTTCTATAGTAAAAAATATGAGAATCTTGAACCTACTATTCTTACAAAGAAAGCAAAGAAACCTGCGACTTCACAAGAAGTTTTTAAGATATATAAAGATTCAAATGGATTAGCAAACCTCTTTTATACTTATTCACGTTATCTTACAATGGATAAAACATTTGAAGAGATAAAAAATAATCTAACCATAGATCATAGAGTACATACCAACTATTGGATTTCCTCAACAAAATCAGGACGTAGTAGTTGTGTTTCAACTGATGCGGAGATATTAACTGCTTCTGGTTGGAAAAAATATAATGAAATTATAATTGGTGAATTAGTGTTAGGATATGATATCCTTAAAAAAGAATTAAAACTTACACCACTTAATAATATACATATTGGAAAAGGTATACTAGGAACATTAGATTATATATATGGTAAAATACGTAAAGTAGGTACAAGATGTACACCAGAACATAAATGGCTAGTAGAAGATAAATTTATTACTGGATATATAGAAGCGCAAAATGCAGATAAAACTAAACAAGGTACAGGAAGAACAAGAAATAATAGTTATAATTTAATATTACGATCAGAAAATCCAGCGTCATTTGGTGATGATAATGATTATATTAGAGCAGGAATTATTGGCTGGGCTTTAACAGATGGAGATATAAATAGTACATCAAAAGATAGATATTCTTTAGAAATAACTTTAGTTAAAGAGCAAAGTATAGCAGCAGTAAGAAAATTACTTACTGAGGGGCATATACCCTTTACAGAAAGTTCTTATAGTTATAAACATAAAGAGCGTGGAGATAAAAAAACATCTTTTAAATTTAAAAATATAAAAAGGATAAGATTTTATATTGGTGTTGCTACTTTTTCTTCTATATGGTTGCATTATTTGACATATCAAAATTTGACATCATATGTGATTGCTTTATCATATAAAGCAAGACAATATATGTGGGATGCTATGATGGAAGCAGATGGTGCAACAAAACAATTAGGAGGCCATAGTAAATACTATAGATTTGGGTCAGCCAAATCTTCATCTATATTTAAGTCTGAAAATTGTGGAGATGGCTTTGCAGCACTATCTGTCCTTTTGGGGCATTTTGTTCATTATAGACAACGACAACGGAGTAAAAATCAGAAACCATTTATAGATTATGAAATTGCTACTGTTATAAAAAGACATGCAAAAAGATATAGTATCATAAATAATGAGCAGCAAGATGTATGGTGCCCAGAAACAGGGACTGGAAATTGGATTATAAAACAAGATGGATTTATAGGAATTACAGGAAATTCACGTGATCCTAATCTTCAAAAATTACCTAAAGGAGAGAAAGATTTAACAGGACTACGTGCAGCATTTATAGCAGATCCTGATCACTATCTAGTTGAGATGGATTTCGGGCTTCATGAGCTTCGTTGTATGGCAGAACAAGCTAATGATGATATAATGCGGGCTGCTCTAGCAAAAGATATCCATAAAGTTACTACTGCTGACATCTTACGCATTCCATTAGATCAAGTTACAGATGATCAAAGGACCCGTATAGGTAAGAAGATAAACTTTAGCATCATATATCTTAAATCTGCATGGGGATTAGCCAGAGATTTAAAGATTTCAGAGAAAGAGGCCCAAAATTATCTTAATTCATTTTTCCTTACATATAGACAAACTAAGAAATATATTGACGATACGATCCAGTTTGTAAAAGAACATGGTTATATTTTACTACGTTCTGGCTTTAAGAAATATTATCCAGCTGAAGAAGGATTAACAGATCATGAAATTAGATCTGCGTTTAATGCTACAATTCAAGGATTAGCTGGTCATATTCTATTTATGGCATTAATTGAAATAGATAAGTTTCTTGTAGAGAATAATCTCAAATCATTTCTTACATTAGAAGTGCATGATTCAGTTGTAATAAATCTACATAAAACAGAATTAAATATTATTCCTGATTTAGTAAATGTAATGATAAATGCAGTTTATAAATATATTCCTGATTGGAAAACCCCTTTAGTAGCTGACGTGAAAATTGGTCTAGATTGGGGACATATGCAAAAATATGAGGTAAAATGAAAACTGAAGCTGAGAGAATAGCCGAATTTAAACCAACGGCCTGCTACTGCTGTGTTAACGCAACTTTTGATGGTAAGACTTTAGAATGTATTTGTAATATAAAAGGTAATGTTGCACCAATGTCTGCTTGTAAAGATTTTATAAATAAAATTTAAGGAGGAGAATATGATTTGTCCATTGTTATGTATAGCATGGAATATTGAGCCAGATAATAATCTCAGAGATAATCTCAGAATAGAATGTATGAAAGAGAAATGTGGATGGTGGTGTATCGGTTGGCATCGCTGTGGAATGGCGTCGAATGGTTAACTAAATGATAGGAGGAAATATAATGAAGTGGAGTTATATTATAGGATTTTTCTTATCTATTTTTATCTTATGTACAGTAGCATTCTGTACAGCATTTGCTGGTGAAGTTTATATTGTAGTGCCTGGAGATACATTAAGCGAAATTGCCAATAGCTATAAGACAACATGGCAGAATTTACATAAGATAAATCCAGATATAAAAGATCCAAATTTAATATATCCAGGACAGAAAATTAATGTTGGAACAGAAATGAAATTTCAAGATTATGTTAAACCCAAGGTTGTAAAACCTATGGATATGGATTTTAAGATTAAGAAATTAGCGAAGTTTATGTTTAACAAATCAGAAATTCCTTATATCTCTCAAGAGGATCTGGAATTCAGGATGTTATCATTTCAGCATACTATCTTCGTAAATAAATTGTCCCATCTTTCAGATCAACGAAAATTGACAGCTGCATTATATCATATGACGAGACAATATGAGATTTGGGAATATGCTAAAGCGATTGCTGGATATAAAGATGAAACATTATTTATTACACTAGTGGGATTGGCATGGCAAGAATGTCATTTTGTACATCGAAAAGGAAAACATGGAGAAGTGACTTTCTATCAATTACTTCCTTCAACTGTAAAGGAAAGAAACAATACTGATGATGTAGGATTGATTAAATTAATTTATGAATTAGAAAATAATCCTGATTTTGCAACATATACAGCAGCAATAATGTTAAATGAATATAAATATAACTGGGGATGTTGGAATAAACATCCAGAATATCCTAGTTGGGTAAAGAATAAGGTTGCAAGATTTAAACAATATTGGTCTGATGTCCAGAGAGAATGGAAACATGTAAACTAGTATAAGATAGGCCAATGGTAGTGAGAGTTGCTTAGCGCTGAGTAAACCCGCTGAGTAACCATAAACTGATGGGGAGCCATAACGTCCCATGCAGGGGAAGAAGGAAGCAAATTACCCTGCCCATTGGTCTCATTATTGGAGGAGGAGAAGGATGGACTGGAAATGGGTACTGCTTGAACTTTCATCAAGGGTGGCAAAAATCAAGGAGTTGGAGACTGAAGTCAAACGTCTAAATTCTCTCATTGATGGTTATGACACCATCAATGGAGAATTATCACTAGCAAGGAGAAGGTTGGAGGATGGGATCAAGGAGCAAAAACTCATCAAAGAGAGAAAATATGCATATACTAGTGAATGGACACCAACACCAGAAGATCAAGAACTCTACAAATTAATTGAAGAAAAGGAGAAAACATGAAAAAATTATTAGTAGTTATTAGTTTGGTTTTTGCATTAGTGATACCAGTATTTGCTGATGAGTTAAGAGCTCCTTTTACTAAAATCAAAGAACTTGTAGCAGCTAAAGGTGTTAATGTTACTGATAGTATAAAAGCTATTGAATTTCAAATCACTGATGAGAATATAAGTATGATTTCTATTATGACATCCAATAAAGGTAATGTTGGAATCATTATCATAAATAAAAATAAGACGGCTGCACAGCTTGTTGCATTTGATGCAGAAATGAAGGTATACTTTGTCAATAATTTTGATGGTAACGATCCTAGAATAGTTATACAAGAAGATGCAATAGCATGGGCTTTTAATATATTTAGAATACTAGTGACACAGGAGTTAATTTGATGATCCACAATTTTATTGTTGATCAATGTAATGGTTGTACTCATATAAAAGAGGGATATTGCAGTAGATATATTTATCCAGATAAGCAATTTTCAAGAATTGGAGGATGTGCAGCCAAGCCACATATTGAAAAAGTGACTGAAAAGAAATTACTTAATCCTATTAAGGCGAGCAAACGAGGAGGTAATTAATATGCCTTTTGTAACAAAACATCGACGAGAAATAATAGATAAAAAAGGACTGATGGCTTTAGATAAGATAGAACCAGGTGATAGATGCTATTATTATTATAGGGATATGGTGAAAAGATGGAAAGCAAACCCTAGATGGACTACTGCACATGAAATTTATATGGGTATGCAATCTTATTTTCGTAATGTATATCATGTGGGTGATAATGATAGAGCAGCATATGAATTAGCTTGGCAGATTTTCTTTATATGGTATGTAGTGCCTTATGAGAGAGAAGCTGAAACCAAGAATGGGACAATATGATTGAATTTACATATCTTATTCAGCCACCAAAACGTTATACATTATGATTTTATTGGTCTAGTGGAACAAAAATGTGTATGATCAAAAATTCAAACACCTAAAACAGGAGATATTTTCAAAATGTTAAAATTATATTTAGCACATCCAGTAACAATGCGTAAGGAGATCAGGCAATTAGAATTAGAAATTGAGAAACAGACAGGTATAGAATTGATTAATCCGTTCTATGATACAGAAAGAGATGATATAGAAAAAATTGATTCTGGTCAAATTACAAGAGAATCAGCATCTCTAAATCCTGGAAATATTGTAGGAAAAGATTTAGGTCAGATTACTATGACAGATGGAGTAGTTGCATATCTTACTAAAGAAACGCATCAGATAGGAACGATATGTGAGATTTGGTATTGTTCTCAGCAAGCACATAAACCAATATATGTAGTTTCAACTGATTGTTTAATGCATCCTTGGGTGAGATTTATGGTTGAGTCTTCGGGTGGTAAAGGTTTTAATAAATGGGAAGAATTTATTGGATGGGTGGAGGATAATATATGATAGGGTGGATTTTTGCTGGAATATCTATTATAGGATGTTTATTAAACATTAATAAAATTATATGGTGTTGGTTAGTTTGGACAGTAGCTTCTATTGGCATGACTATTATTAATTATAATGCTGGTCGATGGGATCAGATGACGGCTTGGGGAGTTTATATACCTATGAATATTTATGGTTACTATCAGTGGAGGAAAGATGAACATAGGATGGGAAACACTTGAATGGTTATTTACAAATATTGTACCTTGGGTAATGCTTTTTTGTATATTCATGATTATAGTAACTAGTATTTGGCAAGCTCAGTGGAATGAAAAAGGAGGAAAGATGAACGAAACAAATGAAGGCAAGAAAAATGATACTGGAAAACTACGCTGGGATCTTCTTCCAGAGCGTCCAATGGAAGAAGTTGTATATGTATACACTATAGGAGCAAATAAATATACTAGTAACAATTGGAGAACAGGTATTAAATGGGGTCGGATATTTGCAGCTATGATGCGGCATGCGTGGGCTTTTTGGAGAGGAGAAGATCGAGATAAAGAAGATGGGCAGTTGCATTTAGCGTCTGTAGTATGGTGCGCTTTAACACTTATGGAGTATAGTAAAACTCATCCAGAATTAGATGATCGAGTAAAGGAGAGAGAGGAGAAGGAAAAGAAAGTGGACTGGTTAGATTTTAGTACTGACTGTGGTTTTAGTGGATGTAGAGCTATTACACATCAAGTAAATCATGCATTTTGTAGAAAGCATCAGAAATATTATGAGAATAAAGGAGAGTATAAAGATGTTTAATCATAAGAGAATTAGAGCACTTGAAGAAAGAATAAATTATATGCAACATGCAATAGATACTTTAGATTCTAAAATAGATCAAAGTACAAGGCTAACAATACCACAAACAAGCCAACTAGGCAACTGGGCATTAACAATACCTATTTATAAACTTGTACAAATGATATTAATATATCTTAATCTTGAATATAAAACTTGTACAACTACAGAAGTGCTTGTAAAGAAGGAGGAGAAGTAATGCCAATATTTAATTATTTATGTACAGATTGTAATGATAACTTTGAAGTTCTTGTAATGACTCAACAAACTGGATTTGAAGAACCAACAAAATGTCCGACATGTAAATCAACTAATATTAATAAAATGATAAGTGCACCAGCAGTTATTAGTATGGATGGTAAAAATGTTCTAAGAAATCTGCCTGATCCTCATCCACCATTACAGGAACTTAGAGGAAAGAATAAGCCTGGATGTACGGGAGGTTATGAAGATCTGCCTGAGTTTAAGCCAACAGAACGTGTTAAAACAAAAAGTGGCAACACTGAATGGCGTGAGAAAAAGAAGCAATTTCATGATTTAGGTAAGAAATCTGTATAATTTATGTCACAAATTACTGAAAAAAGCTATTTATATAAGTATGGGAACAAGAATTTGTCATAATTGTAGGAAAAATCCAGTAGATGGTATTAAGAGTATTAGTCGTTGTACTAAATGCTTTAATTTATTACAGAAAAAGAATAAACCAAAATATACAGCTATTTCATTATGTCATCCAGACAAGAAACATGAAGCCCATGGATTATGTAAAAATTGTTATCAAATAATGATTTATCATACAAATGAAATATCTAAAGCTAGAACTAAAATAAATGCGTATTACAGTCAACTCAGACGATCTTATGGACTTTCAAAGGATGATTATTGGATGCTATGGGCAGAACAAGGAGGAATGTGTGCTATATGTGGTAAATCTGATATTAAATTATCAGTTGATCATGATCATAAAACAGGAAAAATAAGAGGATTATTGTGTCAACCATGTAATTTGATTTTAGGACATGTAGAAAAATATAATAATATAGATTATTTTTTAACTAATGTAAATAAATATCTAAATACAAAGGAGAATTTTTATGGCAGAATTGAAATATACGACTGAAGAAAAGTTGAAAGATGAACTAGCAATCAATGATGCAGATCTTAATATAGAATTAAAAGAGCAGTCTACACGTTTTTTTTATTGGGGAACATTGTGGGCTAAAGCACTTCGTGCTGAGCGTCAGCAGAAACTTCTTGTAGAACAGATAGAAGCAGAACTATCAAAAGATTTTCGACAAAAAATGTTAGAAACTGATCCAGCTCTTAGAATTACTGAAAAAATGTTACGTGAATTTATAAATGGGCATCCTAAATATCAAGAAGAACAGAAAGTATTAATTGATAAAGGATATTATGCAGATATTTTGAGCGTAGCAAAGACCGCATTTGAATCTCGTGGTAGGATGTTACTGGAGATGTCTAGACAGATTGGTGAAAATAAATTCTATGAACGAGAGTTCATCAATATGAAAGCTGAATTTGAAAGACGTGAAGAAGCTGGTGCTAAAAAGCGAGCGCAGAAACAGGAGAAAAAAGTTGCTGAATCAACAGAAAGTTAATAATGAAATATTTATCTGTAATGTTTGTCAAAAGATGTATAATTTAGAAGAAGCGATACGTGCCAAAGGTAATCATTTTTGTTGTTCAATGGAATGTATATTAACATACCAAGAATTATGGGATCAGCCAATAAAAGAAGCAAATAGGAGAAAATAATGCCAGATAATTATTTAGAAGAGATGAAAAAGTTTTATGAGACTACTCTAAAAAATAGCAATCAGAAGGGAGACGGGAAAGGGATTCTGTGTCCTAATCAGTTTTCAACACAGAAAGAGAAACCTTGTAAGTTATGTGAAATTTGTAAAGAGATTCTGATTAACAGAGATACACCAAGGAATGATCCACTCAAGGAGAAAGCCAGAGTAGTTAATGCCAAGAAGAAATATTATAGTAATATCTTAATGTTATCAAATCCTTCAGAAGTTATTGTGTTAGAATATGGAGAGAAGATCTTTAATCAGCTTATTGCAGGACAGATGGATGATTTAAGTGAATGGAAGAATTTTATGCATCCAGCTCAAGGAAGGAATCTCTATATAACTAAAGTAAAGGTCGGGACAGAGAAATGGGAAGTTGATTATAAAGTAGAGCCACGCATGTCGATATCAGCCTTACCAGATCCTTCAGTCTTAACTCGGCTATATGATATCACTAATATAGTGGCTTTGATAGAATCAGGAAAAGTAAGTCCCGTCTATCAATCTAAATTTGATTTTTCTAAAACAGAGGTGAGATTCCTTCCTTCTGGTGATCGAACAAAACCGTTATTGTTTTTTAAGCAGGTTGCATGGCATTACAAGATCACAAAAGAGGAGTTTGAAGCAGTTCAAAAAGGTAACTATAATCCCGTAACTGGATTATATACAAGTGTAACACCAGAAACTGCTCGTGCAGTAAGAAATACTACCCCTATATCAAATATTACTAAGCCAGTCACATCTGAAGATCTATTAGCTGAATGGGGGGTAGATGAATCTACAGAAAATACATCTATAGATTTACCAGAAACAGAAGATAAATTTCAGGTTGAGGAAGATGTAGAACCAATGTGCTATGGGCAATATGACAAGGATAATAAGACATGTATAGGAACCTGTACCAATGATGGATGGGCTGAGTCCTGTAAAAAGATCTATGCAGAGAAGCTAGCTTTACGTGCTCGTGCAAAGAGGATAAGTAAATGACCGATCTTGACAAATTAATTATAGATAGAATAATAGATGAATATAATTATGCTTCTGAAGTAGAGAAGCCGTTTAACTCAGCACATGAAGCGTATGCAGTTATATTAGAAGAGCTAGATGAATTATGGGATGAGATCAAATTGAAAAGGGAGAATAGAGATAGGATATTGATGGAAGATGAAGCTATACAAATCGCAGCAATGGCCATGCGTTTTATTGTTGATGTATGTCGTTAATCCTATTCTAAATGATTGGAGGATAGAATGTTTTTATGTTACAAATGTTATGAATCTTTAGGTTATGATCTGAAGTTATGGAACTATATTAAATGTGATGATACCATAACAAAACAATGTGATAAGTGTGAGATGAATGGTGTTTATGTAAGAGATGTAAAGGAGATGAAATAAGTTTGCCTTATAAAGATCCAAATATAAGAAAAATGTATTATCAAACAATCAATAAAATACGTGGCTATAAAAAATGTAATAATCTTGAATGTGCTAATCAATGCCGCAAAACTAGCAAATCAGGATTATGTTTTGATTGTTATAGAAAATCAACAAGACGAACAAAGACTATAGCACACGATGGATATAAACTCATCTTAGTAAAAGATGATAATACTCGTATAAACCGTAGAAATAAATATGGCGAGCATTATGCGTATGAGCATGTATTAATAGCAGAAAAGGTTTTAGGTAGATATTTAAAGAAAGGAGAATGTACTCACCATATTAATGGGAATACAGCAGATAATAGAAATTGTAATTTATTAATCTGCAGTTTCGGTTATCATAGATGGTTACATCATAAAATGTCAGATTTATATATGAAAAAATTTTTTAGAGAGGATACTAAAATATGAATTTAGCTAATATGAAGAAATCAGAAATACTAAAGAGAAGTGCTTGGAAATGTAAACATAGCATGACAGGTTTAACGCATCCTGCATGTTGGGACAGTGCTCACGGAGATACAGAGCGAATTGGATTTTTGGATATTGAAGCATCTAATTTAAATGCTGATTTTGGTATTATACTGACATACTGTATTAAAGTTGCTGGTAATGAAAAGATTTACCAGCGAACAGTTAATACCAAAGATTTACGGACTGTTCTGGATAAGAATGTGGTAAAACAATGTATTACAGATATGGCTCATTTTGATCGTATTGTTACATATTATGGTAGTCGTTTTGATATACCATTTATCAGGACACGTGCAATTACATTAGGAATACCATTTCCTGAATATGGATCATTACTACATAATGATGCATATTTTATGGCCAGAGGTCGATTGAATATGAGTTCAAAACGATTAGAGAATGTATGTAGAGTCTTATTTGGTAAAACTGAAAAGACTAGGATTGATTCACAGCATTGGATCAAAGCATTGATGGGAGATGCTGCTGCATTAGCATATATTGAAGACCATTGCCAGAAAGATGTTATAGAATTAGAGCGAGTATATAATACCATGCTAGGATTTACTCAAAGGAGAGATACTTCAGTCTAATGACTAAAGCATTACCAGATCTTGATAAAGAGCATCTTTTCTATTCAGACAAAGCTGATAAAGAATGGAAATATAGACAGAAATTATGTGAAGCTGAAGAGAAGATGCTTGTTATAGAGAATAGACTACGTTATAAAAATCGAAATAAGAAAGAGAAATCGGAGGATATTAATGCCTGATGAAGAGTTTCAAGATATCGTATTAAATGGTAAACAATTAAATAATATTCGTAAAAATGTAGTACGTGATAGGATTGATGGAACATCAATAAAAGTAGGTGGATTTAAATTTTCTATTGGCCATAGAGCCAGATTACTTGAACGATTTCAGGTAACTGGGCAGACCGATTTTTTTAATGATTCTATTCTGATAGATTCCAATCTAACTGAAGGAAATACATTGGCTACTCTATGGCATGAAATCTTAGAATGTGTAAATAGAAAATATCACGTGGATATGCCTCACGATTTATTGGAGACATTAGAAGAAACACTATTTCAGGTTTTAATAGATAATCCTAAGTTTTTGGAAGAATTGATTAAATATAGTAAAAAGTATAATGACTAAAGAACAGAAAGAGATCCGACGATTAAAGAATAAATGTTGGAGAATACTATCCAAACTAATCAGGAAGCAAACAGATAATAAATGTCAGCTATGTGGCAGTACAAAATATCTTAATGTACATCACTTAGAAGATGCTAGATTAAATCCAGAATTATTCTTTGAAAAAATGAATCTCGTTGTACTTTGTGCTCGTTGTCATAAATTTGGCAAAAATAGTTTTCATAGAAGTTTTTCTACTGCATATCTTTATATGCAAAAGAATTATCCAAAAATAGCAGCAGATCTTATGGTACTAAAACATACTTCTAAATTTATCTTCACTAAAGAATATTTAGAAAATATATTAGAAACAATAAAGGAGAAATAATATGGCAGATACATTATTAGGAATACCACCTACATCAACAGGCTCAGAACAAAAACGAAGAACAATGAATATTAAAGAATGTGATAATGGTTATATACTTCGATGCGATATTTTTGGCACCACACAGTATTCATCTACTGAATTAGTTGTGACTTCTTTACCTCAATTACTCAAAAAAGTTAAAACATTTTTTGAAGCTGAGATTGAGGAATAATGAATCCAAAAGATTGGTTTAAATTAAAATCTAAACAAGATGAAGTGATTCATGTACATGCAAATACTCCGCCAGGAACAGTTATTTTTGTTGATGATCTTAATCAACAAGTTATAGTTGAAGAACCAACTCCTGACATATCTAAAGTATATCTTCCTCCATGTCCTGCTCAACTTATGTTAGTATGCATATGTAATCAATGTAAACATGTACAAAATTGTCCTATGGAAAAAATGTGTAAAATGGAAGATTGTAATGCATTTATTAGGGCTTGTCAGAATTATACTAATGAGCAAGATAAATCTATGGAAGATAAACGAATTATATTTAAATCGGGAGGATCTTGGGACGGGACCACATTCTGTTTTAAATCAAAGGAAAAATAATGGGAACTGGAACTTTAGCATATTGTCATAAATGTCATAAAGAACTTGAAGAATATAAACTAAATTCTGAAACTGGTATGTGTTATGAATGTGATGAAGGAATAGATGATAATGTTGATAATGGATTTCCTCCAGAAGATATATAAAGGATAAAGAACTGTCTAAAATAATTGGTATAGTAGGAACACGTAGAAGAGATTCAGAAGAAGATTTTGAAAAAGTAAAAGAAAAGTTTCTTGAAATCTATGAATCTGGAGATACTATATGTTCTGGTTTATGTCCAAAGGGTGCTGATAGATTTGCTGTACTTTTGGCTACACAATATAAAACTAAAACTATTTGGTATCCTGCCGATTGGAATCAATATGGTAAAGCTGCTGGTTTTATAAGAAATACATATATTGCCAGAGATTCTGATGTCTTAATCGCATGTGTCGCCGATGATAGAATAGGTGGAACAGAAGACACTATACGAAAATATTTGAAAACTGGTAAAACTAATTTAATAATAATAGAATAAAGGATAAATAATGCCATATAAAGATCATGAAAAACAATTACAATAAGGAGAGTACATGAAAAAATCTTTACAGCCATCTAAAAATGAAAAAAGTAATAATGATATACTAATATCTTCACTAAAAAATATTCTTAGCAGCGAAGATAATATATTTGATATGCCACATTATTTCCTTGATACAGGAAACTATGGTCTTAATTATATTATTAGTGGTAAATTAGATGGTGGATATCATTCAGGTTTAGTCACAGAATTATTTGGTGACCCATCAACTGGTAAATCATTATTGATGATGAAAGCAGTAGCTGGAATTCAGGAACTAGGTGGAATAGCTATCGTCAATGATGTAGAACGTAGATGGGATTGGGACTTTGCTAAAACACATGGAGTAGTTGCTGAAGATGTTATCAAAGCATATCCGCAGACAATTGAAGAATTGAGTACCCATACAGATAAATTGCTGGATGAAATAATAGAAAATGCTCCTAATGTCAAACTATTATTTATATTTGATAGTGCGGCCTCGATCTCTACTGAATGGGAGATGGAAACTTTGGGTGCAAAGGAAGATCAAGGAAAGAGAGCAAAAGGTCTCAAAGCAATGATGAGGGTTATACCAAAAAAGCTGGCAGAGACAGGTGCTATCATGATCGTTAGTAATCATCTTATTGCTGATAAAAGGATTACTTATGGCAATAATCAAGTGACACCAGGAGGGAAAGGTATCACATTCCAAGCATCAGTGCGAGTTGAGATGCGTAAGCCTGAATTTATTGTATTAGAGGGTAAAGAACGTCCTATTGGTGCAACATTAAAAATGAAAGCTGTCAAAACAAGTGTGTGTCCTCCAATGGGAACAGTTGCTATTGATGTTCTATGGAATAAAGGTATTAATAAATATTCTGGATTATTAGATATTGCTGTGGATTTAGATATTATTGAAAAAGCAGGTGCATGGTATAAATACAATGATAAGGCTTATCGTTCTACTGATATGATTAAGATTGTTACTGAAACAGATATACTTCAAGATGAACGATGGGCTAAACCATACTTCTTGGAGGAAATATGAAACATTTAAAAAGATTAGGTGGTGGTTTTATACTATTAATCTGTATGAGTGTTATATTGGCAATCTTTATTAGTATAATAGCAGGAATAGACTACTTGATACGTACCGGACAATGGCAGATTCCAACTATAATTATTGGAATGATATGTGTATCTTATTTTTTAGGATGGCTTTCTAACGCTGAAAATATATGAAATCTAGACCTATAAATTATAAACGTTCCGTACTTAAAGGACTTATATGGGAGTCCTTTTCTTTTATCATCTTGTTTTTCGCAGTTTATTTTGTATTTAAGGATGGAGCACCTAGGTCATTAGCATTTACCTTAATATTAACTATGATTAAGGTGCCATTCTATGTAGGACATGAGAAAATCTGGAAATATATCAATTATGGTAAGAGGAAATAAATGAGAACTGCTCAACAAGAACGAGATTTATATAAGAATAATCCTCAATTTAGAAAAAATAAATTAAAATCAGCTAAGAAATACAGAGAATCTCATAGAGAAAAAATGAACAAAATTGCGCAAAATCACCGTCGTTATAAAAAGATTCTTTGGGAAATGATATTAACTGAATTAGGTTTAAATAAATGTTCTAAATGTGGCTATGATTTATGTATTGCAGCTTTAGATTTTCATCATGAGAATCCAGAAACAAAAGATTTTTCACTTGCTGAATTTAGACGGCAATCTCCAACTGCTAAAAATGTTAAGAAATTTAAAGAAGAAGCCCTTAAAGGTCAGGTTCTTTGTGCAAATTGTCATAGAGAACTACATTTTGGTAATCCTTATGTTCTTGCTTTTTTCCGATCTACATGCTGATAATTATAGACTATTTTCGACCATTCTTGAGAATGGACTAAATAGTAGATTAGTGGCACAAACTAAAATAATTAATCAAGTTAAATTAATTGCCAGAAAATATAAAGTAACACAAATATTCTTTTTGGGTGATCTCTTTAACAATCAAAGCCCTAATATTAATAAGATATTATATAATGTGTTATTTTTTATGATACAATCATTGGCAGAAGTTGTACCTATTTGTTTACTTACCGGCAACCATGATTTGTTCAACAACACTCATTTGTTTACTCCATTTTCTTCTATCCCAAATGTAACTATAATCAATAATGTTACAACTATACAACTAGATGGGAAAACTATAGATCTTATTCCATGGGTCTTAAACGACCCAGGACACTTACCAGTTAAGAAATCTGATTATTGTTTCGCTCATTTCGGTATTCAAGGTGCAGATATAGGTAATAATTTTGTTATAGAAGAAGCTATTGATCCTGTGACATTAAAAGATTATAAGTTAGTGTTAGCTGGTCATTTTCACACCAGACAACAAGTAGCTGATAATGCTTATCAAATAGGTTCTATTATGGCAAATTCATTTAAAGATTATTTACATGAAGATAAAGGTGTATGGATATTAGATCCTACTGATGATAAATTAACATTTATACCAATAGCATCTCCTAAATTCCATACACTTGAATTCTTTAAACAAGAACAGATAGATACATTTAAATTTAATCCGAATGATTATTATCGAGTTATATTAAAAAGTGATAATTTGCTTATCCATAATGCCAATAATGTAATTACAGAGTTCGATTATGATCAGGCCATAATAGAAGATATAGTAGATACGTCAGACATAACCAATTTGCTGCCGATCATAAGTGAGTTTATAGAAAAGAGTAATACATCACTTCCGAAAGATATTCTTATTAAAAAAGCAATTGAATTATTGGAGGTTTAATGCCATTAGAAATATTGGAGAATCCAAAACGGACAGATCATGATAAAGAATATAAAGATGCACATCTTATTAACGAATTAAATAGACTATATGATAATACAAGATTACAACAAGTAAATATATATAATTATAGACCTGTTTATACATTCTGGTATTTGGGTGGCACTAATGGGACTACTGCTGTATGAACTTTAAACTAAAATCATTAGAATTATATAACTTTATGTCCTTTGCTGAATGTAAGATTGATTTCGCTAGTAAAGGATTATATCTTATAAGCGGCTTTAATAACAAAGGCGGAGACTCAAATGGAGCAGGAAAATCAGCAATTTTATCTGGTATTCTCTGGACATTATTTGGAAAAACGCAATCTGGATTAGCAGGAAAAGATGTCGTCAGATGGGGAGAGCGTAGTTGTCAAGGTATCCTTTCCATATCAGATGAATATAGAAGATATGAAACTGCTAAAACTTATAAAATTATTCGATCTACTGATTCTTTGGAATTTTTTATTAATGATAAATCACAAATAGGACATAAGAAAGATATTCAGGAGTTAATTAATAAAACCTTTGGTATTGATTATAGTTTATTTCTAACATTCAATATCTTCACTAAAGCATGGTCTAAGTTTATCACAGAAGTAGGTGATGCTGATCGTAAGAAGCTATTTAAATCTATATTGATGTTAGACCAATTAGATGATGCATATAAGAAATCTAAAGAAATATATGCTAATCTTTCTGTACAAGCAAATAAAACAGAAGGAATATTAAAACAGTTAGAGACCACTCTACCTGAATTGGAAGAATTATTAAAGAAGAATATTGAGCTTGCTGAAAATGAGGAGAGGATTAAACAGGAAGCTGTAAAAGCATTAGAAGAACAAAAAGAAGCCCTTAAACCAGACAATATAAATTATATTGATGATATTCTAAAATTAGAAGGCAGCATCAAAGAAATTTCAGAACAGAAACTACATGAACATATAGGATATTTTAACATACAACTTACAAATATATCTAATCTAATTTTTAATGATAAAGCTACTATCTCGGAAATGGAAAGTCAATTAAAGAAAATGGCCACTATAGGTGCTGAATGTCCTACATGCGGCCAGAAAATTATTGCTAAAAATCGACAAATACATACACGGCATCTTCAAATTATGAGAGATGAACATGTAGAATCATTGAAAACTAATGAAACAATTCGTGAGAATATTGAGAAAGAAATATTTAGTGCTGATGAATTATTGAATGAAATGAAGGCTTTAGAAGATAGTAGAACAGCTTTGGAACGCAAACAATGGGAACAGGATTTAAAGATTAAGAAGTTTGAAGAATATTGTGCTATGATGGAGCATTCTATGCAGCATATGCCTAATTCAAACTATTCACAACTTATTGATATGACTACAAATAAAATAGATAAAATTAAGGCCAGTATAATATATAATCAAGATTTATTTCAGAATTATATGAAGGAGATCGACTACTTCAGTTATTTATCCTGGTTATACTCTCGCCAAGGTGTTATTAATTTAATAATAGAAAAATGCTTTGCTCGTCTAAAATCCTTAACTAATAGAAATTTAAGAAAAATATGTGCTGAAGGATTTAGAATTGATATATCACCACAGAAAGCATTGAAATCTGGCGAATATAAAGAAGAGATAGATATTTATATTTGGGACGGCACACAGAAGATCCCCTATGCCGCATTGTCTGCAGGACAAGCACAAAGAGTTAATATTGCTATGTTATGTGCATTATATGAATGGGGAAAAGAGATTGGCGCTAATACATTCTCTTGTTTATTTCTAGATGAAGTATTAGATCTATCATTAGCAGAACGTGGACAGGAAGATGTACTTAATCTTATAATTGATCTTAAATCTAAGATACAACATATAATACTTATAACACATAAAGAAAATTTACAATCGAGATGGGATCGACAAATTCAAATAATTAGAGGGGAAGATGGAATCAGTAAAGCAACCTAAATGTTATTATTGTCTCTCTTGGAAATTATTAACTGAAGATGGTGAAACAGGTTGGTGTAAGATTAAAGATACTTGGACAAACTGGAAGAGTTTATGTAAAGATTATGAAATAGACCCTATCTGTTTAAAATATAGAAAAGAGAAACTAGATCCAGTGATAGATCCGAAATCTGGAGCCTATCAAGATGTATAACTCATTCACGCAATAGCCCAGCAGAACGAAGAGCACCTGTAAATATTCTACTAAAGGGGTCTACTATCATTTCTTCTAGATTACCTAATTCATCTAAAAAGTTTGCTGGTATAATTACATCCAATGTTCCATGTGTCAATTCATGTATAATAACCTGAATTTCTTCTGAAGGAGACATATTATGTTCAAGTTCTAGTATTCTTTTATCAAAATTTATAGATCCCCTAGCGGCTATTTTCTTACCTATTATTATTCTCGGTCTATAGATTACTTTATATACAATACCACCAATTTCAATAGTCTTACCTTCCAATAATCCTTTACGTTTTTTAGCCATTAGTACCTTTCATATAGAAGAAAAAGAAGCCCCCGAAGGGGCTTGCATAGGGTTATATTTTATCTACAGCCTTCTGTGCTGCATCTTTTGCCTTTATAAGTATCTTACTTTTAATCTTCCATAGGTATACAACACCCGCTCCAACTACACTTCCAACAATAAAACCAACGACTAGTCCAACCCAAAACATATCAATCACCTCCTATTAAGAATTAGTTCCTTGCTTTTTATCATAACTACGCATTGTACCTACTCCTAACATTCCAATCAATAATGTTACTAATACGGCCACATCTAAAGTTGGAGGTTGAACTATATTAGCTAATTTAGCTATCCATACCCATATAGGATATATAAATGTACTCCATGCTAATCCAGTAACACATAACCATCCAGTAGCTGGTCGCCAAGCATTAAAAAATCCTGGTTTTACTGCTTCTATTTTATTTATTTCTATTTGGGCTATTTGAATTGATTGATCTATTTCTTTTATTTTTAATTCAAGAGCCAGAGCTTGTGCCTCAAGTTCAGCTGCTTTATTAGGATCTAATATTTTTTTACCAGTAATCACTTCTCTTACACTAGTAAGAAAACCACCAAATCCAGTAAATATACTACCAGCATTAGAAAGAATGTCTTTTAAATCAACATTAACTATTCCTGCTCCCATCTAAATCACCTCCTAGACAGTTTTAATAGTAAGTTCAAATTCATTTATATCCTTAAGTCTATTAAGAAATTCCTCAAAAGCTATGCCACTAGCTAGTACTGCTATATTTGTATCTAAATAACCATATTGCTCTCCTACTATTATACAACCATGACTATCATCATCAATATTTCCTTTATGAAATAAAATAGCAGTACGTTCTGGAACATGTGTGACTTCAAATGTATTACCATGCTTAGTAAATTGTCCTCTTTTACAAATGTAAAATCCATCTGGAATACAACTAATACCAGATTGATTATTAAGCCAAGGTCTTTCAACAGTAAGACAAAATGGAATAGTATCGTCTATTAACACTCCGAATGTACCATCTATATTAGATGCTATTCTTTTTAAAATAAAATTTTTCATGATTTAATGCCTTCCTTTATAGTATTACATATCATTTCAACATCTTCTAATGTTAGATCCAAATGTAATGGCAAACTAATACAGGAATTAAAAAATTCTCTTGCATTTTTACATCCAGCATCTGTCTCAGATTTTCGATACATTGGATAATCTATAGATAACCTATAGTGACATCCAGTATGGATGTCTTTTCTATATAAATAATCCATAATATAAGTTTTCATTTTAGCAGGAGCTTTTATTACCATTAGATGATTAGAAGATTTTCTATTCTCAAATATCTTTAATAGTTCCACTTCTTCTATATTACTCAATAATTCTCGATATTTATCTACAAGTATCTGACGATAGGCTTTATCTTCTTCATAATGTTGTAGTTGTCCTAAACCAATTGCTGCTTGAATATCATTCATATGTGCTTTATACCCTACTAATTCCATATCATAATCCCACTTATAACCTTCCTGTGTAGTTCTATTTGTTGTATCCTTATTTATTCCACACCATCTCATTCGGCGAGCAAATTCATTAATTGCAGGATCATATGTTGTGATTAAACCACCATCACCAATGGCTAATGGCTTAACAGAATGAAAACTAAAACATACTAATTTAGAATGTAGACAACCAATCTTTTCATTCTGATATTCTGCACCGAAGGCATGTGCTGCATCTTCTATTACGTCTATATTATATTTTGTAGATAATTCATAGATAGCATCTAAATCTACAGGCATACCAGCATAATGCACAGCCATAATTCCTTTAACTCGTGATCCAATAAATGAATCCTTTAGAAATCGTTCTATAGATTCAGGATCAATATTACCTGTATCTGACTCAACATCACAAAATATTGGATAATATCCTGCCTGCAATATTGAATGATTAGTAGAAATAAAGGTAAGTGGTGTAGTTAAAATAAAACTTCCGTGTGGAGCATGTAATGACATTAGAGCAATTTGTAGAGCTGCAGTGCCTGAATTCAAAGCAATCGTATAAGGTGTATTAAGATATTTAGCCACAGCCTTCTCAAACTCTTCAACTTTTGGCCCCAATCCAGTCCAACCTGAGCGTAAAACTTGTGTGATATTATCTATACTTTCTTGATAAACTTTATGTCTTAATAATTGGATCATGATATCTTCTCCGATTTTCTCGATGACATGTCCTACAAAGTCTACATGTTTTTCCATTTGTCTTTATTTGTGTATATGTATTTTCCTTAGTATATTCATGTCCTTTGGGGCAATGAGTTTTATTCCGATTATAAGAATGTCTTCCAGGTCTCTTTTTCCAGCGCTCTATTACATCTTTAATTTGTCCTTGTCTTCGTGGTGACATTAATGAATATAAAGTCATCATCCATTGTATTGCTTTATTACAGGACAAGGAATAATAATATATACTGCGGTTATCTGAATACTGTATACTTCCTGCTTTAATAATAGATAGTACTTTATCTAATGGCCATCGTTGTTTTTGATTAGCTACAAGTCTAGGATCTCTATCTTCTTCGCTCTTCCCCTTCTTTGTCATTATAAATGAACCTTCTCCTTCTAGAAATCCTGCTAACCAGCTAAAATCCTTTACAGTAATTTCTGACATACTTCTTCCAAAGTTCTTCCTAAATCATCCACGTAATAATGCGCGTAGACCTTCCCCATTACCAATTGAGAGTATTTAACATTATTTTTCTTCAGCCATTTTTCAGTCATATCATATAGAAACCAACCTCTAGCTGTATGAATTATAATTCTATGTCCTTGATCAAATAATTTATTTATTTTATCAATATTCTCTGTTATAGGTTGAGCAAATTCATACCTATCTGGTGATATAGGTTTAGCTAAAATACCATCTAAATCTATAGCTAAAATCCAGGGTTTATGCGACATTAGTATTTTGTCCTTCATATGAATCTGACATATCATCATAAGATTCAATTTTTATTGGTGCATTCCAATTAATATCATTATTAATTTTTTCCATAATAAGAATTGGACGTGTTAACATTTTAAATCCAGATCTATTATAAATAGCTATAGCATCTTTATTATCTTCAAAAACTTCTACACGAATTTTAAATAAACACATAGAATTGAAAGCTAAATCCAGCATACTTTTCACTGCTTCTTCTGCATATCCATTTCCTCTATATTCATCTAATAAAAGCACACGACCTAATATCGCTATTCGTTTTCCGATGTCTATATTATAAAGAGCAATTGTACCAATACTTTGTCCAGATTTTAATCTAATAATAAACATCTGATCTGTTTTACAATCTTGATATTTTTCATACCATACTCGCTGCTGCTCTTTAGAAATTTCTCCTGTGTCAAAAAATTTATCTTTATTCTTATTCCTTGTCTCTCTCAACCACTCAATATCCTTCGCATTAATAGGCCATAAAATTAATCTTTCTGATTTAAGTAGCATTTAATATCTCCTTCCAGGTTTTTCCAATAGTCTCAATTGAATATCTATCTATTACATCCTTCCTTGCTTGTTCTGATATTCTAAATCTTAACGAATAATTTTTTAGCAATTCTAAATACATCGCAAATTCTTCTTTAGTATTATTAAAACAAATAAATCCATTTTTCCCTTGACGAACAATAGATATATAAGCTGGAATAGGGCTAGCAATAACAGGCACACATAATATCATTGATTGTGTAATTCGATTATTTCCTTTAGCTAATTCATATTCTGGTAACTCTCCTAGAAATGGTATTAACATCACATCTGCATCCATCCAATCTGCCCATACGGTCTTTAAATCCCATAATTTGGTAGCTTTTGATGTAGCACTGATTGTAATGTATTTATATCCAATGCTTTCTACTAATGGACGTATTTCTTCTGCCTGTGGGAAATGTAATAACGTACCAATCCATATTGCAGTTAGAGGTTCTGTAGGTGTATAACATAATTTTCTAAGATGTCTAGGAGTTTCATAAGCATCTAAAAGTACATAAGATTTTTTAATATAAGATTTAAAATAATCCTGAATATATTCAGAACCAAATAATGCTACATCTATGACTTGTAAAGCAGGAATTGCTTCTGTATATAAATCATCTAATATATAATATGTTTTAATATTATGTTCTTTATATATTTTAATAATATCTGTAATTCGATTATCAATAATTTTTTGAAATATTATTGCATCTAATGTTAAATCTATTTCTGGAAATTGTAATATTGTAGAATTTATATTATGTTCATTAAACCAATTATGAACTTGATAGCCCATTATACGACTTGAGGCCGTATTCATATCACCATTCATATACCAACCTATGTTCATAGTTAATCCTTAATTACTCTTAATATATCACAAGGTTTGCCACACTTACTACATTCAAAAGAACATGTACCAATAGTTTGTTTAGTTGGATCATCTCCTATAAAATCAGGAAGATCTGAAAATATCATTTTAACTTCTGCATTACAACATTTACTCTTCATTTCACCACTCTTAAATAAAATCCTAATTTTTCAAGTATATTATTATATAATTTATATTGCATTTTTTGTTCTAGTGTTGCCCATGTAGCAAATCTCTTTTCAATATTTAATAAATCAAATGTTGATGTGTGTTTATAATGAGGTACACTATCATCTCTTATATCCCAATATTTATAACTATCTTCAGCAAATGTAGTTTTATGAGAATAATCTTTATGCTGGCCTTCCCATGAATAATAAGGCACACCGATATATACAAATGCTCCATTCACACACACACGCCAAATTTCTTGCATAATATCTCCTACATTTGATAAATGTTCCAAAATATAATCAGCCCAGATATATTTTACAGTATCAGATGGTAAAGGAATAATACCTTCTTCAAGATTACAGACAATATCTGGTTCTAAATCTGTGTCAATATCTAATCCATAAAATCCTACTATTCTCTTATCTTTGGGGCCACACCCAAGTTCAAGTCTAATTAAATTACCAGCCTGAATATCATCTATGATCTTAGGATTAATAGGAGCATTGCTATTCAATACATATTTATGTAACATTTACATGCCTCTCTGAATAGGGATTTCATCTCTTTCCCTACACTTCCAAAAATCATCCATAAAATGATCCCATGTAAAATCCCATCCATGTTCTAATAAAAATTTAGCCATAAAGAAATTGACCATATCACCAACTTCCCTACTAGTCCAAATTGGCTGATATCGAAGAGTGTATTCACTCCATTCTTTAAATGTTTGTGGCATTCTATATCCTTGATCTTTAAAATCTTCATATAGTTCACTACCAGGATATGGCCGTATAAAAAATAATTTAAATTTCATATAAGGATTAATTTTATGAGCTTCTTGTAACATTAAAATAGTATCTTTAAAATCTCCTATTTCATCAGAATCAGGAAATCCAGTCATTGTACTTAAGTCAGGAATCATACCAAATTTAGTTATTTTTTCTACAAATTGTAATATATGGTCTTTAGTTTGATGCTTCTGTAAACGATCTAATATAACTTGGCTTCCACTTTCCGCTCCTATAAGTATCTCTTTAATACCTGCCTTAGCTAATAATTTATATAAATCATCTGAGTAAGAAAGAGCTGCTCTTGCATGAACCAAAATAGAAATAGGTATATAATTATACCCTCTTTTAATCCATTTTTCACAGAATTCTATAACTCGTGCTTTTTTACAAAACCATTCATCATCATCTATATTAATATGTGATAATTGTCTTTTATTCTGAAATATATAAGAAAAATCATCTATAACATTATCTATTTCCCTAAATACATATTTACGTTTTGATATAACTTTAAGACAGCAAAATGTGCAGTTTTCATAGCATCCAAAACTAGTTAAGTATCCGAAATAAGGCCCATATTTGTTTAAATCAATCATCTCAAATGGAATCTTATGAAACTTAGTAGGTAAAGAAGGACAACCTGTGTCTAAATAACCCTCTGGTTGCTTCCAGATTACTCCAGAACAAGACTTTTTATTATCGACTATATCATCTGCTAACTGAATTATATTATGTTCAAATTGGCCTTTTACTACTATATCTACAAACGGTTCTTTAATTAATTGATCTGGAATTAATGAAGCGGCCCAACCACCCCAAACTATTGGAATAGAATTATCTATTGATTTTACATATTTAGCAAAATTACCTGCTCCTCTAAGTTGTTGCCCGATTAAACTACTAATGCCAATGAAAATAGGTTTATTCTTTATGTAAGTATCTAATATTGCAGGATTATCTACACGAGCATCAAATAATTTAACATCATATCCTGCTTCAATTAATGGCCCTGCTAATGTTAAAATAGAAAAAGGTACACGGTGTAATCCGTCTGTTTTAATATAAGATAATTCTGGATAATATAATAATATCGTACCTTTCGACTTATTCCATCCCATTATTCTTTACCTACTTTATACCTCTGGCAGAATATCCAGTTATTCTCACTTCCTGTCATATATTCATCAGACGATGTAAGATAACCAGGATCAAAATGTGAACTTAAATATAATGATTTCTTCTCTAAATACATAGCATTATATTTAGAAGCTTTGGATATATTCTTCATATATAATACTTTAGCCAATCCTTTCTGAGGATGTTTATTTTCTTCTAATTGACATACATTCTGTTTAATAACACAATCAGACAAATAAACATTTTCTAATCCTAATTGATTTATACGGATTGGCATATCTAAATCATCACACTGTAAGTCTTCATTAAAATAACCTAATTGATCTAATACTTCACCTTTTAAAGCCCATACACATCCAACAACTCCTTGTCCTCTTGGTGATATCTGCATCCAGAAATGTGGTTCTCGTTCTTCTACTTTAACTTCCTTAAAGAACTCTCGCCTTCCATCGCTCTCCATCCAAAATGTAGGTCGTTGTGCCAATGCTGAACCAATATCTTTATAACTTAATGCTTTTAATAACAGATGCAAAAATCCAGGAGTTTCGACTAGGCAATCATCGTCCCACTTTATATATGTCTGACCTGGTTTTCTCAATGATATTAATTGATTATGACCAAAAACGATTCCTGTATTAACCTCATTTTCTATAATAACATCAAAGTTTTTCCTATAAGTATGTATAACTTGTTTAACTTCAGGAGTTGCATCTTGATCTAGTATAGCCCATTCAAACTCTGAACGAATAGAATGCTGTAAAATATCTAATATACATCCTAAAGTTGCTTGTTCACGTCCTAAGACACACATTCCTATTAAAGGTTTCATTCTTTGACCGCTAATATATGACATTTAAATTTCACAAAATCTTCAGGAGACATACCTCTACTTAATAGTTCTTTGTCATTCTTTAATTCTTCCAGTCGCTCTTCAGTAATATCTTTTACTTCTGAAAATCCAACATCTTTTAGTCGATCAATTAAGAGTTCTGGCCACCAGAGCGAACGATGATTATCATATGGATCTTGTCCATTGCCTAAAATATTAGATATAACATATGAAAAATAATTACCACTCTTAAACATTTCTATACATCCTTTAAAATTAGGACAAGAAATATATAATGTACCTCGTGGTACTAAAACTCTATAACAATCTTTAAATAATAACCAAAGTTCCGAATAAGTTAAATGTTCAATAAATTCTATAGTTATAATATCAGATATACTATGATCTTTATAAGGAATCCCTAGACGAAGATCACATTTAAAATCTACTGTTTGATGTTCGATAATGTCTAAATTACGATAATTTTTATATTTATCATAGCGATGTTTTAGAGGATTTCTTCCTCCTCCTAATTCTAATTGAATGTTTGTATCCATTTTCGTTCTTCCCCATGTCTTTCTCTATGACAATTTGAACATAATACAATACATTTTTTAATCTCTTTAAATACTATTTCTTTATTTGGAATATTAAATGCTAAAGAACTTAGCATTTCAGCAATATTATATTTCTTCTTTTTAGGATTAATATGATGAAAATCAATAGCACCTGTATATTTATGATATCCGCAATTACTACATTTATCTAATGTTAATGACCGTAACCAGGCATTCCATAAAAGTCTATTCCTAAATCTCCATCTTAATCCATTATTTTTACATTTACATGTATGTTGTTCATAATAATTTTTTCTATTAACTTTTACTTGTTGCTTATTATCTACATAATATTTTTTATGTTTTATTGATAATCGTATTTTATTCTGTTTATACCATTCTTGTTTATATCTTTTTATAATTTTCTTATGAGCTGCACGATATATTTTATCATATGCGGCTTTTTCAGAGTTTGTCATTCATGTTCTCTAAATAACTGATCATTATTTTTGGTAAGAACTCTAATTAAAGAAACATAATTTATAAATTGTGTTCCTTCTGTCACATCTGCATTTGTTATTTCTTGATGGCAACCAGGACATAAAATACTCCCTATATTATGTAACTCATCCTGCGAATAAGGGAGTTTACTCCAGCAGTAGGGTTTCTTGTGAAAGCTACTTCCTAATGACTTAGCCATTGATTACCTCCATATAATTTTTAACTATTTTATTAGCATCAAATTCTTGTATTTTTAATTGCATACCTTTACGAATACTTTGAATAAACTCAATATCGTTTAATTGTATATTAAATATGTAATCTAAATCATCTATTGTATTAAACCCTAGTGCCAAGTCTTCACCAAACATTTCTGATACCACACTGCATTTTTTATTATAGATGATCGGACAACCACAAGCTGCTGATTCAAGAATAGTATTAGGACATCCTTCATGTTCTGAGGTAAATAATAAAGCATCTACAGACCTATAAAGATTGACTAATTGTTTTTGTTGTTTAATTGGACCATAATATACAAGATTTTGATATTGCAAAAATTCTTGCATTGTTTTAGCAGTATCAAGTGTATAGAAATTACCTACAAAATAAAATTCTATATTAGGATACTTTTTTACAGCATCAATTGCAAGATCTACTCTTTTATGTGGGAAGATCGACCAGTTATTTACTAGAATTTTTGTGGTTTTTCCTGGTAAAGGTATAACTGGACTTTTAGTATTGAAAATTTCAGTATCTACTCCATTATATATAATCTTATATTTCTTCTCAATATCTACATAAGATTTCCATTGCTGTCTAGCCCACTCACTCTGCCATATAATTAGATCTGCTAATTTATAATTATCTTTCATTGCTTCCAAAACACTTGTCTGAATCTCACCTGGCTGTAATCCTGTTTCATCCCCAAGATAGCTCACAAAAGGTAAACCATCTTGTCTTTGTATCCATTGTACTTTGGGATCTCGTATTTTCGCTGCTCTCATAATTTCCGCATTTAAAAATGCTACTGAAATCACATGCTTAACAGCAGGAGAATCCTGATCTACTACTTTATATTTTTTGTCAGTTAATTTAGGAATATATTTCCTAAGTATATTACTGAAACTTCCTGGGCCGCCATCGCTAGATGATGTTAATATACCAATACTATTATCCTTTTCAATAAAAGCACCAGTAATAGCATCTCTATATAGAGAATATCTTTTACGAATATCATAATTTTCTTCTATATCTTGCCGTGCTTGTTTTCCTATTTTATCCGCTACTTCTGAATTATTCTTAAGATATAATATCTTATCCAGGAATTCATCAGCCGTCTTTACAATATATCCTGTCTCTCCTTCTTTAATACTCTCTACATATGATAATGATGGAGATGAGATAATAGGAATACTAGCAGCACCTGCCATTGTATATTTTACTGCGCTCTTAGAATTTAGCCATGTATCTTGCCAAGCTGGAGGAACTATATTTACAAGATCCTCTTTACTGGCAGGATGTAATATTAAATCTACAGATTTACATAATCTATAATATGTCTCAATAGGTATCCAATCTATATATGTTTTGTGTAAGTTTCTGAATGCATTAATTAATGTACGCATTTGAGCAACACCAGCAGAATTAATAATCCATTCTACGTCATCAAATTCTTCCCATCTTTCGTTAGCCTTTTGACACATATCATGTGTTAATAAAGCGCCAACCCGACCACCACTTGTAATCAATACTTTATATATAGGAATAGATTCTATATAATCTAGTTTAGGTACGAAATCAAATACTGGAAGATTTACATGTGTTGGAACATGTATAATAGGAACTGAAAAATTAGATAAACTTTTAAAGAAATTCTTTAATTCGGTAGTTGCCACAAGAACTGCATCACATTGACTGGCCAGTTGAATAGGTGCATTTTGATTAGTAGCTACAAGAAAATCATCAAGATAGTATACAACCCGCACACCTAATCGTTTTAAATGTTGAATAATTCTTACAGCATTTCCCATACCAAGTTCTTGATGAAATCCTGGATTTGTACCTAATCTAAATAATACCACCCATCGTGGAACATAACGAATAATATCTTGCATCCCTTTTCCTAATGTAAATATAATCTGATATCCTTCCTTCTCAAAATAAGGTACATATTCTTTAATAACTTTATCTACACAACAGTCAGAAGCTGGCCCGACAAATGAAATTGCCTTATCTGATATTTTGATATCAGTAGATGCCATAACTTGTGGAGGAGCATTCATTGGTATCATTTTAGGTTTTATAATTTGTTGATTTCTTGCCCAATATGGAATATTGCCTTTTTTATTATGTTCACCCATATGTTCTCCTTAAATATTCTTGTGCATTTTGCAATAATATAGGATTATCTAATAAATATAAACTTGTGTTGCATTGTATACATAATAATCCTCTCACTTTATTTGTTTTATGATCATGATCTATATGGGGTTTATTTTGTGTTAAATCTTTATTACAAATAGCACATTTATAATTTTGTTCATGTAATAATATATCATAATATTCTTCAGTTATATTATATAATTTTTTTAGATCATACTGTCTCTTTCGTATTTTTATATATGGTAAATTATTATATTTTTTCCTACGCTGGCTATTCATTTGCTTACCTTGTTTTGAATGATTATATTTATCGTTACTTTTCTTATGTGCCGCGCGTTTTTCGTCAATAGTAAAATATTTTTTCTTCATACATCGTTGATTCCTTTAATTATTTTAAGATTTTGTATTCTTTCTGCTTCTTTGAAATTCCATATTGTATTTTCATATCCTGGAACTTTAAGATCTGTATCTTTAAACTTATTAAAAGCATCATAAAATATAGCAGCGTGTTCAGCTATATTTAGATTAATATCCTGATTTTGCAGTACCCAATAATATGCTCTACGTGCTTGTGCTTCTCTCTCTTCTTGATGTTCAATCAGGAATGATAATGCTTTTACCCAATTTTCCGTACTATTCTTCTCTGGTAAAATTGCTACTTCTTCTTTATCTAATCCTAAATAAGGTAAAATAGGAGATAAAATACAAGGAATACCAAGAATAGCATATTCAGAAAATTTCCTATGTGTTTTTCCCCAATTAAATGGATTATCTTGCAATGGAGCTATTCCAATATCAAAATCAAGTGATGCAAGAGCTGGATAAAAGGCATCTACTGGTACGAAATCAAAGTATTCCCATTTATTTTTAGGAAGTTTTGCTACAGAAGGAGGCAACCATCCCATCATAATCCATCTAACTTGTGAATATTTTTGAGTAATTGCTGAAATTACATCTTTTATAATTTCAGCATCTGATGAATGATGAACTGTTAAATGCCAACCAATTCTAATTGTATCTTCCTGCCCTTTATCTCGACCAGGAGCTACAAACTCATTATAATGTGGTTCAACTAAATTGCGTTCAACATAAACATTAGGATTAAATTTTAATGCTAATTTCTTCAAATATGGTGTTGATGTAGTCAAAAAATCTACTTCACGAAGAATTTGTTCATATCTTGCTAAGGTTTCGCCTTGATATATCTGTTTAGCAGGATTACCATCTGGTAATTTCCATACATTATCGTCAATATTGCTTCCGACTATTATTCCTTTTTGTTTCAATGCTCTTGTAAGCATCAACGATTCTGGCAAATATTGCCGTTGCCACATTACGATATCTGCTTCTGAGGAAGCTATTGCTTTTTCTAAAGTATATTCAATTCTTCCTTTAAGTAAATTATACTTATGAAAATATTGTAAAGGCAACCATTGCACGTGGAAAGAGGGCCCGCTTTGGTCACTGGCCAAAAATAGCACTTTTAGTTGTCGATTTATATCATTCACAATCACTCCTTAAATCATTAATTTATAACATCTCCTATATATATAAATAGGAGAATCACTCTTTTTGTGACATAAATTTATTAATTTTATACCCATTGATTAATAAATTGCTTAAATTAATCAATGGGTATATTTCTAATGAAATTAGATACTTAGGTAGGATTTAAGGTAGGATAAACTTAAGTTAAACTATGACCAAATGCAACAAATCGTACTGTAAATCCAGATAAATCAGTTGCACTCGCTACTTCAGCAGCCATAACGGATGTGGATGGTGCTCCACCAGTTCCAGAAGTCTGCCCAAATGCCATGACTGTTTGATTGTCATAGTTATATTGAGCAACAAAAGACTGTCCTTTTCCTGCCACTCCTGCGCTAGGTTCTACTGAAAAGGTCACAAACATAATGTCAGCTAAGCCTACATCAGAAGCTGATAAAGCCTCTCCACCAGTAATATAAGAAGAATCCATAACAAATTCTCCCATTGTCATTACGATATCATGACCAAATCCACCTCTTATAGGTCGTGCTGCTCCTACAGGATTATAACCTGTACGTGTAAAAGTAAGAGCCAAATTAATCGCCTCCTTTTATAATAATATTAATTACTTATACAATATTGTATATTGACCTTTATTCATATTCCCCAAATGGATTATCTTTCTTCTTCTTTGCTGTTGATCTGCCTTCTATTCGTTTCTTTGATTCACGTACTGCACCAACACCAGGAATCCAAGAAGGAATATAATCTAAAACATTTTCTACAGTAGATTTCTTCTTTGAAACTTCAGGTGTTTCATTTAATGTTTCATGTGCCATATTTTTCCTCCTTTTAATAAGATAGAGATTTCAGGTCTTCTTGCTTAGATTCTTCAAGGTCAATTTTAGGGAATGGACCTATTCTACGTGGTTTTACTGGTAAATCTTCTATACTATAAAGTTTTCCAACTTTAAATCTCTTCTTTATTCTATTTTGTTCTGCATTATATGCTTTATCAATTTCTGCTAATGTTGGCATTATTTATCTCCTATTTTATCCAATAATTTATAAATTAAATCAAATATCATATTCTGAGTGGAAATCATATAATCTAAAAATGGACTTAATTGATTAAAATTATTAGTCTTTTTAGCAATCATATTAGATAGAATTGTTTCTTTAGAATTCTGTAATCCTAATGAAAATCGTTTCATAGGACTAGACCAATTAGGATCTGATATATTTCCAAGATCATTAGTTCTAGGAATCTCAATTTCATCTTGGTCAACTGGTAATATCCCAAATATATCTTCTATACTCATTTTCATTCTTTTCATTTCTAAAGCCATATGATCACCTACTTTAGAGCGATAAATTGACTCTTTCTTAATGCTTTTTCAATCAATGCTAATTGTGTACTTTCAGAAGCCGTAAGTCCACTTACACCCGTTTCAATAATAACACTTTGCGCTTGTACTGGTTGTGAATATTTAATCTGTACATTATAATTTCCTATAGTTGATATGAAAGGATCTTCACCAGTATCTGTTAGTAAGATACCGCTAGTGACAGTAAGTGTATGACTGGCCTCTTGTGGTCGAATTCTCCATCCATTCATCAAGAAAATATAAGTTGCAACATAAGTATATGTAGCTGCATTAACTAATTCCCCACCAACGACAGAAAAGGTCATTAGATACTTACTTCCGCCTTCATCTCTGACCCAATCTTTCCATCTAGAATATAGATCTTTTACATCTATTCCTGTTACACTTTCTGTACAAATAATGAGTTTAGTAGTTCCATCAAATATACATGACATAAATCACCATTACGTTGGATTCTGATAATTTCTTTCGAGAGCGGAAACTAATGAAATTGAATTAGCTGTAGTTCGTGCAATAGTTCCAGTAGTTTTAACAAATTGAGAACCACTTAATCCTAATGCCACAGCTGTTATTGGTGCATCTGATCCAGATGTTCTGCCGCCTTGTATATTTGAATCATATTCAAATGTTAACTGTACAGATGACCTACTGGAAAGTAATTCTGACATATTCTCTGTAATCGTTCCACCAATATCAGCAGTATATGCCTCATCACCAGCACAACTTAGATATGTAAATACAACAGAACTTGGAGTAGAAACTACAACATGAACACCGTTATATGCAGAACCACCAACACTTGCAATTTCAATACCATCACTTGCAGATAATCCATGTGCTGCAGCAGCTGTAATACTAGTTGTACCAGAACTTCTTGCACGAGCACTAGTACCGACAGTCTCTGCAGTATTTACTAGTATTGCATCACTATCTCCATAATCACCACTAGGAATACTAGTAAAATATACCCAATATTTTGCTGTTGTATCATTTACTAAATTTTCTCCAAAATTCACAGCCAATACAGCTGTATATGGAAATGTTCTTTCTGTTTGAGTATCATCAACAAATACTAACCTATTAATATCTGCACTTTGGAAATTATCAATATATGTTCCACCTGTTGGTGTAATTGTATAGAATTCTGTATACATTGTATCACCAACAAACCGTAGCAAATCAGGTGCAGTCTTTCCAATTTGAGTACCAGCACCAATATCAATATCAGAATCAAGTATTAATAAATAATGTACTCTTTGATATATCTCTTCGGCTGTAAGTTGTGCACCATCTATAATCACATGAAAATCTCTATTAGTACCACCAATATCCCGTTGCTGTGCTGCAGCATACCATGTTATTGAACTATCTGTATAAGGTGCGCCTGACATAGAAGATGCTGCTAAAGTAACTTTAATATCTGTTGCATTAGATAAAGGAAAACGATAAGCTTGATATGTTAATGTAGTAACACCAATATCATCTAATTCAGATGCTTCATATGATTTACCCCATGTACGACAAAATAATTTAAGATATGTTCGATAATCAAATACTCCAGGTACTCCACCAGATGAATAAACACAGATTCCTTCATTTACTGGGCCAGTTAATTGAAAATTTACAGCAGCACTACCAGCTTCTGTTGCAGCTCCTTGTTGAAAATATACTTGATCAGCAGCGCCTAAACTTCCTAATGTTACAATACCTGCCCATTCCTGTTCAGATATACCAGTAGTATTTTTCTTGGCCCAACCACCAGTACGTAATAAATATCTTGTAGTATTATCAGCCCAATCCCATGCATTAATCATTTCAAATTGTTCATCGGTAATTGGCCCCATAGGAAAGGTATATTTAATATAAGTCTCATTAGATTTCCACAGTTCTTTAAGTTTAGAGTAAACACATTTTATTGTTACTCCATCTGTAGAAAGATTTCCAGCTACAAGTAATTGTATAGTTTTACTGCCTGGAGTTATTACAATTTCTGTTCCATCATTTAATTGATCAGGATCTGTTATTAAAGGCATCTTTTATGTCACTCCTTAAGGATTTTGATATTGTCTATCTATTTGTTGTGCAATAGGCAAGCTAGAATTAGCATCTAATAATAAATAATCTTCTACACGATAATATTCATAATCTACTTTATATACAACAATATCTACATATGTACTTGCAGAATAAGTATAACTATATTGAAAAGTTGTATCAGAACTTTCACTTCCACCCAATTCAGTTGGAGGTGGGCCTGATTGATCAAAAATACGAACTTCACTACCAGAAACTATACCGGTTAAAGTTAGAGTTCGTTGGCCAGTAACTATTTGGGTTGTAGCACCTGAACCATTTCTATATGATGGTACATCTCCTCCATCAATAGTCAATTTTACGTGTTGTCCAGAGTTATTATAAATTGATTCATTACCACTAGTTCCACTAACACCAGTTCCACCAGCAACATAATTAGAATATGTTAATCCTGTTAATACATAAGCAGCACTTGCACCTAATGTTGGAATTTCTAGTGCATGATTACTTCCATCTGATATAAATGAGGTATTAGAAATTAATCCTGGATTATCAGATAAGATAGATCGTGAATCACGTGTGTTATCAAAAAGACATCCATTAAGTGTTGCACCACTTTGATATACAGATGCACATCGATTCATTGTAGTTGAATATATTGTACTATTTGACTGTAATGAAAATGTATCCATATCAGTAAATACACAGCCAGTCATTTGAATAGTTGCATTATCAATCGCAGATAATGCTCCTCTAGACACAGTGCCTAATGCTGTAAAGTTTATATTCTTCCAGCCTATACTAGATGTAGCCTCGCGCATATCAATACGATTAAATCCAGATGTAACTTTTCTAGTATTTGCTATAACTATATTTTTATTTTCATCATAGAAATTAATAGCACTAGTTCCATAGCCTAATGTCATTAATCCAAACCATTGGTATCCACCAGATATAGATTGGAATATACCCCACCTATTAGATACATAATCTGCGCTAGTTGCGAATCCTGAAAATGTACATTGATTGCCTACTTCTCCATTGCTAAGGCGCATTTCGCCCCGACCATAACGCAGTCCATCTATGCCATGAGGTGCGCCTTTTAATGTACTAACAACATTCGCCAATGAGCCAAACCACTGATTAGTACTTGTTGGTGATCCACCTGTTATTTCTGGTGTGACTGATCGGCATACAGGAATACATTCCCAACCACCATATTGATATGTATCAGAACCTCTTATAATCCAACCAAAGGTATTCGCTTGGCTACTGCCAATTAATACAGATCGGCCACTACTGGTCTCTGTTTGTATATTATTAGGTGCACCAAAATAATACCAACCAATAACTGCATCATCAGCATTAAGGGTGATGCCAGTAACATTATTATATACTATGCCACAGAAACCTGCACCAACAGCTTGTGCAATACATGAAGCACCTTGTATAAAATAGTCAGTTTCAACGGCTGGAATACCACCAGCTTTCCATGTTGAATGTTCAACCCATGTACCAAGAACTTCACCTAAACTTATCTCTGTTAAATCATTAGAATAGTAAGGTACAGCCAATTAGTCTGTTATCTCCTTTTCAGTGTTATCAAAATAATAACAGCCAGCCACTATATCTGCAGTACTTGGTGGATAAGCTTTACAAATCGCTGGACGTTTTTCATAGATTAAACATCTACTTCTATCCTTAGATAAATAAGGACATGGCCCCATAAATAGAATTAATTGTCCATTATCCATCCTTTCCACACGAGACGCCCCGACTCTTCGCATAGCAAATTCTGCTTCTGCATTAGTCATTAATGGATCTAAACGAATCCATGTGATCAAACAACAATTACCACATCTTTTACAAGTTCCTTCAGATTTCTTTTCTTCCATTATAATAGCCATTATAACGCCTTAGTTAGGCGGATCATCCGCCTAACTTGAAGACAATATTAAAATAATCATATGTTAATATTGTTCGATTAGTCCATGCGGTGATATATGGAGATGCGTTACTTCCACGACAATATCTTACTTCCACGACAATATCTATATCTGTTACTTTTATAATATACCAATTTCCAATTCCATCTAAATATCCATAGTATTCTGGTGAAGATATTGAATCCATATCTGATATTGCGTAACCATCTTTAATAAATAATTGTTTTGACATGTCACAAAATCCTTGCTCAAACTACTTATATAAGTGAAAACTGAGTGAAACGAAAGTATTCACTTTATAAACAATTTAATAAATATAGCCGTACAGACACTAGCAATAATACCCATCATAGCACCCCACATAGATGCCTTTGTTTTTAAAACAGCTTGATCTATAACACATAAATCCAATTTAGTATCTATATGTACAAGAGCTGTTTTAAGTTCTTGATGTACTATATCATTAGTATTTAATCGTTCTACAATCTGTCCTAATATATAATTAAGATCTTTACTAAGGTCTTTATCTTCCATATTTATTCACTTTCTGATTCAGTCTGTGGCGCTGCAGACCACATGGAACGTTCAGCAATAGTTTCTATTTTGCCAAACTTATTAGGCATTAAAAATTGATTTAATTCATCTACACGCTTCTGCATAGGTGCTCTAAGATGTTTTGGAAGTCTTTCTATCTGTGATTCCAGGTATGTCTTAGTTTTGTGTATTCTATGATACTTATATAGTTCTGAATAAGTTATTACTACATTATGGTCTTTAGCAGATTGAAACATCTTTCGAACATCTTCCATACTACCTTTATCCAGAGCTTTAATACCTTTAAGGACTAAATCTTGTTTCTCTTTCTGATATTCGTCTGCTTGATCTCTCATTTGTTGAGTCAAATCATAGACATGTCTAGGGCCTACAAATGGCATACCCATAAGATCCATCATAGCAATAAGTGGACTTGTTTCCATAACTTCTAATTCACGTTTTCCTGCTACTTTATATCCTCTCTCTAAATCAGTGAATGTCTTCAAAACTTTCTTACCATATCTAAATTGTGGTACTGAAAGAATTCCTGCTGCATTTATAACGTCATCAGAACCCTTTGACCTATCTTGTTCAGTCTGGCCAAATGTCATATTATATGTACCTTTCATCAAATCCCAGGGTACGGAGAATAATTTTACTGGCATTAAACCCACACCAAAAATAGAACCAACATCCAATCCTAATTGAGCTAAAGCTGTTGCTATTGTTAATTGAAATCCCATATATAATGCAAATCGAGTTGTTTTAGCAATATCACCACTTTTAAGTCCATCTGTTAATCCTCGTGCAATAAATTGTACAGTATTTGCTGGGTAAGACCAGAAAATAGTACTTATTTTAGCCAGTGGGCCTCTAGTAAGAGGATTTCGCATAACTTTAGAATATCCATATTGAGACTGAATAGTATGCTTAAAAGCATTCCAATATGCATCAGGAATGACTAAATCAGGCACACCTTCCATTGCTCTAAGTAGTCCTAATCTAACACCTTTCTCAAAACTCAAACCTTTTTCTCCAGCTTCACTTAAAGCTGATTGAAAAGCCAAAAATTTATTGAAATGTTCAGTTGCTCGCATTGGTGTAAGTGCCATATCAGCAACCCAATTATAAAAAGCACCAGTTTTTGCTAAAGACCCTTCGGCTTTACCCCATCTACCTTTAAGAGTTTTAGCAACAGGTTCACCTTCATAGTATTCTTCTGCACCAAGTAAGATATCAAACATTCTACGATCTTCTGTTGAGCCTTTTTTGAAAAAGCCCTTAAATTCTTTATCTGTTATCATTGAATGCAACCCCTTAGCAAATGCACCTGGACCCTCATTTACAAGTGTTTGTACTGATTGCATAATATTACGAATAGCAGTATCTGGACCTAATGCTCCACGTGCAACCTGACCAGATATCTTGCCAGCCATCCAAGTTGGAAAATTAGGATTAATAACATCTTTTCCAATCAAACCATTTAATCTTTCTGTTTCTTGACTAAGCCAACGAGCACCTACTGTACGGGTTCCAAGTGCTTGTTTTACCTGACGTTCCATATACCAACGAACTGATCTAGGTATATCACCACGTGGATAAGCATTCATTATAGGAGCAGCTTCATGTTTCATTAATGCATCTGCTTCTTTATTAATCATAGTATAGATATATTGTCTTAATACTTCTTGTGCGTCATATTTAAATAATAGTATATCTCCACCTGTTCTTGCTTGTAAATGCTGATTGAATGTCTTTTTACTTGTTCGTTCTTGAACATCAGAAGGTAAAAATGCCCATTCATCATAGATACCTTCATGCTGTAGAACATCATATCTTATTCTATTCTTCTCATAACTTGAGAGATTATTCCAAGAGTCTTTTCTTATTATAGATTTTATTTCATTAAACTCTGCGTCTTCTAACATAGATTTACCTGCCACAATATATCTATCTGGAATACCTTTAGAATTTGTATCTTTATTATAAGGTCTATTATTCTCAATATTACTCCACATCCCTCTTATTTTCTTATAAGTATTCTCCATATCTGCAATTAGGGGGAAATATTTATTAATAAAGAATCCACGTTCTCGTAAATCATGCATATCACCAAATGTATCCAAAAATTTTACAATTTCTTGTTTTGCTTCAATAATTAATGGATTATTAGAGGCATTTATACGTGCTTTAGAATAACCTTTAGTTTCAGCAATAAATTCATTGCCTAAAGCTTCTCGTAATGCTTTTGCATTAGGTTGTGCATTAATCTTTGCAAAAATCTTATTTAATCGACTATCCTCACCATAAACTAATTTTTCTTTTAAATATCGCTTCACCATTTCAGTTTTTATGGTTAATTCCTGTAATTTAACTATATCTGGATTAGCATTGGCCATACTTTGTCCAAGAATATCAGTTGGTTTTACCATAGGAACTTCGCCTTTAGCAATTGCTGCGGCTGCATTTGGGTCTGTTTGTGCTACTGCTTGAGTTATCTTTGCTTGAGTTTCGACTTGTTTTATCTCATTAGTTTTAGTTATTTTTGATATTCTTCCAAGTTCTTGTTCCATCTGTTCTGCATGCATAGCAGTTATTTCTCGTTCTTTGAGTTTTAATGTATCTGCATCCATTATATCTTTCATTGCAGAAGACACATTTTCTCTAGAAATACTTTTATTAGCACCTTTTCTAGCCGCAAAAGTCTGATAAATTGCTACAGTTTTGGCTCTTAGACGCTGACCCATCTCCTTCAATAAGTCAATATCTATACCACTTCTTAACTTTATACCATCAGATATACCTTTACCTTGATTTGCATAGTAAGTTTCTATAGTTTTTGAAAATTGTTCTTTAAAAAATTCTGATTGAGGAATACTTAATGTTTCAGGTAATATAGATCTTACAGGTTTATTTAAATGTTTATCAGTTATAATAACTTCTGCTACAACCTTTAAATTTGTATCACCAGGAAGTGGTGTTTTACCATCTTCTGTGGTAATAAATTGGAATTTATCAATCTTATCAGATATATTTGTTTTTACAACAATACCGCCATTATCATCTTTTATAAGTGTAGCTAGTTTTTCTTCACCACCAAGTTTAACTCCAGCTCGTTTCTTCTCATTCGCTATATTATGTCGTCGTTGAGCAATTTCTCTAATAACCTTATTTCGTTCATTTTGAATAGTGTTTAAATCTAATCTATCAACATTACCAATTGCTACTAATGGTTTTAATTCCTCAATTTTCTTATCAACTCTTGCCAATCTTGAATTTAATTTGGTAAGTTCAGGATCACTCATAGGATCTTGTGAGATAGTTTTATTAAATGTCTGTGCAGCCTTGGTTTCGCCTTTATCAATAGTTTCTCCAAGTTTAGTAATTTCACCAATATGTTCAGCTATATATTTCTTATGTGAATCAACCATTTGCTGCATATCAGCCTTAGTTAACTTTTGAAATATTGAAGAATCAGGATCAATTTCCATCCATAAAGCTGCTGATCTAACTTCTGCTGGTGTGAATCCAGGACTTGTTGGCTTTATATTCTCTTTGATAGGTGCTGCTTCTTCTGGCGATGCACCAAGAATAGTAGCTAATGTCTTATCTTCTGCTGTAAAAATAAGTAACTTACCAGTAGGTGTAAGAGTAGCTTTCTGAGGAGTTATATTCTTATCAACAATCTTTTTTAAATCTTCATCTGAAAGTGTAGCTAAATCTAATCTTCGTCTTGGCCATAACTTCTCCGCCTTATCTATGAGTGCTGCATGCTCAGGTGAAGTGATATTTGTCTCTTCAGGAGCTTTCATTATTTCTTCTAATTGTTTTGCAGTAGTCTTCTTCCTACTTACTGCCTTTTCAGGAACTGAAGGTTTCACTTCTGAAATAATTTCTTTAGGAGGTAATTTTTCTAACTCAGCTTTAATCCAATCTAACTTTATATTGAGATCATCAGGTGTTATACCTTTCTTATCAACAGTTAGATAAGTTTCAATATCTTTTGCAATAAGAGTTTTATCTCCAAGTAATTCAGCAATCTTTGTTTTTATTTCTTTTCGTTTGGTTGTATCTTTTTCTTTCTTATAATCTAACCATAAATTCTTTGCTTCTTCACGTTTAACAGATGCTTGCGCTTTAACTGGTTTAATTGGTCCTACTTGTTTAGCTTTTACTTCAGCTTCTAATACATGGGTCGCCAACGATTTACCTTTAGGCAATAATGGAAGATTAATAGTTTCAAAGAATGTTGTAGCTTGAGTAGGAATAGTAATTCCACGTTCCTGCAATAATTTAGCAGTCTTCTTTGCCTCAGCTATACCAACCTGAAATTTAAATCTTAATTGACTAACTAATGTCTTATCAAGAGGTTTAGTCATATCAACTTTAGGTTTGCCTATTTTCTCTTCTAAAATAGATACCTTGGCTTCACTTATGGCAATGTTCTTCTCAATCTCTTCTATTTTAGCTGGTTTTGTTAATTCAGTAACAGTCTTCACTGTGGCTTTCTTAGTCAAGATATCAATCATAGCATCTCGATCTAAAGTACCAGGATCTAAACCAGTTTCTCTAAATTTAGTCTTAATTTCATCAGTTGTTATACCCTGGAAAGGTTCCATCAATTTTTCAACATCAACACGACCAGGAAGTAATTTAGTTTTTAAATGTTCTACAATTGCAGCAGTTTTAACTGGATCAGCAGCTAAATCTTCTACTGTAGCTCCGCCTTTAGTAACAGGTTGTTCAATAACTGGTTCTTTTACAATATCAGTTAATGTCATAGCACCAGAAATTGGATCTATTTTAACTGTCTTAGAATTATGTGCTGGATCATTGGTAATGGCTATTTTAACTTCAATAGACATAGCGCCTATATCTTTATCAGTAAATCCACGACTTGTTAATATCTTATTATAGATAAGTGTTTCAGGATCAATAATAGTGCGTATCTGTAAAGGAAGTCCTAATTGACCAGTGGTTTCACCTACTGTAGTACCAGGAACTTCAATAGCTCTCTTCTCTTGTAAAGGAAGATTTAACTGATCTAGTGTTGGAATAGTTGTAGCGGCCACAGGTTCTGGAGGAGTATATTTCTCTTTATTTCTTACTACCTCTCTTGCTCGTTTAATAGATGCAATAGACTTAATTGCTTCATTTGAATATCCTAATTTATGTAATTGATTTGATAAGTTATGTGGTAGTCGTGGTCCAATTGCACGCATACCAGCCATAGTCAAACCAGTAATAGCCAATTCTTCAGGTCTAGTTTCACCTGCCAATGCTTGAACACCAGCAGCTCCACCACCTAATAAAGCCATACCTGCTTTACGAGGTAACCGACCGGCTCCTGCAAATAAACCACCTGTTACAGCTCCAGCTAATCCAGCTTTTGCAATATCTCCTGGAGGTGCACCTTGGCCCCATGCAGTCGCAGCTTCTATACCACCAATCACCGGAATCGCAGCTAAAGCCGCAGCTCCACCTGTTAGACCTGTTAAAGCAAGAGGAATACCATATTTTGGTAATCCAATAAGCAAACCACCAAATACTTGACCAAATTTTGCTGCTAATGTATCAGGATTTTGAAAATCTTGAGGTTCAACTGCTTCAGCAAGACGAGCAAATATATCAGTTCTAACAGGATTAACACCTTGTCTAATTGCAGCATTATTAAGAGCATCAGTAACTTTATTCAATACTCTTGGTAAATCTGCAAGTCCTGATCTAACTTCATTAATTGCAGCACTAGATAAATCCTTGAAAAATCCACCTGTTTCTTGTTGAGGAATATAAGCTTCTAAACCAACTGGAGGTGTACCTTGCGGTAATTGTAACTTAGATTGTAAATCCTGTGCAAGATCAATTGTCTCTGCCATATTAATTCCTTATTTTATAATAGGTAATGGAACTTTCCGCTGAGTTAAAATTTCTGCTACTGTTTGCCATACTAATTCTGGATTACCTGAATTAGATGCTGTAGCAATTCTATAACGTTCATCTTGTGTCAAAAATGGTTGTTTTTTACTCTGTAAAAATGTATTTACACTATCAAATACAGGTTTATTTTTATGTAATATAACTGTATCTATACTTGACCTAACAGCAGGATCATCTGTCCATGCTTTTAAAGTATCATATGTTTTTGCCACATTAGGTGGGGCCATTTTAGCAGAAGTACTAAAAGGTTCTGGTAAATTGGCTGCAGTTGCGTCATCTGTAAATAATATCTCTAATGGAGAGTGTTTATATTTATCAGAAAATATTTTTTCTTTAATTGGATTACCAACTGCTGCTTTAGCTTCTTGTTTAATCTTCTCAGCGACTTTAACTTCAACTGGTGCATGTGGAGTTGGTGTTTTTGTTTCCAAACCCAATGCTGTACGCATTGTATCATTTTTAAAGAAATTTGCAGTGTCTTTATCTGTAAATATCTTATCAAATGACTTTAATCCAGGATCTCTTTCTATTAATGCTAATGCTTTTGCTTGAGCAGTATTCACATTTGTCATTGCTTGATATGCTTGTATATTTTTAGTTATAGCTTTTGCTCTTGCTATATCAGGTGGAGTCTGTGACATAGTACTTTGTAACTGTGTCCCCATATAATCTAAATATTCTTTACTCCCACCACGAGATATAAAACGTGCGCGATCTCTAGGCATTCCAGTATCTACTAAACCTTGTTCTGCTATATTCCAAAGAGCTTTCTGTTGGGTTTCCATTCGTTCTTCTGGAGTCTGATATAATTTTAATTGTCCAGTAGTTGGATCATACCCTTGTCGAATAATCTTAGCAGCTTCTTCAGATGGAACACCAAGATTTGATGCTACAGCCTTAATAAAAGGAAGGCTATTCATTAACTCTGGTTTTGATTTGGCAGCCACTTCTAAGAATTTTGCTTGTCTTTCTCTATCTGCTTCTTCTTTCTGTATTGTTTGTTGCAAGCCAAGAAGTTTAAGATTCGCTACTTGAGCTGCTCGTTGAACAATAAAATTACGTTTCTGAGTTGCTTTAGCTTCTATATCTGCTTCTTCTGTACGTATAACATCATAAGGTTCTTTTCCAGCAGATCGCTTTAAAGCCAATAATCGTCCAGCCTCACCTAACCATTCCAGCATATTACCAGGTTTTTTATATTCTGGTTTAGGCAAATCTTCCCATTTAGGAATTACTTCATCCATAATCTGTTTAAGACTTTCCATAAAATCCGTCTTAGGTTTCCACGGCGTTATACCTGCAGCAATATCTTCTTCTGTTGGTATTTCAGCTGGAGGAGGTACAACCGTAGGTGGTGTAACTTCTTCTGGTATAGGTACAAATTCTGGAGTTTCTAGTTTAGGAATTGTACTATACTGTGGCCCTCCAACTTGTTGTCCACTTTCAGGTATAGAAGGTGTTTGTCTTGTTGCTTTACTTACTGGTGCTGGCGAAATTGGCTCATTGCCTTCATCTACATTAAATACTGCTGTTGATGGTTTAGTTTTACCAGTTTTACTTATAGAAATACCTTCTGGAGTTAAAGAAAGACGTGAAAGAAAATCTTCTATACTACCTTTAACATATTGAGATGCTCGTACTGGAGCAAATAATGTTTTTTCAATCCCTTCTTGTAGTGCTTGTGCCGAAGGGCTGGGGCCGATAACTGTACTTTCTGGAGTTTGTTTTATAGATATTGGAGAAAGTGATTTTAGAAAATTCATTAAAACTGATTGACTCTCTCCAGATGCTATCTGTGGTTCTGTTGTTAAATCTGGAACACTTCCAGGAAACATCATTTGTTGGTAATACTCCAAGATTCTTGGATTAATGCTATTTATATCCATATTATCCCTCTTTATGCTGTTTTAACTCCACCTAATGCTGCTAACACTCCACCTAACTGACTCAAAAGTGACTGATCAGTTGATGCTTTATTAAATCCACCTGTACCACGTTCTACTGCTTGTAGAATATTTGCTAAATTAGCAATATTTCCTTGTGTATAAGTCTGTGGATAATTTGCCATTCCTAGTGCACTAGATAATTGATTAGGCATAGCTATATTAGATGCTTGTTGTGCTTGTGCTTTAGCTTGTTGTAATGCTGTAGCTAATTGTGTCATATAATCATTTTCTTGAGAAACCTGTGAAATCATATTCTGAACCACAGGGCCTTTAGAATATGCATTAGGAGCCACTCTACCTAATTTAGATGATAAGGCAGCTTCTCGTGCAGCCTGTGTCTGTGGTATCATATTTTCTGCATTCTGCCAAGTCTGTGCTGGAAATACATTTAAAAGTGATCCTAAATCCATTTGATTATATAATGATTGAGCTTGTGGTGTCATGGTAAGTGGTTGCTGTTGTGCAAGATTAAATACACTTTGTCCAGCTGGAGATGCGATAGGTGTTCTATTAATATCCATAGTCTGTGTTGGCGTTCCACCAGCTATTGATGCAGCTGCTCCTCCTAATCCAAGTAAACCTTTACCTGTGGATGAAGATAAAAAGTTCAACAATCCAGAACCTAATGATCCAAGTGTACTACCAATTCCACTAAGAAATGATCCACCAGTAGATGGAGAACTTGGAGATATCCAATTTCCTGCATCATCGCGCATATATCCTAAAGCTTCTGGATCAAACTGACTTACCCAGTCTTGGGCTGACTGAGTAGAATTATAAGGAGATGAATATGAGTCATTCATCCAACTCGTATCACTCAAAAATGAATTGAGATCAAAGCCTCCCATTCCACTTAAATCTCCACCAAAATCATATCCTGAGAAATCCCAATCTTCCATATTATTCTAGCTCCTTTTAGAAATGTATCCGAAATATTGTTAAATTGATATGTTGTATAGTAATATCATTAGTATTTGTTAAATTTTGTACTTGTAATTTTATTGTATCATCATAACGTATTTCAAATGTACTATTACCAGATACATTGAATACTTGATTTACTGCTAATACAGGGGCTACTAGATGCATTGTTGCAGTTGTCTGCCATACATTATTAATAGCAATAGCAAATTCAAAATCTTGTGTTCCAACAGATACTGGATCAAATGCTATTGAATATAATATAATAGTATGACCTGTTATTAAACTTCTAAATTCTTTTGTATTTTCAAATATAAAACCACTTTCATGATCAGCAGTATAACCATCAATATCTACAGGTGTTGCTGTAGCAGCAATACTTATTAACTGATTAAGATTATTAGCATACGCATGAGCATGTGGTGTCTGTTCTAAATCATTTATATGTTGTTCCAGTAAACGAATTCGCTCAGATAATGCAATTGCATTTTTCTGTGTCCATTTATCATCTAAAAGTAATGTTCCTCTACTAATTCCCATTATAATACCTTATTATATTTGATTAACTAACAAGTGTTCGTCCTTTAACAAGAAAATCTATTATTACTTTATGTATTGTCACAGTTGCATTTAATTGATTTATAGCTAATTTAAATTTAAAAGAACGTAATGGTAATGTAAAATCTAATCTCTTTTCTGCAATATCTTTATTGTTGGCTAGAGATGAAAATGTTTTTGTCACTACTGAACTAATATCATTCCAATCTGAATAACCTGTAAATGTTAATGTATAATCCTCTATACCTGTAGAATCAACAAATACAGAGACTCTTAATATTCGTTTATTTATATCCGGATATCCAAAATCAATCCAAGGACTTATCCAATAGGAATTTAATGCAATACCTAAGTCATTTTCTGAGACACCAAATCGTTGTATAAATCCATCATATGATCCCATAGCCATAAATGTATCATGGGCGCCACCAGCATCTCCAATTTTTAAAGAATAGGTTTCATATGCATTTGGAAAATCTATATGCATTAACGCTCCACCATATAAAATATTAGATAAAGAAGCGATAGAAATTTCCCATTTACTCCAATTTTTAATGACTGGATCATAAATATATATCTTATTTTTTCGTTCAGAAGAACCATCTGCAATATTAAAAAATATTTGACCTTTTTCACCAAAATTATCAGCTTCAAATGCATATGAAGGCTCTAAATTAAATCTATTTGCGCTTCTTTCTATTTTATCTGTAATTGAGGAAGGTGGATTTACACCATTAAACATATAAAATCCATCATCAGAGATAAAATATAAAAGTCCTCCATCTTCACATATTGCATTGGGGCCAACACAACCAATACCACTATCAATTCTTTCCCAATCAAAAATAGATACTCCACCTACATATTTTATAATATAGGTTCTATAACGTTTAAATACAACTAACATATCTTTAAATAACCACATAGCAGTAATAGTATCACCATCTTCATTATCTAAATCAATGAAGTTAGCAGATGGCCATACATTAGGATTAAGTCCATCATTCCATACAATACGATATCTATATCTTGTTCCACTAACAAGAATATTACCTGCAAATAAATAAGAACCCCAAGAGGCAATAACTTTTGCACCAGATGGTGCTCCAGTATCTAACAATGGAGCAATATAATTACTACCTGTATATACGGCCAGAGGTAAATCACTACCATAAGTCATAATAGCTGATCCAGCATATGCAGCGATATCTATCATATCATTAAGCCCAGGACTCCACGCTGCTAGAGCTGATCCAGATGCTGATACGGCTGTAAATATAGCCGAACCACCAGATACAGTGACAGATGCAATTGAAGCAGATGCAGCACCAGATACACAAGAAAAAGCTAAAGTAAATTCAGATGAGGAGGGATTTTGCCATTGATACATTCTAGTAATTGCTGAATTTTTCCAGGTAGATAGGTGTAATACTTCTCGTCCCTGTATCTTATTTAATGCATGTCGTGTATAAAAATCCATAGCATTGATATCAGAAGCAGGACAATCAGATAGTCTTATTTCCTGTTTAGTTATACCTTCTTTAGGAGATGCTAAACCCATACGAGTTACAACATCTTCATCTATTAAACCTTGAGAAAATCCTTCAATTATTAGTCTCATATTAAAATAAGTCTACTGGCAATCGATGCATTGCAAAATATGTAAATGCAGTATTACCAAATATATAATCGTTTTCTAATGTTTTAGTATATGCTATTTTTATTGTATCACCTGGAACAAGAAATAATATAGAAAATGTATTTACTGTTTGGTATGGAGATGTTACAGCTTCATGTATGGGTCTATAAGTAGATTGATATAATATATTATTTTTATATACATGTAACCCCATAACAGGACGAGACGGAAACCATTGTAATGATAAATAACATTGACTTATATCAGCAGAACATCCAGCAGAGGCTAGAGTTGCACTATAGCCGAATCCTTGTATACCAGATACTGAAGCAGCAGTCCAAGCTAAGCCAGTAGATGGATCAAGAGTCCAACGTTCATTATAATCTACGAAAGATGATGTCAACATAGTAGAAGTACCAAGATAATTAATATCACCTTTTCGTAATACAGTAGCTGGTATTGTTTCAGCTTCTAAATAACATGTAGTATCACAGGTACAACCTGCTGATCCATATGTGGTATTATAACAAGTAACACAATCATATACATAACATGTAGCATTACAAGAACAAGCTGCATATCCATAACAGACATTATAACAAGTACAAGATCCTTTAATATATACATAACATGTATTATTACAACTACAAGAGCTATCTCCATAACAGGCATTATTACAACTACAACTATATCCATAACATGCATTATTACATGTACAGTTTTCACCATAACATGTATTATTACATATACAACCACGCCTTCGACTTCTAAAATTTACAGTAACTACAAAAGGGCTAACTTCTGTATATAGTGTTCCTAATCCCCCTGAAAAAATATCTGTTGCACCGCATGTTTGTGTAGTATTAAAATCTGCATCATTTGCAGTTGGATAATCATCAATAGCTAAAAGATTACTTGCAGCACCAGAAACTGTCCATGTAACAATAGGAGCACCGGTCTGTAATTCTATTCTCCTAACCCCCATGTAGGTAGCATTTCCCCAATTGTCTGCAAACTTGAAGGCATAATAACGATAGGAGGTTGTATTTGTGACTTCAATATATTTAGGATCAGAAGCATCAGCAACAGCATGCTGGTCAAAGGTAGATTGTGCTGTCGTTAGCTGTACCCATGTACCATCATTCGCATAAACTAAATCAGCAAAATCACCAGAGGCAGTTGATCCCCAAAAAGTAAAATTTTCAACTCCACGATCTGTCTGTGTTCCGACGTGGTGGAAATTTTCATAATAAATTCGTTTTATAATTTTTTCTGAACCAAGGTCTATATGAAATCTTTGATTAGTCACAACCCCACTTTGAGACATCCAAGAATTATTTTCATAAGTTCCAGTCAAAGATTTTGCCGGATCTGTGGCAAAATAAGGCCAAGAATCTGTAGCATATTTAGTTGTGGCCTTAACATAGGTATCATTATGAGCGGGTGGATATTGAGATCCTTGTCCTGGAGGTATTCCTGTAGCTGATGTCACACTACTTGTAAGTTGTGTTCCAGATGCTACCATTGTAAGTTGTCCTATAAGTAAATAATATCCAGATGCTAATGCTGTAAATATACCACTTGTATGATCATATTCATTTAAAGTATCATAATCCTCTGTATCAAAAACTAAAGTATTAGCAGATGCTCCTGCAGTTACTATCACAGTATTTGTACAGGCTGCTTTAAATCTAGACCAATAATTCTGACTCAATCGTAGCCAATTACTACCACTATATTTAACTAATACACCTAATGTAGTATCAAATGCCAATGCTCCAGACATTGGACTAGTTAATGCAGCAATTTGAGTTGTTGTTCCCTCATATATTGCGCCAACAGAGCCAATCCTATGTTCACCAGATAACCCAACACTACCAGATGCTGGACTATAATGTTCTATATTATATGCATCTTCGATAGCAGAAAAATTCTGTTGTAGGATATTGGGAATTTGTTTAATTTCATTTTCACTATTAGGGTATACCTTTTTCCATTGTCCCATAATAATTCCTAGCAGATTCTATAAATATTAAGGAAGTTACGGTCTGAACCTCCTACTAATACAATACTTGTTGTACGTGAATGTGTTACTTTTACCTTTATTTTATCTCCAGCTATTAATGATAAAATAGTTGTAATTCCCTGATACAATTCATCAGATGATAATGTGTAACAATATGTCACAGGAGATGTTTGTAATATATCACTAGAATTATATTGCTCAATTAACATATTAATTGCAATAGCACCAATAGCAGTAAAACTTGCCTGTGCACGAATAAAATAGAATCCAGCAGCTTTAGCTATAAATGTATAGGTTGTATTATTATATTCATCCAAATTATCTATAGATTCTGTATCAAATGGAATAAGTCCAGTTGTTCCAGCAGTAATAAGATAATCTGTACTACGATATGCTATTACTTCACTATGATTCAATAAATTTATCTGTTGCCAAGTAGCTCCAGTAAATACATTAGATACTCCTAATACTGTATCTTGTGCCATCGCTCCTGTTGAAGGATCTGTAATAGCCGTGATACCAGATGTTGTAGTAGATGTTATAACAGGTAAAATACCAGGTTTATGTCGCCCAGATAATACAACAGTTAATCCATTATGCTCTAATGCACTCATATCTTCAATAGCTGTCCAATTACCTACATAGATACTAGAAATATCTACAATAAATGAACCTGTGGTAGGTACTGTTTTACTCCATGCCATAATAATCCTAAGATAATCTTATAATATGTAAACTTGCATTTACAAGTGTAATAGAAGATGTATGTTCCTGATAACCATATAGTTCAATTTCATCACCTGTTACCAATGATAAAATATCTGCTACATCTACATTTCGCATGGCTGCACCATAAAGCACTGATTTACTCCATAGTATACTATTTAAACCTATTGCAATACCTTTTTGATAATTTAGTACTGTTTCATGAGGAAAACGAATACTAGCTTTAATAAAATAAATACCAGTATTAAGTACAGTAAAACGTCTTGTAGTAGAATTAAATTCTGACAAGGTATCATAATATACTCCACTAGTAGCACCTGCTGATGTTAACTTTGTCCATGCACTAGTAGGAATTGTCTGTTCATTAAAAACTACTCGTAATCTAGAATATTTATTAGCTGTAAGTTGTCCCCATCCAGTTGATCGATAAATTAAAGTTTGTCCATTGGTAGTATCGTAACCAATAGCTCCAGTTCCTGGTGATGTTGCTGTTGTAATAGTAGTATTAGTATCTACAAGAAGTATTCCAGATTTACCTGCAATATGTTGTCCACTGCCGCCGCTGGTAAAAGTTTGATGATCAATATCCCACCAATCCTCAATAGCTTTCCAATTATTTCTAATTTGAGAATTAGGATCATCTGCAACTGATCCACTCACTGATGTTGAACCTAGCGGAAAATTAGCATTCCAAGTCATATATTAGTTCTCTAGATAATGTTTTATATTCTCTATTTTGTCTATATAAGGTTCAAAATGACCAAGCATTAAATTACATGCACGATGTAAAAGTCCTCGTATTTTATTAGTATCATGGTCATGGTCTACAACAGCTGAAGAAAAGTCAAGAGGTTGTTCACAAATAGGGCATATCCCATTTTGAGATTTCCATATATTCATATACTCATCTTGTGTTAGACCATAGGAATATAATATTTTACGCCATTTGTTATAATCTTTATTTGCAACATACCATTTACGAGAATTTTTGGTAATTTTATCTTTATGTTCTTTATAATATTGTTTTGCTTCTATTTTAGTTTTGAAGGGCATTATTTATTTTCCCACCGTGTATTTAATTTCATAAGTAAAGGAAATAATTTCTTAAATTCTTCACAAAAAGGACTCTTATGTCCATACTCACCAAAGGTGAGCTTTTGAACATAAGGGCATCCAGCCTGACAAAGAGTTACCCATTCACAGTCATGACATTCTGGTATATTCTTAGCACTCCATCTTTGAGGACATTTTAAATCACTCCAATGTATATGAGTATCTATATGTCCAATTACTGTATCTTTGTCAGGATTACAACTTCTTAATGTTCCATCAGGATCTATAATCACTAACCACCGACCACAGGAATACGGATTTTTCACACTTTTCCAAGATGGGTATGTAGATTCCACAATCCAGTTAGGCCAGATTGGTCGTGGAGAGGCCAATAAAATTTCTAAAACTTCCTTCATTTGCTTTCCATATTCTTTTACATATTCAGAATCTTTTCCACCATCATATAATCTATTAATTCTCATTTGACAATGATGCTTAACTGCCAATTGAGCTAAATTAGTAATCCTTGGCATGTTAACTTTATTCAATACTATTGAAAGAGTACAACCACCACATATGGCTTTAATCTGGCAAATTTTATCTTCTATTCGTGCCAAACTGTCATATGTGGGATTCAGTGCTATTTTTATTCTTCGCACTTTAAATACTTTTAAAATATCCTTTGTTAAAAGATCACCATTTGTATGAAATATATGACCATCAGGAGGTAGAGGTGTCACCCACCCTATGTTCGATTCCATCTGGTCTACTAGATATAATACAGTATCTACAACATTTAATGGTTCTCCACCAAGAAATGACACCCTGAGATGTTCAACTTTCTCTTCAATACAAATATTTTTAAGCCAATTAATTGCTTTATCTGCTATTTCTATAGACATATTTTCATTGACTGATGGATTGTAGCAACCATCACATCCCCTATGACATATATTTGTAGGAAAAAAGAATACCATTAAATTATGCATTCTGTAACTTCTTTACCTGTTTTGCTGCATTATCCATTTCTTTTATCCAACGTTTAATTGTTTCTAAACTTCTATTAGGAACTGCACTCATATATGTTACTAAATCCATACTATTATAGATCTCACCATTAAATTCAAGTATAGCAAAATGATTATCATTATATTTAAAAGGATGGTTTATACTAATATATTTCTGAACATCTGGTGTATCACTTATATATCTTTTACCAATACACGGCATCTTATTCATATCGATAATATCATAGAAAAATAAAGATGCACTTGATTTAATAGGAACATAAGCATATAAATACTTTGCAATTCCAGATTTAAACATTAAATGAAGAAAATCTGACATTAAATAACGCACGTATTTTGTTTGTCGATATTCAGGATATACTAATTTAATATTCTCAAAATCATATTTACCATACCCATCAGGATTGTCTAATATTTCCTGAGATAAAATACATCCAATACATATATCGTCTTTATACGCATAAATACAATATTTACGATCAATCTGACTTCCTTTATTAATATTTATAGAAGTAGTATGAGTTAAATATGTTGGATTATATTTAAAGAACTTTCTTGTGATCTCACGTTCTTCAAGAGAAATATCGTTTACATCTTTATATAATATGTTAGGAAATATAATAATACCTTCTGAAGGTAGTAATCTATCCCAATTTTGCAAAAAATACATGTCGTTTGTAGCCCTCTAGATCAGTAATTTCATCTGCTATAGGTGTCATATCGTCTATATAACTAACTGGTAGAATTCTATATAATTCAGATTTCTTCAATTCTTTAAAACAAAATTCCATAAATGTATTTGTACATTCTTGTACTATTGCTTTATCTTTAGAAGCAATAGCTCGTTCCCAATGTGATTTATCTTTATAATTAAATAATACCTCTCGCGATATAGGTTCCCAATTATATATTACATACCACGAATCTGCAGAATCATATACAACATCATCTACTAAATAAGCCATTAAATATTCATTAGTTATATGACTATCATTAAAGAATGATTTCATATATCTTGTAGCTGCACCAACACTCATTATCTCAACTTTATCTTTTTTATAATGAATAATAGGTGCATCTCTATTAATTGTTAATTCACCTTTAATATAACGACTAATCATATCTTCTGGTGAATAAGTTGCTAATTTTAAATTAGTATATTTATTAACTAATTCAGTCCAAGGAGCAATAGCTATAAAAAATAAATTATCTCCTTCAGCTTCTGGAATAGGGTACTTAATATTCTGACGTAAGCGTAGGGCATTTGCAAATGGGTAAATTCTAGGCATCAGTCGCCTCATTATTTCTCATAGTCTATCTCCTCAATTACTATGATGCCTTCATCTGTTGGAAATGTAAACTGTGCAACCTCTAAACGACCTGGAACTAGACCACCTTCAAATACCAAAATATCTTTAATTTTACATGTATTTAATACATATGCATCATTTAATTCCTGTACAAGTTTGTCATTTTTACCTATTTTATATCTATCTTTAGCGCCATCAAGCATATATCTTATTCTATTTATAAAATTATTATACATAGATGGTATTTTATTAAAAGAACTTTGTTCTCTAATTTTTGTTATTGAACTTTTAATAACTTTAGGAAAGATTTCTATATCAACACTATTTCCTAATTTACTCACAGATTTTTGAAAAAATGATGCAATATCTGGTCCTTTGATAATAATATCATTTCTACTAACAGTTGAATGTTGAAAAGCCATTGCACCCATTACTATAGCAGTAGCTCTTTGAATATAATCATCAGTCAATAAAAAATCTTTATATAATGATACAAATGCAGCAGCTTTTTGAGCCATTGGTGCTCTCCAACTTTCGTCTATTTTAAATGCATTTTGATCTTCAACTATAAATCCTTTATCTATAATATCTTGTACCATTTTTTGTGATTTCTTTTCAGGAGCAAAACCCAAACCTAGTGTTAAATGGTTTAACCAATCACGAGGTCGTCCTACAACTTTTACTACATATGTTCCAGGAAATGTTTTAGCAAAATCTAATAATGCCTGATGTCCAGCATGTAGACCTTCAGAATGATTTGCTATCGGGACTATTACTCTACCCATATTTAACCCCTTCGCTCCAGTGCAGAAACACGATTATTCAAATCTGATATTAATAATGCTATCGTTTCCAAAGAAATCGTGGGAGGATTGTCTATTACTGGACCTGTATAATGTTCAAAATTGCAAATACAGTTTTTATCTTGTGATATAGCCTTATCACCTATTTTTTCTTTATAATACATTGATATCTTTTTTTGTACTTCGACATATTTACATAATCCTATATGAGGAATTTTTATATCACCAGTAAAGTCAAAGTTGACCGCATAACATCCCGAATTGCAAGGAGTATCTTTAAGCCTTGCACATCCATTACATTGATTATGAGAAAAATCTATAAATGACTGTCTAAATTCTGATCTAGTAATTCCATGATCAATATGACCAATACAAATTTCTTTATCTTGCCATGCTCGTTTATCGTCAAATTTGAAAAATCGGTGACAGGGCGCTATGGCTCCATCAATATCTATTCCAACATAATTACGTCCTCCACCACATGGATATTTGCTATTATCAGCTGCCTGATATGATTTAAAATGTTCTATTTCAATAATATGACCATTATCACGATAAGTTTTTAATAGATCTACTATCTTATATCCTTGTTCTTCAAAGATTTTCCACTTTTCATCTGTCCATTTTGTCTCATAAACTGGAGAAAAGATTATAGAATTAAAACCAAAATCGATTAAGTACTTAACATCATTATATAAGTTATGAATGCTATCAGCCGTGAGGCCTAGTCTTGGTCTATAGAATGGCCATCTCTCTAATACTTTTTCCATATTTTTCATAATGGTAGCATGAGAACCCTGACCATCTTTAAATCTTCTATAGAAATCATGTGTTTCTTGTGTACCATCTAAACTGACTAAGAAAAATATCTTATGTTCATCTAAAAAATCAAATTTCTCTTCAGTCAATAATGTACCATTAGTCGTACCACCAAAAGTAACAGGCACCACAACCTGTACACTTTTCTCCTTTGCGTAAAGAACAATCTTTTGTAATAATGACCACTCTAGTAATGGTTCGCCTCCCCAAAAACTAATTTCAACAGGATTAACTTTATCAGCATTTTTGAAAAGAAAATCTACAGCTTTATAAGCAATTTCTTCTGACATACGGCCAACTCTACATCCATATGTAAAACAGTATGAACATGCTAAGTTACAGTTTCTAGTTAAATTTAATGATGCACGTGTTATTGGATAGTTCATATAAGTTTTAAAAGTTCTTCCATAAATTGAGAATTTGTTCCTAATTGTTTTGATAAACTTTGTGGATCTCCTATACGTTGTAATACACCAAATGATGGATTAAGAGATGATGGTATCGGAGTCAGTGGTTGTATATCAGATACTTCTCCTAATGAAGTAGATGTTCCTGCTTGTTGTTCTAATACTGATGTTAGTGATTGTGGTTGACTTCCTAATGTAGAAGATATTGCTGGTTGTATTTCATTAGTCTTATTAAAAAAAGCTGCTTGTTGTTCTGGAGTCATTTGCCAAAGTGGTGTTGTTATTTCTTTTGAAACATTATATGCAGCATAAGGATTTGGTGGGCTTTGATACCATCCTCCCTCCATATAAGGCCACATATTTCCCTCAAGATCTGTCTGACGTTGGGCCTCTGCTGTATATTGATTATACCCACTTTCACTATAAGTAGGATTTGCTACTGTTTGATACCAAGGAATTTTAGATGTATTTTCACCAGATAAAGTAGGACTTCCTAATAACTGTTCATGAGTACCAGCTACGGTAGTTCCATAATTCAATGCTAATCCAGATTCATTCGTGGGAGATATTCCCTCATATGGATTTCCTGTCATAGACATTAATAGATTTGAAGGAGCTTCTTTTTGATATTGTTGTTCCCACCAAGATGAAGGCAGATTTGCAACATCACCAGTTCCATATGCTCCTGTATACATACTTGCTGGACTATATGAAGTCCATCCTTGAGAAGGATCATATACCCAACCAGTTGGCCCACCTCCTGTAGTTGCTCCACGAAGTTGAGACATAGCAGTCGTTTCTTCTCCTGTATACATGCCTGTTATTTGGCCATTATTACCTTCTACATACATATTATTCATTTTTGCTATACCATAGATATCATAATCAGTATAGCCCTGTGCTTTTAATTGTTCAACTCGTTTAGCTCCACTATTGAATATAGGTGTTATTGCCTCACCAATTCTTTTTTGCATTTTTTCATCTCTGCTACCAAATGCTTCAAATAACATAGCAATTCCAGGCCCGATTAAAGGAATATTACTAGCATAACTAGCATATGGATTAGTGTAATTTTGACCTGCTTCCATAGTGACCATAGATTGAAAAGGAGCGATTTGAGATGCAAGACCACTAAAAGTATTTCCCACTACATTTCCTAATACCGTTCCTAATCCTTTACCAATCAAATTTCCAGCCATACTATTAACACCTGGGGATATAGTCGCTCCTGTTCCAAGGGCAGGTATATTTAATAGTCCACCAAGAGTACTTGATAATTGTGAAGTCATCCAAGGAAGAACAGGATTATCTCCCATTATTCCACCAGCTGATTTAAGTCCTGCTGATCCCAGTAGTCCTAATATACCAGAAAGAGAGAGTTCAGGTGTAGTTCCACCTAAACCCAATTGAGATGCTAGAGCTTGTATTCCTGTACTACCAGCGTTCTGTCCAACATTAGATAGAACACTATTTAAATAACTTGAAAGTGATGGTTGTGCTGTCGGAGTTGTATCTGTTATTGCCATATTATTTTATAATTTCTAAATCCACAGTGATCCTACTATTGTATAAACTCGTCCTTGTATTGAATAAGGAGAATAAGCATCTAGTGTCCAACTTGCTTTCGTTGATGTGGTTATAATATCTCCATTTTTATTGTATCTTGTACCTCCACCAGTAGCACAACTAATTGTTCCAGAAGCTTGATAACTACCAATACGATCATTCTTTTCAACCGGTATCCAGCATAACAAATCAGAATTTAATCCTGCGTTAAGAGAATATGCTGGACTTTCTCCTATAAAAATAAAGTTAGTGCCATCATCTCTAAATATTTTTAATTTAAATACAGTTACATTTGCAACTATATAGACAGAAAATGATTTCATTATACCTCTACATTGAGAAATAGAAGCACTATAAGCATCTATAGCTGTAAATGGGCCTCCGGCTTCTCCACGGACTATAGGATCAGAACCAAATAATTGATAAGACATATTATATTTCTGTCCATTCAAGAGTAAAGAACATTATACTAGCAGTATTTAATAAAGTATCTCCAACTGCCCCAGAGGCGGTACGACTTTTTCTCATAATTTCCCATACTGAATCATAACCAGAGAGCATTACTGATGGTGTAAAGATAAATGGAGATAAGTTTAAAGCATTAGCTGTTGTACCAGCTGACACCGCAGCTGATGATATTTCTGTCAATGCAGAATCAAATATCTGGCCGCCTGATACTCCCACACCATAAATAGTAAATACGACTCCAGCTGGAGATGCACTAGTAGTTGATGTTTTCCATCCTATTGTACCAGTCATAGCAGTCTGATTCCAACTACCTAATGTTATAGATGGAGTAAACGCCTTTGTATCATTTCCACTTGGAGCATTTATTTGACCATAGTCAAAATTAGTCCCTTCTGTTTGTGCAAAGGCCATCCAAGCAGAAGTAGGTGTTGCTCGTGATTCAAATGCACCAGCTGGAATTATTACTCTTTTAGCTCCTCCAATACTTGTAGGAGCTACATACGTTCCATCTCCTCTAAAGAAAGTAGTAATATTGCCTGGAAATTTTGGGATTAAACCATGTGCTCCAGATGTGACATTTAAATCTGTATTGTCATCCGCAGAAGCTAAATCATCTAATTTTATAGAGTCTGCTCCGCCTGATAGATGCTGTGAGGCATGTGCAGATGCAGCAAAAGCTAATGAATCTAATCCATCTAATAAATTAGAATCATTAGCATTTAAAGAATTTGTAGCTGTTGAAGCACTTAAAGCATTCACTGCACAAGTTGCAGAAGCCACTATTGACGTAATCTCTGTTCCTGAATGTGTATGTGCGGATGAAGCAAATGCATCAAAGTCATATCCATCAACTTTATCTGCATCTAATCCCTTACCTGCTCCTTCACCTGTAAATGTTAGTCCATGTACATTAGAAGTAGCTTGTCGATGTGTCTGTACTAATAATAATTCTGAATCTGCACACACAAGCCCAGTATCAAATAATGTATATTCTGCTATACCTTGTGCGGCATATGTAGGTCGATAAATAAAAGATGCCCAATTTCCCATTAATATTAATCCTTATATTATTGTCCAATTAGTAATAATTTTTGGTAATGTGTCCCAAGATGTAGTTCCAACAAACCATCCTAATACAAACCAATCTCCTACAAACCAGTCACCTGCAATAGTAGGTAACTTATCTATTTTTGTAAACCCATCTGCTGATTTGGTTACTTTTGTCCAAGCCATTAATTAGCTATCTTCATTATACGTTTTATTTGTATTGGAGAAAAATCTTTATAAGTTTTCCATCTTATTAATGTATCTGCATTTTGCCTATTTTTTTCATGTTGTAATATTGCTTTTATTTCTTGTGAATATAATGTATCAAATTTTTGTGCTTTTTTATCGTCTTCTAAATAAATAGCTCCTCGTAATGTGGCACCAAATATTACAGCCTCATTATGAAATGTAGATATATAATCATATTCTACATCACTTGTCCAATCTGCTGGATTAGCATAATATCTTATTGTTAATGTATATGTTCCATTAGGAATAGGATATAAATCAAATTCCATACCTCTATCTATATAATAATCAGGTTCATCTTGTTCACTAGAACCTATTGTAGTCAAATATTTTGTTGTACCATCAGTACTTTGTATATCTATATCTGTACCATGAATTGAATCAAATTCATTAGTACGTAATCTTATCAACTTCTTTGTTCCAATAAATAAATTTAAATGTCCTAAATAATCAGCAGGTAATGCATAGCGGGCTATTCCTGCTGATGTGGTTGCTGTTGCTTCTGTAAATAAGTATGCGAAATCATATTTTGTTGCTATATTTCTACGAGTATCATTAATCCACGAATTAATAGATGTATCTAAATCAGTACGACCATCTAAATACTCAATAACTCTTGTACGAATTGTACCACGATCTGAGAAAGCCATGTTTATTCCTCATAAAACGTACTTACCATATGTTAGCGGACAGTAAGTACGTTGAGACAGTCCGCTTGCCTATAGGTCAAGTTATGTACTTGTATGCTCCATTTGTTTATGTTTTCCAATCTCAACTCCACTTTTCCCAATAAATCCACATCCAGGTACTGGGCATGTAAATACCTTTTTAGCCTTTGATGTTTCTACTTGTAACGCACTTGAGATATTAAGTTTAGCAAATAGCTGTTCAGCAAAAGCATTCAACTTGGTATCTAATTTACTATCAATAATAGAATCTAAATCTACTACAGGATCACTTCTCTTGTCTGGTTGTATATGTGATCTTGCAGCTTGTGCTAAAGGTGATGGTGTATTAATAGTAGCTATTGCTCCAGTAACCATTTCAATAGAAGGACGAAAATATTCAGGATGGTTTGCAATCCATTCCTTTTCATCTTCTACTGGTGCAAATCTAATGTTGCAATAGTCATGTTTCAGCATCATCGCAATAATTTCTGGATCTTCAATTTCTAGACGACCATTCATAAATTCTACTGTACGTCCAGGAATTTGTACTCGTTGTCCATTTGCGTCCAGAATGTAAAATGCTGGTTTAAGTATTACCCTCAATCGTTTATTTCTTGCCATAAATATCATAATATTACTCCTTTCAATCGTCTATATCTTCTCTTTTAAGAAGTTTCAAGCGTTTTGACAGAGGCATGACATAGGTTTTAGGATCTTTTGCTGTAGATTTATATTGCATAAATTCTATACCTAAATCTGCTTGATCTGTTTTAATTTGTAAATAAGGCATTATTAATAATAGAAAATCTGCAGCTGCTTTATCTTTCCATTTTGCTTTATATTTACCATCTGCTCGTTTTCCTATTACTGCACCAAATTTCTGTAAAGCAGTCATAAGCTTAAAATTTGAAGCAGTTATCCATACAAATAAACAATGTTCATCTACCACTTCTTCAGGAATAATTGTATGAATAATATTAATACTACCTATTGTATCAAAAACTCCTGCCGCATAAGCAATATCGCAATCTTTGTACTGCATAGATTCTCCATTGAATTTTATAGGGGCCGAATCTAATCAGCCCCTATAGTTAAAGATTAAACTAGATTAGCCGGTCACTCCTGTGAGCATTCCCATTTTTGTTAATGATATCTAAATTATTGATATCATACTTGGACATTTCTGCCAAGTTCTGCATATTCAAATTATATGCAGATCGGACTGTAGCATCATCCTCTTTAATAGGAGCCTCTCGCTCAGTCTCTACGCCTGACTTCTGTCTTGGCTCGGAATTATCATCGCAGACTTTTCCCGATTTCAGAGAGGTTTTACAAGAGAAATTACTTTCTCCAGGCACGCTTTTTAAACCTGACAGTTTCTCTTTATAATATTCACGAACTAATATATCGGCTTTTGTCATTCCTCTAATATAAGCATGACAAACTTTTTCTTGATATTCAATTGCTATTAAAGCTTGTTCATACTTTTCTTTTAGCCAAGGAAGAATAGTTTGTAAGAATTGTTTTGCATTTTCTCGTTCCACTACATAAACAAATAGTTCACGATAACCATGTTCTTTATTTTTCTTACAACTAGTTCTTGTAACAAAACCAATATTAATAGTGTCTTTTATCCATTGCAAAAGTTTTCTATTAGCCATAGTAATTTGTATACGTAAGTAATAATGAACTTTACCAGTTTTAGCTCGTTTATTACGAACAATATATACACATCCTTCACTATCAAAAACTCCAGCAATATAAGATAAATCTTCTTTATTCATAAATATTATCCAGTTACTCCGGTCAATAAGGCATGCTTCTCTTCATTATGGAACTCAAAGCCGATTTCGCAAATATACTGATCTTTTACGAAATCGTCTCCTGGATGCTGAATATCAGCTTCCATCGTTACGTCTCTATTCTGAAGATAGCGATAAACCATCTCGTCGAGTTTCAACGCAAACGCATAGCCACCATACAAAGAAGTATTCGACACAGAACCAGCGTTTTCTAGCATATAGTCCTTGATCAAATTCAAGGTTCCATGAGGAGAGAGATACTGAGCAATTGCAATTCCGTAGGTTTTATCCTTGGAATACATCTGCAATTTGCCCTGCGCCCATTGACTAATTACGGATATGATAAGAGGAGAAGCCAATAAATACACTTCGTCTCCACCAAATCTCGTCACTGTCCTAATGAAAGCCTCAAAATCGGATTCAGTAAGAATTCCGCCAACTGCTGTCACGTTTGTGCTGATAAAATAATCAGCTCCACCTGACGTTCGCCGTGCGTGAGAGATAGTTGCATCTAACCCACTCGACGTGTCTTCTAACCGCTCGCCATATAAAGCCATACGCTCGATGTCTCGCATTAACTCAATACCCTTTACCTTCCGCTCATACGCACGATAATTTCCGCCGTACAATTCAGAATTTAACATCGAATTAGTCACCTCAACGGATTTTCTAATAGTCTGTAGATAATTGAAAACACGAGCAGCTTTGCGACTCTTGGACACTAATGCAGTAGAAGCAGAACCTTCCTCAAATGCCGCACCGATGATCACCATAGTAGAAGAATTTGCTGCACTAGCTGCAGTTGTTGCGCCATACGCTCTAATAGCCGTAACCGCACATGCTGCAGTTGCTGTAATAAGAATAACTTCACCAGTAGCAGGAATCTTAACGAGATCATACTTGTTAAAGTAGTTACCTTCGTTAGTTGCCACAGTAAAATTAGTCGCAGCAGATGTAGCAGAAGCTGCCAAAGATGACCAAGATGGATTTAAGTCGTTTTCAGGCCATTCGATTGTAGTATTAATAGCAACTCGTTTATTAAGACGAGAAACTAGAACATACAAAGGCAATCTGTTACTTTAAGACCTATTTCTAGGCGGATAGTTATTTCTAACTATCTCTACATATCACTATGTAGTTCGGACTATATCATCAACGAAGTATTAAAACTTTGTTGGCTTCCCGTATAGTCTCTGAGGGAGATGGTGGATTATGTTTTAAATCTAGTAATTCTTGAATTAACTTATTAAGTATTTCATCTTGATCAAGTGGTTTCCAATCAGGATCAACATTCCATCCCGTCCATCGTGATCCTTGAATCTTTTTAAAACCACCTTTATAACCAAGACTATCTCTATATTCAATTAATTCTAAGAACTTATGTACTTGATCTCGCTTATTGTAAATGTAAGGTAAAATTCCTAAAAGAACTTTCTTACAATTTCCTTTTCCTTGTACTACAATTGAGATTGCCCATTTTCTATTAGGTCTATTATCTTTATAAGTTCTATAATAAAACCCAATCTTATTTTCTTTATAAATTATACTAACTTTCTCAATCATACGAGGATCAGTATTATCAATTTTAATTCTACAATAAAAGCCCTTGGTTACTAATAATTCACCAGTTTTTTTACTTAGATTCTTTCTGGTACACCAATTAGCTTCTAATGATCCTTCTCCATCAATAATACCTGCGAGCCAAGACCACCTTATCTTCCTGCTGATTGTCTCTTCGTCCATACTTTATTCCTCCTTGGGAAATGGATATGAGATATTCCAGCATCAGGGATGCTTTATAGCCACCCATTTTACTAAGCGGCTTCTGGCTGTAAAAGATAAATTTTATCAGCCATGTCAACGACTCTCAAGTTCGACAATATATTCTGAGAACCAGTTGCATTCGTTACCATTGTAGCTGCCATATTTTTATTTCACCCCTTTCTTTTTTAAGTATTTTCTGGCCTTACCTTTTTGCTGCTGCTAAATCAAGCCCATGCAAGAAATTAGTAGAAGGAGGTCCAGATGCCATCATCTCTGCAAACATTTTTTCCTCTTCAGTCATTGGTTTATCTGTTGCAGTTGGTGTCTGCCGATCAGCCGGACTTATAGGAGTTGTCTGAGATGCTGTTAGTGTACCCGAAAGCGATCTTCGTTTTTTAATCTTCTCTGCAATCCTTTGTTCAAGTTTTGTAAGAATCTCTTCTTCTGATAATGATGGAGCTGGTACTGGATTCGTAGTAGAAAGATTTAATTCTTTCTTCATAGTATCCAACATTGCAGCTTTTCTAGCTTTGGCTTCATCGTAAACACGAGGAAGAGAAGCTATTGTATCATTAACCTTTGGATTTTCTGCAACAATTTGACGCATTAAAGGACGTAGTTCTTCAAAGTCAGAATGATCTGCTCTAAATTTTTCTATATATTCTTTAACCGATCTACTATTGTCATATTCTACAAATGCTTGTGGAAGCACTTGCTTCAAAATGGCATGAACGAGAGGTGGAACCATTTTTACAATGGATTCTTTTGGTCGTTCAATAATAGCCTGATCATCCACCTCATCTAATGGATTAGATGGAGTTACTATTGTTGCATCTGTCGGAGATGTCTGAGATTTCTTTAAAAGTTCTTGAACAATAATATTCAAAGAGGCCAATTTATCATTGGCAGCCTTTAAAGAAGATTCTAAGTCCAACGACTTAGGCGAAGATGTTACAACCTGCGTAGATTCAGGTACTACAACAGGAGGTGCCACAATTGCAGGAACTATTGGTGTAGTTACTGCAGGTGGCAGGTTCACCGGCTCTACAGTCGGGGTGGCTGGCACAGTAGTCGGAACTAAAGCTGCTTCAGCAGCTGTGTCCTCAAACAGAGCCTGCAAATCTGCGTCGGAAATACCAAAATTACTATTTAATGTGTCATTAACTATCTGATCTAATGATTTCTTTTCAGCCATTTAATTTTCTCCTTTCATTCTATGCACTCTTCTTGAGTGTTTTAAATGCTTTATCTCCTTCATCAATGCGATTCTTGATGAAATTTAAGAGAGTAAAAAGTGATTTTTGTTCTGCTCTAATATCGGCTAATTGATCATTAGGAGCTTCTAAATATCTCTCCTGAGAGATCTGTCTATTAATATGTTTCTCCATAAGATCTTTCCAGCCTGGAGAATCTTTCATAGATAAATACATTGCTCCGACTTCAGCAGCTTTCCGTAATTTTACTTCTTCTTCTGTAGTAATCTCTTTATGCACAGAAGATTCTAACAATAATTCCTTACGATCCATTGTCACCTCCGTAATTAAAATTCCCATTTACGACCAAGTTGATTAACTTCTGTTGGGCGTGGTATATCTTCTAAATATGTACTTAATTTGTCAGATTCAGTGGACATCATACCTCCACCTTTTTTAGAAGTAATTGTGCCGCCACGTCCTGGTTTTTGTATATATTTACCTATTTCTTCTTTTATAATATCTTGTATTTCTTTAGATTTTGCAATATCTTTTTGTTTCTCAATAGTTTTACGTCCAGGTGATGCTGTTTTAAGTAATTTAACTTTGCCTTCTTCTAAAGGATTCAATACATTATTCCATAATTTAGATATAATTTTAGGAGCATCTTCAGAACCAAATTCGGCAAATAATAACATTTCTTGTTTTGGAATCAATGCTCTTAATCCTTCATGAACATGTTGTGCTACAAATTCTAAATCTAAAGCAGCTGAAGGATCTTTAGGATCTTTTATATTACTTAATAATGTAGTAGCCTGTTTTTTATATGAGCTCTCAGGTAAATTTTTTACTCTAGTTTTTAATTCGTTATAAAATTTTACTCTTGCAAAAGGATTTTCTTCAATTTTTGATCTTAAAGGATGAAATTCTGATGTTAAATTCATCATATCTGTATATGTCTGTTGTAATATTTCTGAAGTTTTAGGAACTTTAGTTTTAGTTAATTTTGTACTTTCTTTAAGTGGAACATAATTACTTTTAGCAGGTTCGCTCTGTAACAATTTCCACATTCTATCTTTAGCTTCTGAAGTAAATGGAATTTTACTTTGAGGAAGTGATATACCTAATTTATTTCCTACATGTTCAGCCATTAAATTCTCAATTAATCTGGCTCCAAAATCTTGCCTCAGTATATAAGGAGATACTCCAACTTTTGTAAGAGCTGCTTCTGTTCCTATTGGAGATTTGGCATATAGTACATTTAAAAGATTATTAACTTCTGGATCAAGTGATTGTAATCCATGTGCTCCTTCATGAATAACCGCAGTAGGATCAGGTCTATATAATTGTGCTGTTCCTAATGGACGCATTTGAGATGGCTCAAGATATTCAGCAATAGTTAATGGTGATTTTGGTATAGGTTTCATTACATTCACTGGCATCTTTGCTGTAACTGCACTCATACGTGGAGAAAGTTCCTCTGCTGTTGCTCCAACCTTTTTTATCGTATCAAGCATTTTTAATAATTGTGGGGATGTTTGAGATGATGTATTATAGATAAATCCAGACGGTCCACCAATCATACCTGTAGGATCAAGAAGATTTAACAATGATCCTAATGCAGATGGTCCTGTTCCTATATTAGGAAATTTTATTTCTTTACCTCTATATGATTCTATCATTTCAGGTGTAAACATGTTTAACAGAGAAAAATCACGCAGATTTTGTATATCTGCTTCTCTCTGTTGAGACATACTTTCTCCAATTTGACCACCTAAAATTGCCATTATTCTGTTACCTCTAAATATTTTATTGCATTACCTAAAATTTCTTTATTATCACCAGCATTGCCTAATATTAAATTACACTGATTACATAATAATCCTCTTACTTTATTAGTTTTATGATCATGATCTACACATAACATATCATAGATTTTACCGCATATAGCACATTTATTTTCTTGTTGTAAAAATAATTGTTTATATTGATCTTCTGTTAATCCATATTTATAACAATTTCTACGTATTCTTAATTTATCTTTATTACGTACTTTATAGACTTTATCCCATATTTTAGCTTTATCAGGATTATTCTTTTTATACTTTGCATTTCGCTTTAAAATTATATCTTTATTTATATTATAATAAGTTTTGCCTTGTTGTAAGAGGTTTTCTTTATGTTTAAGATAATATTGTCTACGATATTCTTTAGACTGTGACATATTATTCTCCACTAACTCCAGGCATAGTTCCAGTTGTTGGCCGTGGGCCTCCAGTAGCTCTTGATAGCAGACCACCTCCTGCAGCCCGTGCTAATTCTTGCATTTGTGTTTGTGGACTGATCACTGGCTGTCCTGGTGGGGCGACAGGTGGTGGACCACCTTTACCACCTGGTGCTTCTTGACCAGTTTGTGCCATCATGGCTTGTTGCTGTTGCTGCATTGCCATTGCTTGCTCAGGTTTTAATAATCTTCCGATATTTCTAATATCCAATACATCAAGAACCATTTTTCGTAATTCAACTTGATCCATATAAGGATCTTGATTGAACATTTTATAAGCTTGCATAATCTGCTGAATTCTAACTTCCTTAATAGCAGTAGTTGAAGAGCCCATGGGCTGAAAGTTATATTGTTTCAGCATCTCATTAATATCTTGCTGATAAAAAGACATACCATTATATCTCTGAAACTCTTCAATTCCAACAATTTTAGCAAATTCTTCAGGTGGTAAGAAATGATAATCTAACCATACAAACATTTTTGCAATACTGCGTAGAACAGTAAACTCTAACATCTTAATAATTGTATCAAATCTAATATTTGATGCTTGTTGTAATCTTATAATTCCTGTAGCAGTTTCTCTACGTTCAGGTGGTTCTCCTTTTGAATATGAATACTCGCCTGTGGCAGTATCCATATCTCGTTTTATAATATCTTCTTCCATATATGCAGATTTAGTAACATCACGAGTATCTAATGGTTTAATAGCATTAACATCATTAGATAAAATAACATTACCTGGGTAAGATATCATGTTATCAAAATCTATATCAGCATATTTGTTAGCAATCCACATACGGTTAATAATCAAGTTCACATTATCCATACGCTGATTTCTAACGCTATTTAACTCTTCTTGTAGATTTTCAGCTACTTCAGGAATTCCTATACCATACAGTTCATGTTGTACTGGAATATATCTTGCCATAATAAAAGGAAGCAATCCCTGAAATGGATTATCTTCTATTTTTAATACAAAATTCTTAGCACCAATTACAATTATTTTATCTCTATCCCAATATTCTAATACTTCTACAATATTTCTATTATTATCAAATCCATACTCATCCAAAATACCGACACTGGATAAACGATCTTTCTTAAACTGATCTACATTTGCCATTGATTCAGTATGATTAAGTAACTCTGGAACATTGGTATAAAAGCCCTGCTCATATAATCTCTGTAATTCGTCATAATCCATATATGCCAATTGGATTATATGCTTCATTCTACGAACAGATTTAGCTCTATAATCAGGAAAAACATTAAATAAATCCAATGGTTCAATATCAATATAATTAAAACTTACAAGTTCATCATCACTAAACTTTGGAATTATCTTAGCAAAAGATGTACCATAAATAGCAGTTTCCTTAAAAAATTCAAGTATCTTACTGAATAACTCTAACTGTTCTTCATCTAATTGATATTCTAATAATCTTTCCAATAATATAGCCATTCCTTCTGCTGCACTTTTACGAGATATAACAGAAAGAATAGGTCGAGTATTGAATATCGTGCCTAACATTTTTGGAACGACTGATTCTACGATTGAGAAAATATATGGAACAAAAATATTAGATTTAAATGGAGTTGTAGTTACATCACGCCAGCTTCTGTAAAGTTTATAAAATCTTTTCCAGCGATCTTCATAAGGTGTACGCCATCGCTTGGAAGCTTCATAAAGATTTGTCACAAAGAGAGCGGGATTTTCTTCTCTTGATACGATCATATTTACCTACTTGGTTGTCCTAAATATTGTAATAAACTTTGTATAAAAGGATTAATCAGTCCTGATTCTCCTATAGGAACTGCTTTCTGATTTGATATCTTATTCATTAATATATCCATGAGTGAAGGAGAATAAATAGTATTTACCATATCTGGATTTGTCTTTACTTGTTCAGCTAATCTAGCTACTCTTTGTGCTTGTGGTTTCTCTTTAGCATAATTAATTTGATTATAAGGCTTTCCAAATGCTCTTTTGCTTCCTAAATTATATTCTACCACATCAGGATTTCCACCATATAATGTATTACCTAAACCAGAATATGCCTGTAATGCTGTCATTCTATCATTAGGATATTGTTTAAACTTTTCAGCCAAAAATTTAGCCGCAAAGTCTAAGGATATCTTTCTAGATTCATCTTCTGGTAACATAAATGCTAAATTTCCAGAATCATCGCCACCACTAAGAGCTTTCATTAAACTAGGATGCTTGCTCCAAAATACTCGTGCTGGATTACCAGGATCAAAATTTCCTAACCCACTTTCTGACATACCTAATGCTACAAAATCAGCAGGATCAAGTCCATACTTTCTAGCTGCATTTGCAAATTCTAAAATAGTTGGTAAGTTATACCAATCGGTGTGTGTACTAGGTTTAGACTGATCAACAAACCATGTCCAATCTTGTGGATTTTCACTAACTCCTAAAACATCTGCTCGTTTTGCATTCGAAGAATTAATTTTAGATTCTGACATTAAAAATATCCAGTTACTTTATTTAATCTATCAGGAGTTTTTGGTAAAAATTTATATCCTGGATGACGGTAAATTATTGGAACCATACATATATATCTAAGACTATCAATTAAATGATCATCTCGCTTTAATACTCTCTCTTTAGGATCTTTTTGATTCTTATTTCTAGCCCAATCATCCCATAGATAATGACGTAATTCTCTTTTTAGATTTACACAATTTTTAGTAATAGATAACTTTGGCTTCTTATTCTCAGAATCAAATAATGAGTTTAATGTTAAAATACCTGCTGGAACATCTTTATCTGCATCAGTAGTATAAATACCAGAAGACATTAATTGATCTTTAATACTTTTACCAGATGTTGCTTGTACAATTTTACCAGATGTATCCATCACACTAATCTGTGGTACTCGTCCATGTAATTTCTTCTTTATTTCAGGCACAAGTTCTGTAACTGTACCTGCTTGTAATATTTCATCATATACAATATATTCATTTTCTTTATTAAAGGCTACAAATAGAATACCCCAAGGATTTCGATCATGTGGATCTATTCCAATAAATATCATATGATCATCAGTTATCTTAATAGGATCTATCATATTTTTATCAGAAAATGATTTTAATACTAATCCACTTCTAGGAATAAATTCACCCATCAAAGCAGCTTCCAAGTTATCCTTCATTGCTGGATTGGCCCTCACTGAGTCAATTTCTTTCTTTGTCACATATGGATTTTCATCAGTCCGAACATGCCAATGTTCTACTGCTGGAGGAATAGCTTCAGGATTATCATATAATTGGTCATAGAGCCAGGTTAATCCGTGAAGAGGGGTACAGGTAATAATTAATTTTCCACCAACATCAATAGTTCGCATAAAATTACTTTGAAATACATCTAAAGGTGGTTCCTCATCCATAGATACTAAATTACGAGATACACCTTCAAAGGATTCCAAATCAGATTCATAACTTTTAAATTCTATTTCTGTACCATTCTTTAATATTAAAATAGGACGTTCTTTACTACAATGACCATCCCATGCGTCAGGATATAAAAACTTTTTAAAATAAGGTAATGCAATTCTAAAAATACCATTAAAATCTACTGTACAATATCTAATCTGTAAAGGTGGTTCTGGATAATCTAAATATGGATGAATACCCAAAGCTGCCCAACAAACTTCTCCTATATTACTATAAGTTTTTGAACTTCGCTTTCCACCTAAAATAAGTCTAGTTTTAGCTGTACTTTTATGAAACTCAGCAATTTTAGAATTTGCTGGTTTATATTTCAGCAATTCCATATTTGCTAACTTCATAGTAGTACCATCATCAAATTGAGAAAAATCCATTATACACCAAAAATATGTCTAGTTTTATCATAATATGATTTAATTTCATGTGCTGATAAAGCACGATTAAATATAAGGACTTCGCCAATTTCACCTATTAGATACTGTCCAGCCTGTGACGCCCAACTCCCAATTTCAAGAGTGGCTGCATTGGTTAAATCAATATTTCCGGCTGCAGATGAACCATCTAGACTACCGTTAGTATATGCACTACACAGATTACCAGAATAATTTCTAGTAGCTCCCAATAAAGAAAACTTATTCATGGTAATAGGTGTATTATTTGTTACGCCAACTCCTGCGGCAATTTCAAGTTGAAAGTAGGCAAGGCTTGAAATTAAATATAAGCTATACCATGCTGCCCCATCACGTTTGGTCACTAATCTATGAAGAGTCGAAGGATATCCAGATGGTCTTACCCAAACCAATATTGTTAAATCACTTATACCAATGGTAAGACTTGCATTAGCACCACAATTTACATAATCATCCACCCCATCAAAGTACCATCCTATTCCTACTTTTGGTCTAACTTTATCTATTCTCCAGCTTGTTATCGTATTTGGATTAAATCCACTCTCAACGCTTGCCCAATTTCTCGTTGTGCCATTTAAGGCACTGACGATATGGACGGCGGTTGCGGGAGGATCGGTGACACGCTTAAAGGAGACATCGTCAGCATCTAATGAAGCAATTGTTCCGGCAATGATGTAAAATCTTCCGTTTGAAGACCCAATAATATATCCTGTTTTTAAGCCATTCCCAGTTGATAAACTAACGCGAGTTAAACTCGAAATATCCAAATTGCCTGCAACGTGATTTGAAACCGTTAGTATTCCTTTGTAGAGAGCCAAATACGTTAACAGAGCTGCATTCTGATTTAATCCATAGTTTACAGCTACGGCAACAAAATGAGCTACCCCGACAGCTATGGTACATCCAGCATCCTTAACCCAAAATCCCGTGTCTGAAGAAAATTCCCTGTCGGCAGCATTGGTTATAATTTCACTCCCCAACGTCTCCCCTGCCCCGACTCCAGCAAGGTAGCCGGTGGCTTTCTTGCCTGCGGCGTCGAGGACTTCAATATAGTGAGGAGTATAACCTAAATCTGTTCCAGCAAGAGCACTTAGGTCAAGAGATGACCAGAAGAAGGCATTACCAGAGGTGAAGTCACCATAGTTATAGGTTGAGCCGATACTAGTCATCTGAGGATTACCAGCATATGGTACTGCTCCATTAATAATACCATCATTATGATTATCTGATTGATCCCAAATTTTAGATGCTTCTTTACCATATTTATAAAATGGTAACCAAAGGACACAGCCACCTAATGACATAGGATTCCATTCATGTTTACGAGTAGATCGTCTTCTCATATTATTTCTCTAAATATTCTATTGCTTTCTTTAATATTTCTATATTTTCTTTTAAATGACCTAGACCAACATTACAACTATGACACAGTATGCCACGAACAGTATTATTATAATGATTATGATCAATACATCTTCTTGTTTCAGCTAATAAAATACCACAAATAGGACACATATGATTTTGTTGTATCAATATATTATCTACATCTTCTAAAGTTAAACCATATAAATGTTTAATTTGGTTTTTTCGTTGTCCTACCTTACCTTTTTCAGATAATGCATATTTACGATTTGACGCTTTTCCTGAATCTGTTTTTCTATATTTCTTTTTAATTTCTCTAGTAATTATCTTCCCTTGTTCTGTAGCATGATATCTTTTACTACATTCATCTTGACATAATTTACACCATCCATCATACCCATCTTTAGATCTAGAATGTCTATAAAACTCATCTATAGATTTTTCTATATGACATTTACTACATAGTTTAGTCATATCTATTTCTCAAGTTGTATCTTAATTGTTACATTAGGATCTCCAGGCCCAATATCGCCACCTGTGGTCAGGCGAACTGAATCTTCAGGAAATACATCAACATCTGTTATAAAATTATAACTAGCTGTTGGGGCTATTGTAGCTGACTGATAAAGTAATTCTCCTGTTTCTGCAAAGATATTTATATTGCCACTCACAAGAGGAGTAAAAGATCCCATTGTTCCATAAAAGCGGCATATTTTCATAGGCGAATTACTAGAATCAAATGTTACAGCAATTGCAGACGCAGCCGCACCACTTGTGATCGACGTTATAGCAACTATTCTATCTAAAATCATTTTATTTCTTCTCCTTTAGGTGTATCTACAACTTCACCTTCAATAACATCAGGTTCTTCAATATGTGCTTTGATTATATCTCTTAATTGCTCTGGCGTTGCAGCCCCAAAAATACTTACTTGTTTCATTTCTACTTGTTCTGGTGGTTTTAAACCAGCACCATATAGGATTTCTTTATTAGCATCCAACTTAACTCGCTCATTTTCAGCATTCTCTGCTAACTGTTCTATACGAGCAAGCGCATCAGGAGCTAACATAACAAACTGAGCACGCATACCCTGTTGAATTTCTGATATAAGCTCTTTTATTTTAGGATTATCTAGTTTATGATAAGCTGTACTAGCTAAAAATTTTACTTTTTTAGCATTCTCTCCGTAGGCAAGCTTATACGCCAAAATTGCATCGCCGCTCTCCGCGTATGCTTTAGCAAATGTAATCTGATTTGGTGAGGGATTATTTGACATATTATATAAAGTCAGATAACTTTTCTGATTCTTGTTTAATTTCTTTTTGTTTTTCTATTCGTTTCGATGGAGATAAAACTATCCGACAAGATGTAATCTTTCCAGGAATAGGAAGTTCAAACTTTATTTCTTCTCTTACTGGAACACGTCCTGCGGGATCTCTATTATCTTTTACTAGACTCTTTGGGTCAATTTTAGATTTACTGACTTTGGTATGAGCTTTATGGATAGGGAATTTAAGGTCTGCTATTTTATTACATTCCTTTCGGTATCATTTTCTTTTTCTTCATATCAGCATTCATAAGAGTATGATGAGCATCTTTACAAGGTGAGGGAGGAGCCACTGCTTTCCTTGGATCTTTAAATGTTCCATTACTTTTCTTTGCCATAATTTCTCCTTTAAATCTTACCAAACTTTATTGTAGGAAGTTTAAGTTTATGTTGCACAGGCATTTTCAGAGAGATGGAAGGATCTTTGCTTAATTTACGAGCCTTGGGCAATTTAATCTTTACTTCTTTAAAATAAGATGTATCAGTTTTCTTAGCCATTATTTATTTGGGCGCATTCTGGTTGAACCTCTATATGTCCTTTGTCCAAATCCAGTCTTTTCTCCCTTTTTACCTTCTGAATAAAAGATGGCCAAAGCCTGCCTTACATCTTCTGGTTTATGTGGATCTAATTTCTTTCCTGCTGAAGTGCGAAGTAACTTACCTTTCTCAAAACGTTTCATCTGTTCTGATACATGGACCTTCCCTTTTTCACCTAATTCTGTCTTTGCCATATCTATATCTTTAAATGGAAAGGTCTGTATTTACAGACCCTCAGCGAGACGCATTCTCTGCCTCTCATTTAAATTATTGGATTCTTGATACTCGTTTTTTTCTTAGCTGATCGATGTTTTATCTTTATACCTTTAGATTTATTAGGATATCTCTCTAGATCAGCTCCAGCGATATCTGGTCTTCCAATATGTGTCTGAGTATTTTCTGGTCCGCTGGTTCCTATGCCAGCATATCCTCTACCTGCTACTGTTGCCATGATACCCTTATTCTATATGATCAGCTAGACCAAATTCTATAACTTCTTTAGCATCTAACCATAGTTCTTTTTTATCAATACGTGATTGAAGATCTGTTAGTGAGAATTTACTATGTGCAGATATATATGCATTAATATTATTTTGAATCTTTCTTAATATTTTTGCTTCTTCTTCTTTAGATGTAGGTGTCTCTACTTTAAGAAATGTAAAACTCTGTAATTCATGAAACATTGCCATTGCATTTCTATCAATATACCTATATCCAGTACTTCCTGAAACAAGAATAATGATTCCAGCAGAAGCTGCAAGACCTTTTGCTCTAACTTCTACAATAGTTCCATTACGCTTAACATCTTCAATTAAACCTGCCATAGCTAATGCATCAAATACTGATCCACCAAAACTGAATAAATGTATTACAAGCTTTTTTGGAGATCTAATTTTAACATATTGTAAATTTTTCCATAATGAAGAGTAATCTATATATTCAAGGTATAAATGAATAGAATCGCCTTCTGCTCTTATTCCCTTAGCTATACTTTCCTTAAGAGCCATATCATATGTAAGTTCATTTATTTTCTTATCTTGTTCTACTTTTTCTAGATCGGATTCTATTTTCTTGATTGTTAATTCCTTGATTTTTACATCAAGGTCTGAACATTTATTCGTTATATTATTATCCTGAGCAAATGCTACTGAAAAACATGACAGCATTCCGATAGTTAAAACTATCGCTATTGCTTTCTTGAGCCAAGATTTCACATTCATGTTGTCTCCTTCTTCTTACTAGATTTTTCTAAATATTCACTTGCTTTTATTAATACCTGTGAATTGTCTTTAAAATGTCCAAGACCTTTATTACATCTTCGACAAAGAATACCACGTATTTTTCCAGTTGAATGATCATGATCTATAGCACTATTTTTAATAGTTATATTTGTATTACAAATAGGACACATATTTTCACATTTAATAAGCATTTCTTCTATATCTTGTAATGTAAGATTATAGTGTGATTTATAATGTTTCTCTTTCTTATATACCTGATGTTCTGAATTCCATTTTCTTCTATAATCTTGAAGATACTGTTTATGAGTATCTCTCCATTGTTTTTGATATTCTTTTTTATTATACATTTTTACCTCCTATTAGGTATTGGGGGAGAATAGGCTCCCCCACTTTAGGTCATGACTCCTAAAGTCCTAAATTTTCTTGGGATGTTTACGAACTTTTCTCTTCTTGGAAACAATTTTCCAGGACATCTCAGGTATTCTTAAACCTGGTGAGATATTTGCTGTACTTGTTGCTCCTGTAACTACTTCAGCCATAATATGTTTCCCCAACCCCACCCTCGCCCTTTATTTATTATAGGGTTACGCTCTACTTTATTACTTATTTATTCTTTTTACCTTTTATACTTTTAAACATTTTTAATTGCGCAATTCTCTTATCTGCAGTAGTATCAGAAGGATAGACTTTTGGAAGTAATTTTCCAGATTCTAAACGAATTTTCCATCCACCACTTACCTTTACTTTCATAATATGCTCCTTACATATAGAGTATGTTTTTAGTCACGCTTTTTGCGTATGTTTTTAATATGTTGACGAAGAGATTCCCTAGTCATATTAAGCATTTGACAGATTTCTTCACGTGTTTTACTATCTAACAAGGCGTGAAGTATTTTTCTTTCTGTTTCCGTATACTTAGACTTTTCTATAAAATCTGGCCAATTACCTGACTGTGGATTAGAAAGAAGTAGTTCTCTTTGCTCCTTATTATCTTGATTTACATACATTTCTGCTTCTGGACAGAGACAAGAACATAGAGATTTATTAGGACATTCATTACATAACATATTGATCATATTGGTCTAATTAAATTAGCCCCACCTATCCTCTGTAATTTTCGTTTACGGATATAAGTTGGACAGAATACATGTCCACATCCAGGACATTCAATCCATCCATAACCAGAAAGCATTACCAAGTACTCAAAAGTACTGATTAATTTACTACAGAAGGGACAAGATGCAGTCTCTGCCTCCTTTAGCATTTCTGCCTCATCGGCCTCTAAAGCCGCAACCTCTTCTTTTTTCTTTTGAGCCATTTCTTCTGACATTATAATTTCTCCTTAGCAAGATCTCAATATTATAACTAGTATAAAAAGTACTATACATAAACCTATAAATGATATTATAGTATTTATGAAACCGTCATCCCTGTGTGCCCAATAATTACATCTTGAGAGATTATATTGAATTCGTCCTGGATATATACATACCCACCATTTAACCTTATCTATCCCTTTAAATTTATATAGTCTATTTCCACATTTAGGACATATTTTCATACTTCTTCTACCCCTATCTCAATGATTGGACAATCTTCATAGTAATACCATTTGTCTATTCTTTTCTTTAGCCAATTACACCAACATGTTCCTTCTTCAAAGAAAGGACAGTCTATGCACTTCTTATTAGGTCTAATGGTTACTTTATTTGTGATAGCGTAACATCCTAAGATCTCAGTTTTCATGCTTCTTCCATTTCTTATAAACTTTGGCTAGGTCAGGTAATGCTTCAACCAAAAAGTCAGCAGCTCTAGCGCAGACTTTTGAGAATTGAGGATGATTAAATACCATTAAATAAGTATCATGCCCATGACTTAAATCATTAGAGGGTCTATATCTACAATCAGCCCTAGTAATTACGAACTCCATAACTTCATGTAATAGAGTTTCTACTACATCTATCCATGTTCCATTAACACCAATCTTAATTATAGGTAACTTACCTCTTTCTGGACAGAAAGTATATGAACCACCATTTCCTTCAAAAATAATGAGTTCACATTGTTCAAAACCAATATAATATGTACCAACTATTTTTTGCTTCATGCGTCCACCAATATTAAACTATCTAGTTGAAATGTACTTCTATGTAATATTGCTCCGTCAAACCAAACACAATAAACTGTTTGGCCAAAAATGTCTTCTACTGTCATTTCAGGACCACCTGTAATTTTTACTACATCTCCTACTTTTAATGGTTCCATAATTCCTCCTATGCTGTTGTAACTGGTGTCTTTTTCATTGCTGGCTTTTTATTTCTCTTAGGCACTAAAAAATAATATATCATAGGTGGCCATCTCTCAGCTACACACTTATCTCCAATTGTATCACCTATAATATCCATTATAATCAAAGGAATACTCCAATCAGTGATCTTACCTACAATATAGAAACTTATCCAGGTAAATGTCTTGGTTATTAAAGATACAGGAATTACTGTATTTCCTTTCTTTCCTATTACAGTCATAGCACTTATATTTACCAAATAAGAGGCTATGGTACTGGAGATAAAAACAATTATGATCCATAAGAGCATCATACATGTTTATGCTCCATAACTGCAGCATTTAATTCTCTTGTAAAAGTTGATACTTTATTAAAGTCACCTGTAACTTCAAAGAATACTGTTTCTCGTAGAATTCGTTTATGCACATCCAAAGTTATGTTAACTTCATTATCAATGGCTAATTCTTTTAAGAATTCAGGTAGATGGGCAAATTTTGGACCTTCTATATAGGATTTTATATAACCTTCTTGTTCAATTGTGGATATATTAGAAGTTCCACTGGTACAATATGTTTCAGGCATGCTTTCTCTCCTTATATAACTTCTTTGTTCGCTGATATACTGATCTTAGGCTATATTCTTTATTAACAACCTGACCTGTATGTAATGTCTCGTATTCTCTATCTCTAGGATCAACATTCCCATAAACAGTCTTCCTCAATAGTTTTGCCTTCTTATCATTCATTTACGACTCCTTACCAGCTGAGGTTCCTATTACTATCCATATAGGGCGTCTTTAAAATAATTAAATTCTGTTATCCTGTTATCAGAGTTCATGCATTCATTAGAGCAATAAGCTATCTGTAAATCTGGATTAATTAAAGCTTCTGGACTTAATGTAATAAATCTTATAAGAAAAGGATAAATACAAGGTTTGCCACATATAACACAATTTCTATTCATAACATCTCCTACTTATATAAATAGTAAAATCCTTAAAGTTGTGACATGATTATAAAAATATAAAGGACGACAATGATAGGTATTACTATACATATAAGAAATATAGAAAACTATGACATGTGTCGTCCTTTTGAATAAAAAGAGCATAAGGGGTCTATAAACTACCTTTGAAATATAATTTTATAGTATACGGCACTGACACCTTTTTATGGTGATAGGTGGCCCCCCTCATGGTGTGATAGTCATAGTTTCATAGTCCATAAGGTTGATAGTATTCACAATCACAAATTATCATAACTATTTGATATGATTAATCTATCTTAGATTGCTCACCATTCCTTATGTGAACTTCTAATTACCTTTACAGTTCAATCCTTTAGATAGTCAAATATTTTCACTTAAAAATCCAATAAATTTAATTTTCTAATAATTTCAAAGGTTTAATCCCTATCTATTGACAAAAACATTGTTATTTTTTATAATTTGGCCAAAATCGAAAATCTAAAAGGAAATGGAGAGGAAGGAAATGGCCTATTGAGAGGAGAGATAACATGATAATATATGTGGCTCACAGATCAGATTTTAGAGTGTGTAAGTATTGTCTCACAAAAGTAAACAAGAGATACCGAAAAGCACACAAGAGAAACTGTAGAGCAATCAAACAATGATTGGGGGTTCAGAAACCCTACTGGTACACAATACAGTAAAAAACTGATAAGCATTACGCTGTATGCTTAGGTTTGACCAAACAGATACCGAATAGGTGATAATCAGCACCTAACAGCAGGAATGGAAGTTTGACAAATGGTTTGGCATATGTGTCGCTTCCCTACCGTCCAAACGCCAATGACGGTCATAATTCAGGGCTATATACCTGAATATCCTTAAGGCTGCTGATTACATTCCTATCTGGAATATGGCTTCAGATAGGCCAATATGGATTCTCATACTTGCTCTATCCTACAATCAATAAAACAGGAGAATACCATGAATAACACTGTCACATTGAAGGTAGGAAAAGCAAGTATTGTATGCAGACCAGAGGATGTTGCCAAGATTATGGCACAAATCGGCGGAACGACTGGCACCGGCACTCCAGTGTATGAAAAGAGTGCTGAAGTCCACAAGGCCATCAGAAACATCAAAGCAGACAATGCTGAAGAACTGGTCATCAAGTCATTAGCCGGTCGAACAGGACTGCATACCGTGTTTAGTGGTCTGAATGATGAAATCCGAACACGGTATAATCTTGATCCTGTCAAGGTGACCAACGACATGATCGCTAATGGAATTCTTGATGAAAAGAAAAGTCGTCCATCAAAAAGGGGTTTTTGGATTGTATTGAAGTAAAGTCAATTAAAACGCATACATAACAACCAGCATCTGTCAAATGCTGAATTGTAGGATAGAGCAAGAATGGGAATCCATATTGGTCTTTAGAATACTGCAACCTGTTGTGTAAATTTATACATTGTCAGTACATTATGCCTTATAGTCTGTTCTGTTGTAAGACTATCTCAACATAATGTTATGAAATGTATAGATTGCATATCCTTTTCCTAATCCTGTCAAACTAAGTAAATATATGAATGGGCAGAGTATAGGTGGAAGTCCTATAACTATATCTATCTAGAATAGGACTAGTAAGCTCATTAAGCCTTACTTATCACTATTGGATATAGGTTTCATCAATGTCATATATCTAAAAGGGAGATGCCTTAATTGGTAAATGGATAGCCATCAGACCAGTATTCGATTCCAAACTTGTAATATGCGGATATGCTAATGATATCCACATATAAGCAAGCAGGGGCGTAGATGCACAGGGACGTTGCCCGTTCTACGTTAACAAAAGTGTAGACAGGAAAAACTAATGGGGATACAGACTAACCCACAACGAGTATATGTCGGCCTGTCGTATTACTATGAGGAAGAATCTAGCCATATATGCACTGATATATGGATAGACTAGATATCATAGTCTTTGTATGCTATAAGAATCTGCCTCAGCTCACAGAGGAAAGCATACCTGTATGAGTTAGTATTGAGAGCATACAGAATAACTAATCTATATAAAGGCACGGTCTTGACAATGCAGATAGATGGACGTGAGCTACACTGATATAGATTAGTTATAACAAATGAGAAGGGGATGATTAATAGTGTTGAGTCGCTTAGCGTCTCGGCCTATTGATTGTCCTCTTTTTATTTATTATCTTTATATAGTATACTCGTCAGAAATAGAGGAAACAAGTGGCTGGATTAAAAGAAAGAATATTGAAGGCCGAAACAAAAGATGATCTTAGGAAATTATTAGATGAAAGCTTTCTTCGCCTCCTCCAAGAGACGAGGAGAAAATGGAGCAGAGAGTTCCAAAAGAAGTCTACTGAATTGAAATGAAAGGAGCTATATCTATGACAAAAGAGAAATGGAATTTTACCAAAGCAGCAGCTAGATTCTTTTATCGCAAGGGAGTAGATAATCTCACGTGTTTCACACAGGAACTGAAAGCCCTCACAATCGAAGATAAGAAAGAGCTGGCTCCTCTACTGGCACAGGCTTTGGATCTTGAGGAAGTCATTGTGGCCTAGACAATTATATGACGAGTATACTATATAGAGATAATGAGGTACTTTATGTTAAGAAAATCAAGGACTTAATAGAAACTAAAGCATTTAAGAATTGAGGTTAATGAGTGGAGGAGAGTAAAATATGAAAAAGATTATTACAGTATTAGCTGCTATATTCTTTCCACTAACTATAGTAATTCTCTTATTTTATAGTATAGGTAAAACAACTTATACTATTGTTCATGAATTAATAGGAGATTAATAGTATTAAAGAGTGTAGATAATAGATATAGTAAAATCAGGTATTTTGTGACATAATATTTAAATTATTAAAGGAGGTATAATATGAAACCTTATCATCGAGCATGTGGTAGTTCTGATCTTATTACAGTTCCTTTTAGAAAGAGGGATATTACACTATGTAATCATTGTGTTCGTCAAATTGAGGAACATGAGATACAAAGACCATCAGACATAGTTTCTTGCGTCAGTAAGGTGACTGTATTAGGAAAGGAAGTTAACCATCATTTTATTGATGTAATGAAATCACATATTAAGTAAGCTAAATACGTTTGAAGGCACTATAGGATTGACAATTAAGTTTTAGATTATTGGAGGTAAATATGTTAAACATTATTATAGGTTTACTTATGTATGCTTGTTCAATTATCAACTCGCCAGATTATGTTATAACATATGAAAGAAAATATGGTGTTGTACAAGGAGATTACGAATATATAGGATATGTATTAAAAGATGATAAGCAATATCATGTAGTTATAATGAGAATGGAGGAAATATGAATATATTTGCTATATGGATGGTGACTATAATATCAATGGCACTTATAGCATTAAGTCTTATTTTAGCCCTTTATATAACTTGGTTGACAGTATCTCATAGTTCTCCTATCCCTAATGATATACTAGTTAGATTACTATTCTTCTTTATATCTACATCTCTTGAGATAACATTAATAATATATGTAATTAAATTTATTACGATCTATTATATAAGAATATAAATTAAATAGATATAGTTTCGCTTCGCTCAACTATATAAATAGTAAAATCAGGATATTTGTGACATAAATTTTAAAATAATTTAAGGAGGATATATGAAAATCTGTGACGAATGTGGCAGAAAAATTCCTCAACAGTATGTTACTGCACATAATAAATGGGAAAAGTCAGATAAAAAGTATTCTGATCCTGATGTTAAACATATTGCGTTACATAAGAAATTAAGAAAGATGAGGAAAACAAAGTAGGAGAATAAGGTCAATGGTGGCGAGCATAAGTGACGGGGCTGGTGTAGTAAAGGGCTTTCAACCTACCAGTCAGTGATATGCCGAAAGTGGTCTCGCCTGTTGGTCCTATTTTAGAAAAGGGATGAAGGAGCCGAAGGAAGGGTAAATGCTCTTATGAATAGGACTAATATAGGAGCCTATCTATTGACTTTAAGTATGCTGTTCTTGATGGAGTTAAGCTTTCTATAAAGTGTAAAACTCACATCTCCTATGGATATTAATTAAACAAATCGTGAGTCGAATTTCTATCTTATATATGAAAGGACTCTATGAGAAAAGCTAGAAGTAATGAACTGGGACGAGTATTAGAAAAAGGATATGATATTGATCAGACATTACTTAGCAAATGTGCATATTATCCACTATTTAGATATATTGATTTCTACGATCCAAAAACTGATGAACATGTTAAAGGTCAGCAATTAGTATGTGGTAAGTGTAGTAGTATTGAACCTAATCCTAAATGTAAACACCACGTTAATTTACTTTGGTGAAACAAAGATATGAATAAATTTACAGAATTAACTAATAAACAAATTGAGGAAAATATATATATATGTCCATCATGTGGTAGAGTTGTACAAGTCCAAGATATTTCTAACCAATATGAAGATATTGATGAAAATCATGCAGAAGGATACTGTCCATTTTGTCATCGATTTTGCTGTTTTCTATGTGAATATGTCTATACATAAAAGGAGAAGTGAAATGAATCAACCAATCTATACTAAAATAGATAATGAGTTTAGAAGTTTTGTAGCAAATAATGAAAAAGTATTGAGAGAATTAGAAGCAGAATGTCCTTTAAGGGTAGATATACTACATGGAGTAAAAGGAGTATGTCGAAGTGATATGTTGGATGAACCATATAATATCGCTTTCATTTATAAAATAGGTGGTGACGAAGGTTCAGCATACCATTTTTTAGATAAACATATGGATAAAATATATTCTTATTATGAGTATTTGTAGGATATCGATTACCAACACAACTATATACAAAGAATCAAATAGATATAATGTTTAATCAACCATAAGGAGCTAAGATGACAAAGAAACTTACAAAAAGAGAATTTACTATTAAACATAAAGCATATGAACAAGGTCTTATTGAAGGATGGCAACACGCAATTCTTTTACTAAGAGGATGTATTAAAGCACATAAAACTATTCTTAAACAAAAAGAAATTGAAGCATATGTAGCACATAATAAAAATTATATGTGGAAGGAATGATATGACACTCAAAATATTACATAATAGTCGAAAGAAAGAAAAGACTGATCTTGTGCAATGTTCTTATATTGATCATTGTACAAGGTATCATTGTGCTTGTTATAAGGAACATCATCGTAGATGACAATGTCACCGAACACTAGTTGAGTGTTATTGGACAAAGAAAAAGGTTATATGTAAAACAATTATAAATTAAGGAGAGAATATGCAGCCACATTATAATTTAGGTATTCGTTTTCGTACTCATTTTCAGCCATTTGGTATTTCAAAAAAGAGAATATCTAATAAACTTCATGATGAATTACAAGGCCATATTAATGCTTTAAAAGAAGGTAGGATAACATGGGCAGATATTAAAGATACTGTTAAAGATTTATATAGTGTTATTAAAAGATTAGGTAAATAAATTGCCGCAGTAGCTCAAATAGTAGAGCCTTGTTTTGTAAACAAGAAGATAGGGGTTCAACTCCTCTCTGCGGCCCCAAATATAGCCAGTTAACTCAATGTAGAGTAATCGCTTTATAAGCGATAAGTTACTGGTTCAAGTCCAGTACTGGCTACTAATATAGTTGGTAGTAACAGCCACGTTGAGTTAGCCGCAACACTAGGTGGATGGACTGTCGGCGACCTATCCAGTTATTATCAACTTATAAGTGTGGTCATAGTGTAAGTAGGTAGCACAAGAGGTTGAGGCTTCTAGGTTCGGAACACCTGCTCCGATGATCACCCCATTTTATAAAAGGAGACTATATGCTACTTGATATAATGGCATGTGGAGTCCATGTTGAAGAATGCATGAAAGAATGTTTTGGTTGTGGATATAAAATGTATTGGTATATTGAAGAACTTAATGAATGGAAACATGTATATCTAATACCAGTAGGAAACATGTCATGAGTGAATGAAATAACAGTGATAATAAAGTAAAAGTTAAACTAAAGGAGATCCTATGACAAGAGCACAAACTACATTATTAATAGCAATGGCTAAGGGAATAACATATCTTTTACGTGAAGATAATTATCGTGATCAATCTGCATTTGGATTTATTAAGTCTATTGAAGAAAATATTGAAGAGGTAGGGAGGAGGACACGGATATATGAAAAAGAAACATGTTAAACAAAGTATCGAAGAATTGGCTAAAGGATTGCAAGCAATCTATAGAGTAAAGCCTAACTTATCTGACATAACTTTAAATATTATGTATAGTGGTGAAGCCTTTACTCTTGCAGTTGCAACAATTACAATACCAAATAGTAGTGGTAATAAGTCAAAGGTTATTATTGGTGAAGGAATCTGTAAAAGAGGGTTTGAAGATGACAAATCTGATGAAATTAGAAGTTATAATATTGCTGGCTCAAGAGCATTAGAAGCTATAGATAAAAAACTCAGACGAGCTAATAAATATATTGGCCATAAATATGAAGGTTAGAGACAGCATACAACATCAAATTTTAAATAAGTTATTGATATTACAATGGAAATTACGTCCAATTATAGGTAAGAAGTGGGCAAGACGTATATCTATATATATTGAACATCTATTATTACATTAGGAGAAGAAAATGATCATAAGATTATATATTGCCTTTGAATTACTTCTTATTATATACCTGTTAACAAAGATATTGGTGGCTTTAGGTGGAACAACAAATCCATTTCCTGTGTAAGTAACTATTACAGGAAAAGAAGTTACTTATAGTTTTATTGAAGCAATTAAATTACAAGTAGAATAAATAAATTGTAAAATAAAGGAGGAATAATATGCATCTATTTCATAAATGGAAAACTATATCTAAACGGAAGACAACCATAACAGAAACTATATTAGGTCGATATGTTGCAAAAGGTATTCCAGCGATTGTTGAACTTCAGAAATGTAAGGAGTGTTCTAAAGAACGTGCATTTGTCATTAAAGGTAATAATTTACGTACAGAAGTAAATCCTGACCTTTGGTTTACAAATAAAGATAGAGAGATATATAAATTATGAGATCATATAACAAATAGATCATTACAAGCATGGCTAAAACAATTTCCTGACGGATCTTCGATATCTATTCATAATAATAAACTTATTCTTCATAGTTTAAACGGTCAGGATTGGATCTGTATTGATACTCTTATGTAATAAAGAGGAAATAATTATGGGATATATGCATATTGAAAATCTTTATAAGAATCAGGATATCTTCATGTTCAAAAGATGTTATGCAATGGAGAAGATTCATGGCACTTCTGCACATATCTCTTATAAGGATGGTAATATCAATTTCTTTGCAGGTGGCTCAAAGCATGAAACTTTTGTAAAGCTATTTGATGTAGAAATGCTACTAATGGCTCTAAAAGAAACAACTTCTGATGAGCGTTCCATACATATCTATGGTGAAGCATATGGTGGAAGTATTCAAAGAGGATGGACGACTGAATCTTATGGAAACCAGATATGCTTTGTTGCTTTTGAAGTTAAAATAGGGGATACTTGGCTCTCTGTTCCTAAAGCAGAACATTTCTGTAAGAGATTAGGATTAGATTTTGTACATTACTTAGAGATTCCTACTATGTTAGAATATATTGATGCTGAACGGGATGCTGATTCTATACAAGCTATTAAGAACGGAATGGGAGAAGGGCACAAGCGAGAAGGAATTGTGCTACGTCCATTAGAAGAAGTTATAAAGAATAATGGTGAACGAGTTATAGCCAAACATAAACGAGCTGATTGTAGCGAAACAACAACACCACGCAATATTACAGACAAATTAATAAGGCAGACTGATATAAAAAAGATTGTGGATGAATGGGTAACAGAAGAACGATTGAACCATATTGTCACTTCTGGTGAAGTGGAATTAAAATTAGAAAATATAGGTAAAATGATGCATATAATGATTTCAGACATTTATAGAGAAGGCAAAGATGAGATTGAAGAATCAAAAGATTTAGAAAGAGCAATAGGCAGAGAAACAGCTTTATTAGTTAAACGTCAGATTAAAAATGAATTTTATATTTCTCAAGAAAGATAATTTATATGGAGGTAATATGTGTCTACATTTTAGTTATGAGAAAAAGATTAAAGTTATCGGATATTTACATATCTGTGAGTTGATTTGTAACAAATGTCATAAGATTATCAGTTCATATGTATACCAGCCACGATGGAGATAATGATGCCATTAGAAATATTAACAAATAAAGAATTAGAAGGAATTAAAGTTGGCGATTGGGTTACACGACCAGGATGGGAGTTATTTTATGAAGTAACTAAAGTAGATAGATGGACAGATTCCCTTTGGTTATTTGCAAAATCCACTGGCCGAGCTTATGCATATAAATTAACTGATCCAATATGGAAAATTAAGTGAAAGAATATGCCATTAGAAATTCTAACAAATAAAGAGCCAGAGTCTACTATTAAAGTTGGAGATCAGATAACTAGAAAAGGATGGAATAACGAGCGGTATGATGTAATTTATATTGATTGGGACAGTAATCTTTTTACCATAAGAAATAAACAAGGTTATAAGTATATTTATAGTATGTGTCTTAGGGATGGCTAATAAACAGAAATGGTAAGATTATTGTTTTATGAGGTAATTAATGAAATGTCCAGATTGTTCTACAGAATTAATTACTACAAAGAAATTTGGGCAAGGTGTATGGTTTTGTACGTTATGTAAATTTGCATGGTTTATACTAAAAATTAGACGAAAAGTATAGAGGAGGTATGCTCTATTATGCGAAAGATACATTTTAAGAATGCAGAAGGAAAAGTTGTCAAATGGAAAGATAAGATCGGCATTGTTAGAGATATTCAAATCGTAAATAGAAATGTAACAGGCCGTTTAATAGAAATACCTTCTAATCAATGTATTTGGATTAAGATTAGACCAGAGGATGATAATATGGTGACATTATTATCTAAGATAGATACATTAAAGTTACATAAGAATATTGATTATCAGAGTATGTTAAATAGTATATATTTAACAGGAGGTTTCTTAATGGGTGCTGATCCAGAAGTATTTGTAGTTAATAAACAAGGTATAATTATTCCAGCATTTACATTTCTTCCACATAAAAAAGCTGGAAATCCATTTTGGGATGGATTTCAAGCCGAATTTACTACTAGAGCATACAATTGTCTTGCTTTTCTTGTAGATGAAGTACAAAGCAAATTAAAGACTATCTTAAATGAAGCAAAAAAGATAGATGAAACAGCAAGCCTTACATATAAAAGTGTAGTAGAAATACCAATCTCAATAATGAACAAAGCAGATAAAGAACATGTTATGCTTGGTTGTGCTCCTAGTAAAAATATATACAATATACCATCAATTAAAATAGACGATCCTTATACTTTACCTATAAGATTTGCTGGTTGTCATTTTCATCTTGGAGGTGATAGATTTACAAATATCGATCAAACCGTGGGAGGCATAGATGCTATTCTTGGTGTTATATCGGTTTCTCTATTTCAAGGAATGGAAGATGAAAGGCGTAGACGATACTATGGACGAGCAGGAGAATTCAGAACACCAACACATGGTCTTGAATATCGTACATTAAGTTCTGCAGTACTATCTCATCCTGTCTTATTTCATCTTTGTTATGACTTGGCACGTGCATCTGCACATATAGCACAAGCACAGTTATTTGATTTTTGGAATACAAAAGATTTTTCTATACCAGATATTATTAATGATTATGATATTATAGCTGCTAAAAAATTATTAATACAGAACAAGGCTGCATTGATGGCTATTCTAGAAAAATTATATAGATTAAAATCTCCCATAACTACAAAATTATATAATTTAATTATAGAAGGTGCAATAAATATGCTTCCAGTGAATGATATGGCAGATAATTGGCATATAAAGAGAAATCAAATATGGAAGAGCCACTCTGAAGGAAATAATTGTTGCGTTTATAAATTAAATATTGAGGAGGTTTAATATAAAATGTCCTTAGATTTTATAAAAAATAAGGAACCTAAAATAATCATAGCGTATGATCCAGAACAATTACCAGTAGAAACAAGAAATTATGAATATAGGTGTAAATTTTGTGGGGCTTTTAATTCTGGTATGGCAAATTTTCATGAAGAGGTACATAGTACTGCTGATATAGTAGAGTTAGGTCAAGATGAACCAGAATTAGAAAACTTCAATGATTATGAACCAGAAAATTTTATAATAGATTCTTTTAGATGTACAGAATGTGGGGAAGAGCGAGATAATATACAAGATATTTTTGAAGATTTTATAGCAGAGGCAAGATGAGAGAAGAATCTGAAACAGTTTGTAAACTCGAAGAATGTATCAAGGAGTTGAAGAAAGAGAATGATATATAAATTTTTATGTTCTCATTGTCATGTAATATTTGAAGATGAATATATTAATGGGCAGATATTATTTAATTATACGATAGATATCTCATGTCCTCTTTGTGGACATCATTGGAAGATAAACAAATCGTAGAATAAAGGAAGATATATGCAAGGAATAATTCGCTTACCTACTGATTTGAATCAACGTGAACGATATAGATATAAAAAAGCTGTAGATATCTGGGCTAGTGCAGAATGGGTAGATGCAATAAAGATATGCTGTAATGATAAAGATATGGATTCATTATGTCAATTTCCATATATTCAAGTGTTAGCTGATATTTTCTTTAGAAAAGATATTCCTATATTTAAAATGGAAAAGGAGTAAGTAATGAGTCTGGAAATATTAGAGAATATAATACCTCCAACAAAATTTAGAATACAAGATATGATAAGGGGGATAAGTTATGAATTTACTATTGGTGATATTGTAGAATGTAAGAATTATCCATATATACGTTGTAAATTACGTACTCATCCCTGTAATAAATGTACAATATCACTTTCATATCTCTCAAAAGAATCAGGAGTAGCATATTGTTCAAATTATCCTTTCGTAAAATCTAGTAGATAAAAAGGAATAACATGTCAACAGTTTATGTTTATAAGACCAAGAAAAAACAGATACTTGCAGTGCTAATAGGTACACCAGATGGAGAAGGTACTTCAAAAATTACAGTGCTAGATAGTAATATACCTCCTTCGAAAGCAGAATTAATTGATACATTTGAAGCTAATACTCAATGTGATTATATATCTGCTATGGTTCCTATCTTGCTTAAATATCTATCAGAAGATAAACGATTAATGAAGATAGTAAAGAGAATAGAGAAGGAGGGATTATGAACGAATGTACTATGATTCATGTAAAATTTCCTGACTGTTTAGATTTGCTAAAATATTTATATCAACAAACATTATTGGACTGTTTTTATGTTAAAATTCGCCCTCCATTTACCTCTTGTGATTCAGAAGATAATGGTGTTCGCAAGACATCAGATGGTCATACACTCTGTATAGAATTTGCATTTGCAAGTGATATTGAAAAAGATCGTCTAAAATTATGGAAAACTTTAAATGATTATGGTATAAGAATAGTATGGAAAAAACTTGATAAAGGATATGAAATTGATGGTACTGGAAAGATACTTAAATCATGGGATTTAGATGATGGAATGTGTTAAGGAGATAATATGACTGTTTATGAAATTTGGTATGAAACTAATGTTGGTCCTATTTTATCTACTTATGAAAAAGCAATAGCATATTTAGAGCAAGATGGAGAGAAGTATGATCCATATCCATCTTCTGGTTATCCTTGTATTAAACATATTATAGTAGATGATGAAGAAGTCTTTAGAGATAGATAGTGAGGGAATATGATCAAATTAGATTCACATTTAGATACCTTATATAAACTATATAAAGATTCCTCTCAACGATATGATTTAACAAATAGGAAGAACCTAGATATAGATATTGAGAGATTAAAACAAGGAGACATTAATGTCTGTTTCTTTGCTCTTTGGCAGCCTCAATTAATAGAAGACTCGCAAGAAGCTTTGATGAAAGTTGTTAAGAAATATGAATTTTTTCAGCAAGTGATCTTAGAAAATCCTGCTTTGGTCTTCTCAACCTCGCCCAAAGATATTAAAATAAATATGAATAACGATAAAATATCGGCATTTTTAGGATTAGAGAATGGGATTTCTATTGGAAAATCTTTAAATATTTTAAGATATTATAATATATTGGGAATAAGTTACATGACATTATGTCACAATTATAATAATCAATTGTGTAGCTCGTCTACTGACAGCCCGTATCACAATGGATTAAGTAACTTAGGAAAACAGACTATAAAAGAAATGAATAAGATAGGAATGATAATAGATATCTCTCATCTATCCGACAAATCAGTAGAAGATGTATTAGATATTTCTCAACTACCTGTCATTGCATCTCATTCTGGCTGCTATACAGTATATCCTAATTCACGGAACCTTAATGATAGATTGCTGGAAAAGATAGCACATAATGAGGGAGTTGTACAGGTTACATTATTGCCGAAGTGCGTTGGACAGAGAAATGATATCTCTAGCTTTGTCAATCATATAGATCATCTTCGTAGACTTATTGGCATTGATTATATTGGAATTGGATCTGACTTTGATGGTGGGGGTGGGATAGTTGGATGTAGAGACATTAGTCAAGTAGATAATATCACTAAAGAATTACAGAGACGTAAGTATAAAGAAGATGAGATAGAAAAGATATGGGGTTTAAACTTTTTAAGAGTTTATAGTCAAAACTACAAGAAAGGAGAATAATTATGAATATTCTTTTAAGAAACATTCCAGCAGGAGAACCATCAGCAACACGTCTCTTTAAGAGGATGCGAGAATTAGATGTAGATATACAAATTGTAGAGGACTATGAAGAACTTATGCAACCAGCTGATTTTCTTATTCGTTGGGGATCGACAAAGAAATTCCCTATGAACCGTGGAGGAGTAGTAATTAATACAGCAGAGTCTATCAGGAATGGAGATGTAGATAAGGTAATAGGGCGCGAGATATTACAACAAGCAGGTGTTTCTGTACCACGGACATTCTTTTCAAAAGAAGATATATTAGAAGCTAATAATGTACATTATCCATTAATTGGTAGGCAAAGACATCACGGTCAAGGAACTAACATAGAAGTAATTAAAGACAGAGCCGGTGTTAATAGGTCTATATCAGTATATTGGTCAGAATTTATCCCAAAAGATAGAGAATTTAGAACATATGTCTTTGGGAATAAAGTAATTGGTGTAGCTGAAAAGATTCCAAAAGATAAAAAAGATGTCGGGTGGAATAGTCATCTAGGAGCAACATTTATTGATGTGACTGAACCCTGGGATATTAATATGATAAACACAGGTCTAGCAGCCGCCAAGGAGATTGGTCATCATTTCTCTGGCGTAGATATTATGAAACTTAATGGTAAATATTACGTATTAGAAGTTAATACTGCTGTTGCTTTGTCTAATCCGCATAGAGTCGATATATTTGCAAGAGCATTTAAAGATGCAATTTATAATTTTGGGAGGTATGGAAAATTATGCAGATAAGTATTTCTAGAAGTGCAGGATCTAGCATGACAACTATTGAAAGAATACTAGATCATTTAGATGATGCTAAACTGATTCAGCAAGAAGATATGGATAGAGCAAAGGTAGATATTTTATTTAGATTTGGGGGGGTTCGTACACAAAGGAGTTCTTTTGAAATAAATACCCCAACAATGATTAAAGCTATAAATAATAAACCATTTACACGAAGATTGCTATATGAAGGCCTTATATCTATTCCAGTAACATACTTCAGTAAAGCAGAAATAGAACAAGCTGATCATATACATTTTCCTCTTATAGGAAGAGCCAAATATCATTTACAAGGAAAAGGAGTTATAATTAGTAACAATATAAGAGATATAAAACTAGATACAAAGTCAAGATATTGGTCAGAAATAATTGATAAGGATAGAGAATATCGAGTTTATGTATTCTTTGGAAAAGTTATCGGGATGGAGGAAAAAATACCTAAAGATAGAAATAATATCGTATGGAATTTCCATGCTGGAAATTCTGTATTTAAATCCATTAAATATATTAACTATCCTATTGATGTATGTGTATTAGCAATACAAGCAGCCAAATGTATAAATATAGATTTTTCTGCTGTTGATATTATTTCCAAGAAGAATAAGCATTATATTTTAGAATTGAATGCTTCTCCAAGTTGTAGTGCAAATAGATGTCATCGTATCGCACAAGTTCTAAATTGGGCAAAAGAGGAAATAGAAAGAGATGGTAGGAAGCCACAGCACTTTGTATTACCTAATATAATCAGAAGTTACAAGGAATTAATACATCCATGTCTGTATAAGTAGAGTCTAGTGAAAGAAGGACTATTGAGGATTGTATATGCCATTAGAAATATTAAATAACCCAGTTGCAGATAATTATCTAAAACCAGGATGGTATAAAGTCAATCATAAGGATTATGGATATATAAAAAGTGGTAGTATAGTACATATAATAGATACTGTAGAGTGTGATAATATGAACGATATCCATTGTCAAGGATGTAAAGGTCTTCTAAAAATAGAACATGATAATATAATTGAGGCACACTGTTTCAGTTGGAATGGTGGCAAAGATAGACATAATATTTTTAAACCTATATAAAGGAGGATAAAGAAATGGAGACAAATGTAAATAACGTTTTCTTCCATGAAAATATCACGAAAGAATCTATCAAAGATATGACAAGAAAAAATGTTGATATTATTCCTGCAATAAAAGAATTGATAGGACCTAATCCTATACCTGGTTTAGCGATTGTATCTATAGATGATGATGAAATTGTAGAAATTATTAATCATATTAACCAATCGCTAGAATATTATATTGCAGGAGAAGACGATATTAGACTTGGGAATACTACAATAACTATTTCAGCATTAATCGTAGATAAGATTTAAGTATTCATATACTTTAGGTAAAAGGATAAAATATAATGGTATTAGAAATATTAACAAATAATATGACAATAAAAAGAAATATTGTCGTAAATGGTATATTAGTATATTGTATGTCTTGTGAACAACCAATGGATAGAAGTGGTTGGAGACATTTATGTCTGAAATGTGCTACTGATAAAACTATTGATAGTATGCATATGTGGCATAAAGCAGTTGAAATATTTCCTGAATTAAAATACACATAGGAGATAGATATGGAGTTATTACTAGAATTTAAAAATTGTAATAGTTGTAAACTACCTACCATACATGAGACAGGATATCAACATACTATCATTAAACTACCAGGACTTCCGGCTTTATTTAAAAAGAATAAGCTTACTATGTTTGTTGCACGTTTAGGCATAGAAGCAATAACAGATACAAAACTAAATGTAGCAGATATTTTATATGCAGTAGAAAATAATAAGCTAGATGACCCGCCTTTACAATCTGATACAATTTATTGTTATTGCAAATTAAAAAAGAGTAAAGCAGATTTAGATATATTAACTAAGTTAAATAGTGCTACTGCAAATAGAAAATCTATAACTGTTCTTATAGATAATATGACGGGTTTTGAAGTAGATTATATTCCATTAGATATTCCAGTATATAAAGATATTATATTTAATTATATGGATAAAGAAATTGGCTTTTATAATATGAAAGCCAATATTTTATGGTTATGTGATATTGGTCATTATAAAGATAAATTTAAAGATAAATTATATAGTATTTTAACAACTATTTCTTATTATAAATTACGTGGAGAAATTCCAATATTACCTAATCTAACAATAGGGATAGATCCTGAATTCGAAATATTTGATGGAAAGACATTTATTCGTGCTGTTACTGTTATACAAGACG